TAATCGGCAAAAGCGCCAGTGTTCATATCCTGAATTCTGCCGTAGTTTTGAAGCACCTCAAAAGCCTCGATCATGCTTTTTATTTCAGGGTTCAGTTCCATCTCGATTTTTGAAACAGAGACATTGCCGATATTTTTCTTCTGTTCCCTGACTAATACGGAAAGGACCTCCACATTTTTACTGACCTATGTAGTGAGTCCTTTGTTCACATAAAGACGATAACCAACGAGCAGCCCCCTGTTCATTCCTGTAAAATGAGAGACGATTTCTTTCTCGCTTATCGGTACCATGCCAAAGCGGGATTTTTTAGGACGATAATACATGCCCTTTGCCAAATGAACCAGTTCCCCGGCTTTTGTCATCCTCTCTAGGGTCTTATAGTAGCTTTGCTCCGAAACCAGTCTACCTGATTTCTGGTAAAAACGTGCTGCTTCGATGATCACATTCTCAGGCTGCTGCAAAAGAATAGATCTCACTGTTCCAATGTTCTTAGTCATGTGACCACCACCTTTCCGACAGGCCGGGTTAAAAAGTCAAGTATATTTTATTTTTATTTGACTTTATCATAATGTTTGGTAATGTTATCTTCGTCCGAATAATTTTTCTTAAGGGCAAAAAGTATTGTGTCGCCCTATGATGGCTGATAGGGGTTTCCCGCCTTATCCTGTATATTCACTTTGAGTCTGAGGGAGTCGCCTCTCGTCAGCGTGATTGTCGTTCCTCTGATTTTGAGCATCTTGCATCCCCTCCTTCTAAATCAGAATATCTTTATTAATTAGTTTCTCAAAATTTGGCGGTTTTATATTCCGTCGAATCCTACCTAAAATTACAAATGCCTTGTTGCCAGACATATTTTCTCCTTAAGATACTTTACTCTTGCGTAGCTGCGGGATGACAATATTCAGAACATCCACGGCATAGTCAATCTATTCTTTCGTGGTTAAGTCTGAAAGAGTGAAGCGGAGAGTGCAGTCCGCTACGCCGCCACGACCTATAGCGGAAAGAACATGAGACGGTGCGGAGTTTGATGTATTACATGCACTTCCAGAGGAGCATTGAATTCCAAAAGTGTCAAGGGCAGCGACTGCGGTATCTGCATTGATCCCATCAAACCACAGGGAAACATTGTTCGGGTTTCTGCTGATAAAGGGGCCATTCAACCCGCAATCTTGAATTTCATCCAGTACACGATTGATCATACGGTCACGTAGAGCAGTCATTCTGTCGATCTGTTCTGTAAAATTGCATGAAATAATCTTTGTGGCGACTCCCATGCCGTAAATCCCAACCACATTCTCCGTCCCGGCTCTTAGCCCATTCTCCTGGCCGCCCCCATGCATGAAAGGTTCTTGGATAACTCCCCCTTTCGCATAAAGGAAACCTGTCCCCTTGGGAGCGTGAAACTTATGCCCGGATACAGACATATAATTAAGATGCATTGCCTTAACGTCAATCGGGATATGCCCATAAGCTTGAACTGCATCAGTATGGAACGGAACACTCCGCTCCTAGCATACTTTCCCGATTTCCTCTATCGGCTCAATCACCCCAATCTCATTATTTGCCGCCATTACAGATACAAGAAAAGTATTTTCATTAATAGCGTCATCTACTTGATCTGGAGTAATAATCCCTCGTTCGTCTGGTTCGAGATAAGTTACAGTATAACCATGTTCCTCAAGCCATTTGCAAGTATTCAAGATTGCTTTATGCTCAATCATGGTCGTCACGATATGCCCATTGGGGTTGCAGTCCGCCATAGCCTTCAGCACCCAGTTATCTGATTCCGTCCCACAGGAAGTAAAATAGATTTCTTCCGGGGAGCAGTTGATAAATTTTGCAATCTGTTGTCTAGCATAATCGATTTTGTCTCTTGCTCCACGCCCCAGTTCGTAAAGAGAAGAGGGGTTGCCGTATTCTTCCTAGAAACATGATTGAACAGCCTTGGCAACTTCTGGATACACGCGAGTTGTTGCAGCGTTATCTAAATATACGTTCATTTTTCTTAATGTCCTTTCTTCATATAATTTCGGTCGAATGTGGAAGCCCCGCTTTTTCAAGCCTTTGCTCCATATAGGCTGCATTCTACCGAACAGAGTAAATTCCAGCCTGTGCGACAAACATTTTGCCTACTTTCTTTTTAACTGCTTTGAACCCACGGTGCGCCATCTGTTTGATCATATTGTCGCAATTCTCTTCGACCCCAAATACACCACACTGCACCCTGTAGAGAACGGTGCCTGACTTCGTAGAAGCCCCGGATTCTTGTTTTTGCCGCTTGCCAGATAACTTATTCGCGTTTTTGTTAGAATTGATTTTAGAGGCATTTAACGGCTTTACAGGGACGGTGACCGTTTTGTTCACCATCTTATCGTATTGTGTGAGATTGTTTTCTTTGATGACTCTCAAGACTTTTTCTTCATATGACGGATCTGTCGCATACCCATGTGAACGGATAATATGAATTACCTATGCCGGGTCAGTCTTGCCAATAATTTCCCTGTACTTGTAGTTTTTGCCATCCGTGGCCCATGATAGGAACATCTAATAATCTCTGATGCAATTCTAGTAGTCTTTATAGACTCGGAATGTGTCGTTAATGTAGGTAAGTTTTCCGTTATATACTTCGGGGGTTCTCTTTGTGACAGTCTCTCCGTTCCACACGCTATGTTCTTTCCATGTATTGTTGATAAGGGCGGCTTTCATGCCAAGAAGGTTGTTATTCTTAACGAGAATAGTAGAATCCTTGCCAAGCCCAAACCCAGTTTCAAGACAGCATTGTCCAATTGCAATAGATGGAAGGATCTTAGTTTCTGGGTACAGGGCGACAGCTATTTTTGCCACTTTGCTAATGAAATCTTGCTTTGACGCGGGGATTCCTTTAGCTTCAGAAATTTTAGATGGGGCAGTAGAGTTACGATAAAGTTCTTTGCCGGATTCATCGTAAACTGCATATCCATATGGGCAGTTTACTTTTGCGTTTTCAAGGATGGTGTACGCACCAAGCTGAGATTTTGCATTGAGCCAAGAAGAACGAACCCTGTAATAATAAGTTTTGACGTTAGTGACTGCCGCATACGAAGCTACTTTTTTCTTGAAATCGAGCCACGCTTGATAATTATGGACATAGGGGGCTGGACAGATTTTTCTGTTGACATCGTAGTGACGAATAACATGGTCAATATCAATGTCAAGATCTTTCATTAAATATGCGGTGAGTTGAGCGGCCGCATCAACGGTGGCATCCTCGAAGTACCAATCTGTATCGGTTGCAACAAGATTAGAAGTATTTTTCTTTTTTACACACATCTAGATAGCAACAGAGTTTTTGTTAAGGGCAACCCTATAGTATTGCCCCCCGCCGTCTTTCGTCCAAGATGACTGATACCCTCCGCCACTGTGCCACGAATAATAATTTCTGTAGTCGTTACCTTGCCAGATGTCGCCCTTAAATCCAACCCAGAAATCAGCAGATGCTTGGATATCGTTGCTCTTATAGTAATCAGTGTTAGCCTTTGCGTCACCAAGTGCCCCGACATAATGGATCACAATCCATTGAATGTCTTTATTCTATCGTTTAAGCGCCGTATGATTTCTGTTCATTAAATTTTTGTTAATCTTAATCATATCTAATCCTCACACATCATTCTCTCCAGTGTTATCAACTAATTTCCATTCCTGCATCTACACTAAAACTTTCGAGTGCACAAAACTATTGCCACCGCCAGCCTATTCATAAGACTTTATCAGACCCTAAAGAGCTTCTTTCTCCATACTATTAATTTCGCCTTTAGCATGATAATAGCGGTAAGCTTGCCCAATGCGGTCTTTCATCTACGCTCTTGTCTTAGTTCGTTCAGCTTCCCGCATTTCGTCTACCGAATTTTGTAAGCAACCAACAGCCTCATTGATATGATTTATCTGTTCTGACGTTTTATTATGATTTATTTCCTCTTGTTCTTTGACTTCAGACTAACTCTTTTCAATCTTTTCAAACTATAAATTTAATTTTTTAATCTATGCGTCTTGTTGCTATTCATGAATTTGCTGACCAGTTTTAATTCCGAATCTCTGCATAAGATAGTCTATAACTTTTATCAGAAAAATCAAAACAACAAGCAAGAGAATCATGTATAGGATTCCCTCCCTGTGGTTCATGTTTAGAAACGTCTAAAAATCTCCCACTTTAATCACCTCCATTTCTATGCAATGTCAAAATCATAAGCAATCCGACATCGTATAGAATGAAGCTTTTCTATGTCGTGGATGCCTTCAAAATATAAAAATACGGTGCTTAGATTTTGCCCCAAGCACCGCTGATAATTACTTATTTTAGTTATTTGTGAGATTCTTCTGAATCTGAGTGTTGTATGCTTTCGTTTCTTCCGTGTTGGTACTTACAGTAGTCGTACTGATAGTCTGAGTGGAGTTAGCGGAATCAACCATTGCTTCGGAGAGCATATAGATTGCGATGTCCCCGAATGCTCCGATAAGCGCAACGATTTGTGTGATTTCCTGCTCCGGCAGTGTAAAGAAAACGCAGAGAGAAGTTACAAGCGCGGCAAGCATTCCCCAGAATTTACGGCTCCCCAGCTTCCTAATCCAATCCTATTTCTTCATCTTTCTTTATCTCCTTTTTCTTCCATATCTTGTCTGCAACCTATATGAGAGTGGTGAATCCACCCTGGAATCCGAACCATCCATAGAAAGAGGTGATTAGAGTGTCCGGGACCCCGCCCATCATAAAGTAGCAAACAATCATTGTGATAGTGAAAATAGTGACGGATGCGACCATCCAAATCACCATTAGTTTAAGAAATCTTACAGCATTTAATCTCTTAAACAACTTAGGTTTTCGCTTTTTCGTACCCATAATTATTATTCCTAACATTAAAATCTCTTGTGATAGCTATTTGCTACGTCCGTATTGTTAACTTTCGCATAGATCATAGCAGGGTCGGTCAGGGCGGAAGACGGAGTCGCATCCTGCTTTGCCTGTACCATCTGAAAGCCCTGCTCCAGATGGTTATAGACATCGTCAATGTCCGATGCGTTAACCGCTACTCTGCGTTTTATCTCGCTGTCATCGTATACCGTATCCGTAAACTTCGCATCTGCCGGAACGTCACTCTTGATCGTGTGACCACCAAGAGCATCTGTGTTAGCCTTGACGGATGCCTTGGTCGCTAGATCTGCTGTAGCATAATCCTTTAATGTTTTTGCCGTTGCTTGGCTCAATGTCCCCCCGTTGCTCTCACCAACGAGCACGAGGGATTCATCTGTAAGTTCCGTGGTTTCATTAAGCTAGGTAATTTTCTTACCCTTAAATTCTGTCATTATTAACCTCCTTATTATTGAAGCCGCCCTACGTTTGGTAGGGAGACCTGGTTATTATTCCTAGCCATCTTGGAAGAGTGACAGTAGTTCAAAATCATAATGTGTAAGTTCGACATTTTCTGGTAGATTTGAAACCGCCTTGTCTAGGTCAATAGGACGGAAGTCTAACTCAACCATTTCATCCGCAAGTTTTTCAAGTTCTTTATTTACTGTGTTGACTTCTGATTGATACTGGTCATTGAATTCATCTCTAACACGACGGTAAGTCTTGCCGTCCTTCTCATATTCCTACGATCTTTCCGGGTCTTGAAAATATTTCTGCCAGAGTTCCACACCTTTGCGGTCACGATACGTCTCAAAGTCCTCGACCGCTTTGTGAATCTTTTTGAAGTTACGGTACAAAGCGTATCCAGTAAAAGTTCCGAAATAGTCGAACTTGGTCTGTTTGTCGCCCGCCTATTCCTTCAGCGTTGAAATATAATTGTCTATGCTCGCCAGAGCACCAATACTTACTTCTCGTTTCATATAAATCTCCTTTATTATTATGCCGTCCTGTGCCAACAATAAGCTACAATATATGGTGGCATATTGTTATGTGCCGAGCCTGACCCACTTGCCCCAGTATTAGAGGCATTCGTTGTTACAGTGTGTGTATGTGCTCCGTCTGAATTTACTGTAATGGTGTGAGAGTGTTCTCCCGCACTATTAGTACCAAATGTTTGAGCATGAGCATTATTGTATGGGGTCGCACCCCAGTACTTTGCACCAGCCGCATCCTCCGACCCGGAGGCCGACTCCACGAATGTCTGTAATGCGTCCGGCACGACTCCGCTCAATGTGCCGTCACCGTTCAGTGCACCGCTGACCTGCACGAAGTAGACCCTGGTCTTGACGATCTGGTCGCCGATGACTGCCTTGACCTGACACTTGAGCAGACCGCTGACTTCAAGGTCGCCTTTGGTCGGATACCAGTAGAAGTTGTTTCCGTCCACCTCTGTCTGCTCTGCGATGTAGGCCTCCCTGTCGCATGGACGCTTGACCTCGAGAACGGTCGTGCCGGTTCCATACTTGGTCAGGTCGGAAATGTCGATGATGACCCGGGTAGGGAGATTTTCGTCCTCATAGCCGATAGTGGCCTGAAGACCTGTGAGGGTAATGTCTTTGTAGTACATGGGTGCCTCCTAGTGATTGATGGATTCGAGGTTATAGAGGTATAACAGCACTAGCAAAAATGTAGTATCTGGACGAAATCACTTGCCATCTCCAACTTGTATTAATTACCGTAACCCACATTAAACTAGTATTTCCAGAAGCACTATCTTTTCCGGGATACGCAAGCAACGCTGGCAGCCCTATTGCGTTGCCTGTATCGTTTGTACTTTGGGTTGCAATTCCAGAAAATCTTACGTTACCAAGAGATGAGCAATACTCTTTGGGGATATGCCACTGTCTAACGTCTTCAACCTTGGTTCCAGCTATGTTGATATACAATATATTACCAATTTCAACTACTTTCATCCCACTGGGTGCCCCTAATTGAGACGTAATATCTTTTACTGTTAAACCGTTGTTTAGCGTATTGATTGCACTCGTATTCGTTGCAATATTATTCGTGTTCGTGTCGATTTTCTCATTCGCCGCATCGATCTGGTTTTTCAGACTCTGGTTTAACGCATTGATAGCCGTCTGCGCCTGTGCCTCTGCGTAAGTGCTGATATTGTCAGCGGTCAGCGTGACGGCGGAAAAGTCTGCGGAAGCCTTGTACAACTTGCCGTCGTACACGAAAAAGTCTCCGGCAGAGTACGTGCATGGCGCACTGCTGTCTTCCGTTTTGATGACAGCATCAAGCTGAGACTGGATCGCCGTATCATCATAGGCTGTGTTTGGCTTGTTTTCCAGTGCAGTGACTCTCTCGGACAGGGCAGTATCATCATAGACAGTGTCTTTGTCCTCACGGTTTTCCAGTGCGGTCACTCTGGCAGATAAGGCGGTGTCATCGTAGACAGTGTCCTTGTCTGGTTTCTGCTCCAGAGCCTCGACACGCTCCCTCAGTTCCGTGTCATCATACGGCTCGACCTTAACACCCAGTGTCGCATCTGCCTTGATGACATTATCAACCAGTTTCACGACATCACCTCCTCTGAAATCAGGTCGCTCACTCTCAGTAACTGTATCGGCGTTCCGGTGATATTGCCGTCTGTAAACTTTACCCTCAACTGCCACTGCATCATCTTGGCAGGATCGAGGGCAAGCGTCTCAGCTTCCGAAAAATACTTTGTTATCGTTCCGGCTGACGCATCCAGGATAACATCAGCAAGATGGTATATCTTGATCGTCTCGCCCTGCCGGATGGTCAGTTCTATCTCCGATGTCAGAGACAGGCTTACATCTTCGACATGGATGATTAGACTGGGCGTTGTGCCTTGCAGGATTTTTGAGTACATTTCTATTCCTCTTCTTTCTATCTATACGATAAACGAAGGTTTAACGATGAAATTTCTGGGGAAGGTAAACAGTACCACTACTATTACGATAGATAGTAGCAAATACAATATTTTGATAATTGTCATTAAAGCAGCATGGGGAGATTCAAATCCCATGACTTTGGTAGTTCCTACCCTAAATTTAGTTGACGTTGAAGTAGCATATGCTGTATCTGCAAGTTTATGGCATGGACCCGATGGTTCTGTTCATGTACAAAAGGCATTTATCAGCATTAGTCGTACTCTTATAAGATTTTCAGGTAATGTCATAGTCGATACTACGACAATGAAAAACGGTACTGCCAATGTATATGCCATGTGATCACTAGCGTACGAATATTAGCCGATCACATATATCGGGCATACCCAGTTAAGAGAACTGGTGATCTTACAACTGTTGGTGCCTGCCGAAAAGGAGATGCCTTGCAAACTACCTGCTAGTACAATGGCGTGGCTATTTGTTAAGGCTACAACCGCTGAATGGTCCCTTGTAGTTGTAATGATTGCAACGGCAAAACTATTGTATCTATATCCAATGGTGACAGAACTCTTTGCAGGCAGCTGAAAAAACCGCATATACTGTCCGCCGGAATATGCGTCCACCTTAGTATTTGTATCTGTTAAACCTTTTTTTAACGTATTAATCGCTGTCTGGCTATCTGAGATTGCAGAAGCATTTGTTTCAATTGCAGAAGCATTTGTTTCAATCTTTTCATTCGCCGCATCGATCTGGTTTTTCAGACTCTGGTTTAACGCATTGATAGCCGTCTGCGCCTGTGCCTCCGCGGTATCAACATATCTTTTTGTAGTGACATCCATATCATTGGTTGGGGGCTTTCCTACAGTCAATTTTCCCGCAAGCCATTCATTACCGTTCCAGTCAAGAGTTCTTGCGTTAGAATAAGCAATCGTTTTCGAGCCAGTAGGATCTTCTGGGTCAGCCCCAGATAGATTCTCCGCCTATATTTTGCCGATAGTAGGAGTTTCTACCGTTGAAGTATTATTGTCCTCAAGCCCTGAACTATAAGATCTATCACTTTCTTCAGCAACCAACATTAATGTCCATTCGTTCGTTTCTGAATTTACATCCCAAAACTCATCATTATGGACAATATGAGAAGAAGTTCCATTATCATAGATATATGTTTCTCTTTCAACTAATATTTTCCCCTATTGAACTGGTGGTTGCTAAGAAACCCAGTTGGGATTATCCTATTCGTAATCAGCTGGAAGAGCATAAACATGCGCAGCAACAGAATAATCTGTTAATAAATACTATTGATAGTGAGATTTAACTTTGATGGGATCCATTAACCCAGAATCATATATAGGAGAAGAGCCACTCCCTTCTACGTCTTCAGTTGACGTGAGCACAGCCCAGGATCCGTTTGATTCCTGAAAATATTTTCTTGTGTCTGGGTAATAAACAGAACTTCCATTCTGTAAAATACATTCAACACGTTCTATTGCGCATTTTCCAGATTGAGCATCTGGGAGATTTTCTACCCAATCGCCTTTGCTTCGCGCTATGTCATCCGTATAATTCTTAGGGAAATCTTGAATCACAGTGTCATCAGAATTCACGATTAAATATTGATAATCATGGGTGGTCACCTGTAAATTAGATATCTCGCGAACATTTGGGTGGATAGGGCTTCCGTTGCCGACCAATTCAACAAACACGTGGTCATCATTTTCGATATTTGCACAACCAAAAGCATGCTGGAATTTAGATGATGCCCGCACATTATATCCAGAAGCATTAGAAGCTTCCCCATTCGCCTATGTGTGATACCCCTAGGCGTGAGAGTAGTTGCCGTTTGCTGAAGCATCACGACCCTAGCTGTGAGCGTAGTCCCCGTCCGCCCCCGCTAACTTACGGAGAACATATTGTTTATCTTTTATAGAATCAGATGAAATAGATTGGTCTAAGGTGATTTTATTGTTGCTATGATCGACCGAAATAATTCTCGCAATTGCTGACTATCCGTTGATGGTGCGTAATTCCATCCCTACCAACGGGGCAGTCGATAAACCCTTTGTAATAAAATCATTATTATTTACCGTATATGTATATTCTTGGGATTGAGCATCTCCAGTTAGTTTAACAAATACAACATCTGTTCCACCCTCTGAATGAGAGTACATTCCATTTGCATATACCATTAACCCCTAGGCATGCGAAAACATATTATTAGCCTGTGCAAAAGCCCCCTATGCGTGGGAGTAAGCTCCGCTTATCCTGACTCTATAGCCCTATGCATGAGAGTAGCTGCCTTTAATATAGTTCTCTTCACCTTCAGAAAATGAATTTCTTCCAATAACTTTATTATTTTCCCCAGAATTAAAAGAAGCTCTTCCTACAGTCACGCTAGATGAAGCAATTTGTAATTTAGTTGCATGATCTACTAGTTCTCTCCCAGAACAAGATAGAGTTTTTTCATTGTAGTCAATAGTAACTACATACATATAACATCCTTGGCTATTATTTGATAAATATACTACATCATATAAGCAGATATCTTGGAAATTAAGAGAGGGGGAAAATTGTATGCTTGAATCAACACTGTAATCAACTCTATATACTTGGGGTCCCACATTTAATGAAGGAGCATAAGCTATTTTTTGTTTTATTCCTATTATCCCAGCTTCAGGAATCGCCCCCCCTATGTCTCCTTTTTCCCCAGTAGCGAAATTTGTAGAATAATCACCAAATGCAAAGGTATTACGCCCTTCAGAATGGCTTCTATCTCCAAAAGCATATGCTTCGCCCAAAGAGAAGGAGGATTTTCCAAAAGCATTAGCGGACGTTCCTAGTTCGACAGAAGAACCAAATTTTGCAATCTTTTTCCCACCTTGTATTACAGTCATATCTGTGCTCGTAATATGTACAGCGTTGTCTTTGTTATTTGCGTCATGTACACTTATCCCCCCGCCATCGATATCCGTGATATACTCCGTTGCGGTTTTTGCGGCATCGCTAGCCTTCGCATCTAATGATGTCAAGTCTTCGCTTAATTCACTGACATCTCCAATTGTGATAGCGTTCGCCTGAATCTTGCCATTTTTAATCGCAAGTGTCTTTCCGTCTGTGGTCTTAATTTCTATATTATCAGATATCGCACTGATGGCATTCGGAGTAAGGGTGATCTCAGACTTAGAGTTCACGTTGCTGACCATTGCATCGATTTTATCTGCTTCTATTTGGAATTTAGCCATCTGAGTGTCTGTATAATCATAATAATCTTCAGGGGCAGGGCTATAATCTGTAGCCACGTTCCCCCGCTCAAGCTTTATATGACCATCAAGTGTAGACTTTTCCCAAGACAGAGCACAATACGATGCCTTCGACGGCGCTGTGAATGTCTATTTATAGCCAACTGCAGCGTTATAATGCCCAGTTGGTCTACTGAACACAGAGTCAGAAGAGTCGCACCATGCAAACGAGAGAGTACCAGCTGCGTTGGTGCTTACGGTGAACTCATCACCTTCTACACATGCAATCTTCGCACTGAGCCTGAACCCTGGGTCTGAATAGCCATCGTAAGTGTAACCTTCTACAAGGCGATGTCCATCGATAGACGTTGAGATAGCCGCAAGATTTCGCCCGCCGACTTTCATACTATCGATTTTACTGTTTGTACTTGCGACAGAAGCAGTGATATCCTTATCGGTCTGCTGAAGATTGGAAATATCTGTCTGCATCTGAGAGACCGTCGAACCATCCGCCTTCTTATTAATCTCGGTCTTCTGACTCGATACCGTAGTCTGCAGGCCTGAGATATCCGCCTTTGCCTGTGTCAGATCCGAATCCATCTTCGTGATTCTCTAACCGTCTTCCCCAACTACAGTGTTGAATTTATCAGTTGTTACCCTAGCTTCTATTGCTTGTGTATTTTGATCAACTAAGAATTTCAGATTGTTAAATTCCACATCACACATTTTTGCAGAATAGCTTGTCGTTTTATCACTGTAATGATAAACGTACCGATACCATTGGTTTTCCCCGTTAAGCTCGTCAGTTGTTGGGGGAGTATCCCTGAATTCAGAATCAGCCGGGGCATCAGTGCTAGACGTACTAACCGCATATTGTACAGTAATCTGATCTATTGACTTACCAGGCTGTCCATCCTGCCCAAACACACCAATAACAGTAGGGGTTGATTCGCTATGTGATCCATCAGAATAAGTGGTCATTGTGTAGTGCCACAAATATTTTTTATCTTCTGAAACTTTTTGTTTTTCTGGATCTGTGTCCCAACCATCTGTAGAGGTGGTAATTCCACTAGTTTTTGGAGAAGCGAGATAGTAGTCTTGTATCGTTTTTATTCCACGCCCATCATTTCCGTTCTTCCCTTGGCGCGCCACAGAATAGGCATCTTTGCCGTCTGAATAATGTGTCCAAGTCCAGAGGTATTGACCTTCGGGAACGGCTACAGGAGTGGCAGACCATGTCCCAGTAGGATGATCCGTAGCAGAAACTCCCGCTTGATATTTAATAGCCGATACTGTTACGCTTGTTCCATTTTCCCCGCGCACACCAACAATTTGAGGATCTGTTTTTGTGATAGTCCCATCAGTATAAGCAATTTCCTGATACGCCCACAAATAAGGGTTCTCTTTGGTCGGGATAACCTGTGATGCTGTCTCAAGCAAAACATCCGTCCAATAAGTCGGCGGGTTTTTATCATCATTAGAAATCTGATAGTAGTATCTTATATTCTATACTCCAACTCCTGATTTGCCGTCATATATCTCTTTTATTGTATATTCCCCAACTCCAATGATTGTTTTATTTGCCATGTTTTCTCCTTTCCGAATCTTTAATCATGAAAGACTAAAGATTCGGAATCTTAGTCTTTCAATTACTCAACTTCGCATCTAAATGTTGCCTTTGTATCTACATCATCAGCTGAGACCGCTAGGGTCTTTCCTGTTTTATAATCTACGTTTGTCCCGCCATATCCCTTAACAAGATTTCCATCCTTGTCATACTTGTACCACTTATAAACGTGCTGCGGGCTTTGAGTATTCGTATCTATTTCTTTCCCCGCCTGGAACAGTCTAGCTGTAAGGGTAGTCGAGCCGTTACCATTCTTAAATGTGTCCCCCCCAGTAGAAACAATCGTAAGCTGAATGGGATCAGATAAATCAGTAAAAGTTACAGTATCGAAATAACTCTTTCCTTCTCCGTCAGTAATAACACACTTATACACAGCCACATTCGGTACGTCAGACGGCTTGACAGTAAGCTGATGAGTGGTTGCCCCACTAACAGCTGTCCATCCTGTACTTGCAGAAGTATCCTTCTTATACCACTGATATTTCACGTCCGTAGTATCAATGGTAGAACCACGGTAAAGGTCACAAGTCGCTGTAAGGGAAGCAATCGTCCCATTCTTAAACACATTTCCCTCCGGGCAAAGAGCAAGAGCGTCTGCGATGCCAGAACCAGATTCTACCAGAGTAAATGTAATATCCATCTTATGTTTCAGTTTAAGACCCGTAGTGGAATCTAAATAATCCACTACACAGATAAACTTTACAGAATTCACATCTGCAAGGATATTTTTGTTAATCGTAAGGATATGAGACTTCGCTCCACTAAGAGAATATTCTCCACCAGTGGCAATAGGGGTCTTCTCTGCATCTTTATACCAAGTTACCTTTGTTACAGCAGAACTTGTGATAACATTTGCAGTTGTAGAAGTAACATATAATTCCGGGGTAAGGATCAGCGCCCCGCCTTCATCACTCCAATCTGGGGTGTACGATTCATTATCAGGAGAGTAAATCTGTGTATGAGGCAGATTTGCCCCGATATATCCACTAAGGGAAATCGCATCATTAAAATCAGTAATCGTATAATCGCCAGTACAAATAATATTTGCCATTTATTTTTTCCTCCGTTATGATCCTGTTTCGGTTGTCCCATCAGGCAATTCAACCGTACAGAAAAATACACTCCGCCCCCAAACATCATCCGGGGTTAGAGTGATTGTTTTTTTCCCACTAGAGTGGTTAGTATTCCATTTCTCGTCATCTTCAGCATCCTTGGATTTTCGTTTCCAATGAAATGCTGCGGCGTTGATATCATCCGTTACTTCATCGTCCCATGAAAAAACACGGCAAGATAGAGTACAATTGATTTCACCGTTCTTAAATATATTTCCATTATCAGATTCAATTCGAACCTAATACTTTTTTGTGTTGTTTATTTCCGCAAGGTTATCATTGACCCCTTGCTTAAATGAGTTGTATTCAGTGCCAAATTTACCCCCACTGCCATCATAAATCTGGGAGATATCGACTCCGCCGTATTCATTTGCTTGAACGATAGGAACGCTCAACTTTTCAGGAGTAATCAGTTTATCGGAAATCGCATTTAGCTGAATTCCTTTAGGAGTGTCAGGCATACTTCTTGATGTGAACATGGCTGTTCCATCATCGTCTTTAATGATTAATGACGGTTCATCATTCTAGTCAAAACCAAGTTGGACACCATACTTTTCGCCTTGATCGTTTTCCTTGAAGATTTGCAGTGCTTTGCTATTCATAACAAGATTACTATCTTTAGAAACAATCTTCATCTTGTCAGAAAGCTCGATGTCCCCACCTTTAAGGTCTCCTACCGTGATGTTCTGAGAAACCAAATTGCGGATATAAGCATCATTAATAGTAGCTTTCGCCGCACTCGCTGCTTCAGCATCTATATGTTGTGTGAATATATTGTCTGCAAACAGTTTCTATGCCTGTACAGTATCGAGACTAGCCAGTTTTGCCACAATTGTATCAGCGGAGATATCCTTTGCCTGTACATGGTCGGAAATCACAGAATAGAAGTTTCCATAATCAGCATTTAAGTCTTTGATATTAGCATTGATTGCATTTAATACATTTGCCGACAAGTCTTTGATCGAAGCCTGATCCGCATGCAACGTCTTAGTATTAATATAGTTAAGATCAATATAGCCGTCCGCTAGTGTTTGGAACTTATCAGTCAATCCCTTTATTCTGTCGGCAGAAAGTTCAAGGTTGTTTAGTGCGTCAGTTACCATCCCTGCCGCACCGCCATAATTACCCGCAGATATAGCATTTTGGTATGACCCATATTTCCCAGTGCCAAGAAGTTTTAGCAGAAGTGCTTCGTTTACATTTACAGAGGGGTCAGCCTGTCCAGAAACAGAGCCATATTGAATAGAATTTTTCGCAGCCCCGCCAGATGAACCAAGCAATGCCACAAAATCATTGCGTTTAGACCTATATTGAATCATTGTGCTGAATGTCAACCCTATTGTAGTATCAGTTAAGAAAGGGTTCAACGAAACCCCGATAAGTCTAAGCTAAGTTTGGTTGTCATAATCCGGCAAGCCTGTCTGGAAATCATCGTCCTCACGGAATCCAACTCTTAAATAATTACCAAGTTGCAGTTCATCTACCCAATCCCGGAATCCACTGAGTAGGATCAAATTATCCTGTGTTGTCTGAAATTTCCATTGCGGATGTGCAGTTGCATATAAATCCTAATAAGCGAAAGAGAGCAGTTCATTCTATTTATTAACAATATCTTCAGGGGAACTAAGCTTAGTCGTAATCATATCCGCTTGTTGGTAATCGGTATGAATCCTGTAGCGGTCAAGCAGAGTCAGCTATTCGGGCGTAAAATTCCACTTTGAGTTAGAGATATTGGCTTGTTCCGCAATTTCCCCCATCTCTTTGGAGATATTGCTAACCTAAGTTTCTGCGTCGTCATATTCTTTCTAGCGTTTTGCTAATACTGTTTTACACGTAGCGAGAGCTTTTGTTACAATGACATATCTTTGATGCCTTTCAGTGTAGTAAGCATCGGGGGTTTGGAACATAAGACTTCCATCATCATTTTTCATCTGCTTACCATCACGGTCAAGCACTGGCTGTTTTTCCGTGCGGTAGTAGGTTAAAGTCTGTAATTCGTTAGTCCACGTCTGTTGAAGGTTTTTAAGTTCATCAACACCGTAATTATCGCCATATTTCTCAAGATTATAAATATAATCTTCGTCAAAGTGGGTCGGCTCAATCGACTCCTATACGGAAGCTTTATCTACTCTGTATCGCCTATATAATTCACGGTCTATTTGCCCAAGACGTTTGGAATCGTCCCCCTATTTATAATTTACAGTGATATCAGCAAGGTCTTCTCCGTTAGCAATAATTTTCTTGTAATCTAAATCTGTACAAAACGCGTCAAGGGGATTGGACAAAATAATATCTCTAAGCAATATATAGTCTTTGCCATCAGGGGATTTGAGGCATGCTTCCTAATCGAATACAGGCTTGCCATCTGCGTCAAACTCATCGGTTTTGACATAATAACTCTTTAACCCCTAAAACATAGCAAGTTGATTCATTCGTTCGTTTGCCAATTCCTCATTCGTAAATGTGGAATACTGCTTTGGATCAGCTGCATCATTCGGAACTCGACTATAGATCTATTGTGCTTTCGCAACAGCCTTGCGGTACTTGACTGCTTTCTGCATATATTCTTTTCGCAGCGTTTCTCGCCCAGAAACCCATGTATTATATTTATTGATAGTAGACTATTCAAAGTGTTCCGTATTCATAAACCATGAAAGATCTTCAATCTATGAATCTCCACAGTTTGCCTAGCGCGGATTGACTTCACTGCCATCACTTACATTCGCCCCAATTGTATAAACAGTATAGAGCGGTTCATCACTCGTACGGCTTACGCTGTTCTGAATATTATGGAAACTTAAGAAGATATTCGTATCAACCCCAATACTTTCAACTCGATAAGCGTTTACGTTACGTGTCTAAGTATCAAATGTGAAGATACATCGATTTTCCTGTTCTACATCTTGAGTTAAAAAACTATAGATATCTTTATTGTTAGCATCAAATTTGCCGACCTAATTCATCAAGAGTCCGTTTGTCTCTATCCCTCCTGCCTGTAACGCACTTTCCTCTTTTGTAAGGCGGTTCATATCGATTTCCCCAACGTGCCAGTCATGCGCTTCCAGTACAAGGGAGAGAAGGGATAACTCTTTCTGCCGTTTTAATTCTCTTTTTAAGACCTCTTTAACAGTGTAGTCTGGTTGGTCTTTTTCATCTGGGTCATTATGAGACAAATCAATCTTCACAGAATTATCCACTACAAGATAATCCATCATACGGGGATAAGCATTGCACAAATTGTGGAAATCATAATCCGACTTTCCAACACCAATCTGCTTCTCTAGCATAGTTGTGTCGTATCCGTCTGCCTTATATGATTTGACGGCACTTCGAATGACATCATCGTACTTTTTCGAATCGAATTCAATTCTCCACATATTCAGCAATGCAGATTGCCTCTTATGAATATCTTCGTACTTATTTTCCTATTCGGTACCAGGACTCGCTTGATTAGATAACTTGATTAAATCATCAAATGTGCCGTCATCTGGTAATTCCTGTATTAATTCCTATAATCCAGACGTGTCACGCCAGAACCTTACATTATCCCTGGGAAGCCTATAATCTTTATCGCCATCAACATAATAAATATTATCCGTTGCCAGCATCTCTCGTGAGTCTACAGTACCCATATTGACACGAAAATCAGTAAGGTCATACTGCTGTAGCTCAATCTCAAGAGATTCTGCCCGGATATTTATTTTCTATACGTCCCCATCATTACTCACTTCCGGCTATTCATTGATTTTGAACCAACCGTAGCCAGTAAGAAAAAGTTCTGAGTGACGTTCGATTTTGTCATAAAAACTGCTTATTTCGCCATTAACAATTCGGTCAACTGTAAAGCTCAGTACATGACAGTTATTGAGGTTAAGCTGTAAATCTACGGAATCCTATTCGACACCATTCAACCGCCCAATAACTCTCTGTCCAGGTCTCGCCAAATAGATCTCAGTTGGCTATGCATCATCTAGTTTATTATAGGTCAGTTTCATAAAATCCGGCTTTACTTCATAACTTACCATGATTAATATGCACCAACCTTTCTAGGCTCACGGTAAATCATTGTTACGTCCGCCGTACCAGTCACTGTTATTTTATTTTCCCCATTAAATAACCTGGGCCAGTAGATATAAGAATATGATTTAAGCCCTAAATCATTGAATCGAAGGAGTTTTTCAACACCCTCATTTTCGGTATAAATCTTTGCCTTATTGCAATCGATAACATTCATAACCCCGGCATTCAGCTTAACCTTTAACTCCCGTCCATTATCTGTTTCATTCTTAATCCCCACCTCAATCTTTCCAGTATCAGTAGAACCTTCTGGATGGCTCGCCACAATCTTTATGACAGGATAGATAACGGCTTCACGATCAGAATTTACCACATTGATAGTGGATGTCTCGCCCCCATTAAGGGTCTTGGTGATCTAATGAGACCACGCATAAGGAGCATTTGTTGTGAAATTCGCAGTAAGCCCTATTATGCGATTCCCAGAATATTCGGGCTTTACGTCACTAAATAACCCAAAATAGTCATATTTCATCAACTGCCCGACCTATGTGTCATTATAATCATAGATGTGCAGAAGAGTAGGATAATGAGGGGATGTCAGCCACGCTGCGAGGTTATTGACCTAATCCTAGGTAAAATACATGCTTTCAGATTCATTCTATTCGATATTCGTCTCAGCCATTATTTTCTCCCCAGGATTCCCGTCAGTATCTATATAAGAAATGTATTCTACTTTTATAACCGTTATTTTTTGTAATATTAAATACGATTCTCCGCCATTTTCATGAATCTGTTTTTGTGCAACATAATATACCTTCCCTTCTACTGGTTCTGGTTTTTTATCAGACCAAACAAGGTTATTACCAGTATCGCTTGAGTATAGGAGTTTCCTCTATCTAGTTTTTACTGGAGAATTTGGGTCATAGTTGTTCCCTGGAATATCTGGGATTTTCATTGCACATGGGTCCTTCATTATTCCAATATCAAAAACTAGAACATCAGCCCATTGTGTCCCCATGTGATTCGGGGAAGGTCTATGGCGGTTCATATTCCCCTTGAGCACATTTCTTTGGAGATTAAGAGGCATGTCTGTTTGTGTGAAATTGATTAACTCATACTTCGTTGAATCCTCTCCATTATATCTGAAATATTTCAATGTTCTTTCTCCTTCCCCATAGAATATAAATAGAGCGGGAAGCTATGAAACCCCCCGCCCTTAGTTACTTTCTCTAAGGGGTGACCGATTTGATCCCCCCCTTAAGATATTAACGAAAACCAGTCTTTCTAGCTTCTCGTTTTAACTACTTTGTCGTGTACTCATAGCTTTTCTTAAGTATCTACTAGAGTCCCGGCAAAGCGTCCTTATCAACATTGCCATTAACAGTGAGCAAGCTGCCATAAGTAACGTTGATATTATTGTCAATGTGTTGCAGATTATGTGGTTTCATTTCATTGTTTGTCTTGGAAATAAACTTGTCAGGTGAGATCGCTCCCCATTTCCAGAGATTATCGGTCAGGTTTGCTGGAACAACCGCATCGTTTGCTTGAAGTCTGGTAAGAATTGCATTATCAGACTTACGGATAATCATTTCAGATCCCGCACCTTGTTCATCAATCCAACCGACTTGATTACCACGATAATTTTTTGTCCCACGTTTTAACCCAAGGGATTTCATTCTGTCAGCAATTTTCTCCGCTTCCTACCAAGTAATCTTACTAGGATTTGCTACTTCGCGTTGCCCAAGCCGTCCTAACCACGCATAAAGCCCATTACCCCCTGTTTTTCCATATTTAGTAATTAGTAATTTTTTTAGGCTGCCTGCTTCTCTTCTCTACTTCTTAGTGAGTTTTTTACCTTCAGCATGTGGTCTCCCAAGATGATCGATAGCGTATTTCATAGCTTCTTGCTGTAATTTAATCCTCGTCCAACGTAGTTTTTTATTTCCAAGCATTGAATTAATCCTGTTAAGATAATCCAACAATACATCTTGAGTGGTGAGCGGAGCTGGTTTTGGAGCTGGCTTTGGTGCTGGTTTTGGAGCTGGCTTTGGTGCGGGAGCAGGAGCTGGTTTAGATACATTTGCTCTAGCTGCTGCGGCTGCGGCTTGCTGCGCCACTTTCTGTTCTGTTGCCTTTTTGTTTGCTTCACCCGTAGCCTATGCGATAGAAGTATTTTTACCGCTTGAAACATCTTTGACAGTCTGTTGATTCCCTAGGGTTAATGTATTGACATCATTTGTCTTAACTCCAGTAGCCTATGTTGAAGGTTTCGCTTGTGACGTGTTCAATTCTTTCAGCTTGTTAAGAGACTCTTGTGCTTGATCACCAATCTTCTTAATACTTTCCGTGAGTGAATCAAATGCTTTAATCGCATCTTGTGTATTCGTATCGATGTTGATCTTGACACTTGACGTAGTCTTCTGTGGGAACGTAACGAGGTCTTCCCTATCTGAGAATACTTTCACAAGTTCATGGAAATGTTCTGTAAGGGTTCTGATGGTCAACGCTTCCCCATTATCAGAAGCCTTTACCTATACAGGAATCTGAACTCCACTTGCAACCGCATCCATTGCAGAACGCTCGTTCTGGAACTCTGCAATCTGGTTAGCAGTTTCTTCTTCAACCGCGGTATGCGTGTTCAGAATAATATCTTGAATTCCAGCAAATGCAGTACTTGCATTCTGCGACATCTTGTCAAGCATATCATTGACAATCTGTTGCTGAAGTGCAGAACTTCTCTCAATCGCTGTCTCAATATCCTTAAGTGCGGTATTAGCGTTTTCTGCCATACGGTCATAGCCAGCCGACTGCATATCAATCGAATGACCGAACCTTGTGTCTGTCATATCCTTTTGAGCGTCACTCAACTGAGACTGAAGTCGAGCACGTTCTGCTTGTCCGCTCATGGAAGAAATGCCATTAAGAGCATTTATTTGTGCTTGCAAACTAAGAATATCTTTATTCTTTTGGCGAATGGTATTATCCCATTCATAGTAATTTTTCTTTGCCTGAAGAGCTTCTTTTCGTTTGCTAATATTGTCTTGCAGAAGCTCGTTTTCGTTCTACATAAGTTGCGTGTAGATTTTAGCGAGTTGTTCCTGTGCGGATTTTGCGTTCTTAACGTAGTCTTGCAGTGTTTTCTTGTAACTCTTATAGTTCTACTGGTAGACTTCTTCATTGATAAACCCGCTTGCTTTTTGCTCCCCAAGCTTCTTAATTGCCTAACGGAAGTTTGCAATCTGGTCTTCGTCATTTGCCAGTTCTTTCCCGATAAGAGCAAGTTTTGCATAACCATAATCGGAGAGAGCAGTGCCCCACTTGCCAATATACATTTCATTGTCATCAATCAGTCCTGACAGATGCTCAAGATCGCTATTAACCTCTTGCATCTTAGTCTCAAGGTCGTTAAACCCTTTCCATCTAACTCCGAAGATTTCCTTCTTCAGATCCATGATGCTGCCAGTAAGAGAGATAATGTTCTTTTCCGCTTCGCGGATCTTCTGAACTTCGGCTTCATATTTGTCGGAATCGAATGAATCTCCCATATCTTTGATTTCTTGATTCGCTTTATTGATTGTATTCTGGTATTCAGCCATCAAATCGTTCGACTGCTTAATGACTTCAATATAATCTGACTCCTACGGCTATACATCCCACGGGCTTGGGGCAATCTTATTTTTACCAAGCTGTTGTCTCAATTTAATGATTTCTTTTGATTTGTCAATCAGAGAGGTGAGTCTATTAATAGCATAATCAATCGGTTTATAATCAAGTTCAAACTTTGTACGCCTCAAATCCTGGACAGTGCTCAAGAGTTCGACATACTGATTGTTCATAGATTGAAGCTACTTAATCGCTGTTCCCCACGCATCTGAATTAACTGGCATACCAAGATCAGATTGCCTCTGGAATTCTCTAATCTTTGCACTATATTCCGCCATTTCACGGGTCAGAATTCCAAGTTGGTTATTTCCTGCACTAATCTGAGCATCATATTGCCCTTTGATGAAGTTAGAATTATCGGTTACGCCACTAGCATTAGCGTATGTGACAAATCCTGCGGCATTATCACTAATCTGTTTCTGTAAATCGAGCCACGTCTGATAATGTTCAGTAATATTACTAAGTTCTTTTTGCGCAAGGTCATGCAGAGAACCACGAAGTTCCTCCGCCGACTGTACACATTGTTGCGACTTGTCGTACCACTGTTTGTACCCATCGATAATCGTCTTGATCTTCTCGGCTTTATCAGAATCATTGCCATACTCTGCATACAAATCTTCAATAAGCCTTGGGTCACCAGACTTAATACGCTCAATGTATTTGTTCATCTTGGAACGGCTGATCACTCCAGACGCAACAGCTTTATTCGCTACTTTTGTTGCCTGGTTTTGATAGGTCTGCGCCCCGATAGTGTTATCATTAATGAGGTCTCTTGTCCGTGCGATTTCAGTATTAACGTGTTGGTTCTTTGCCGCGGCTGTAGAATTTTGGTAAAGAATTGCATTTTCCGATTTTTGAGCTGCAAGATCAATCTGAGCCTTTACACGGTCAAGCCGGACTTCGACCCAATCAAAGAGATCGCCAAGCCACTACTTGAATTCATCAAAAGCCTTCTTTGTGTTTTTTGCTTTATTTTTGTTTTTGTTTTTGCCTTTATTTTTATTACCAGATTTTTTACTGCTCTTTTTGTTCTTAAATGCTTTTCCTTGGGTGTGGGGGGCTTTTGGATTAAATCTGTTTGACGCACTACTAGTAGCATAAGCTGGGATAGAGCCACTTACAAACTATTCAAAATCTTCATCATCGGCAGTACCATCATTGTATGCCACATGACCATGTTTATCTCCAGATTTAACTTTTCCATATTTCTGAAGTTCTTCGGTCTTTTTGGCATCGAACACAATATCTCCCTTTTTGAGTTTTTCTTTATGTGCCCCACCCGGAATCTTGAACCATCTGCCATTACGAACAATGGATTCCTCGCCAGTTTCATTGACAAGCGCCTAGCCATTCTCGTCCACCGCACCGCCATTAGCATATGCGAGTCCCATACTCCTACCCTTAGAATAGGACGGAATAGTTCCTTCTGCATAGGCTAATCCTAATTGCTTAAGCAAACTGTTAGCTTCACCAGATTTCCCGGATAACTTCGCATACTTAAGCATTTCCCGGATATCTTCGCCAATCTGGCTCGTAGAACCAGTCCAGTGCATCATCTATCCAGTTAATTCAGCTGTATCTCCTATATCGGCAATAAGGCTCTTTTCTCTCTTATCAAGACGATACATCTATTTCGGGTCGCCATTTGCCCTCTTTGCAATATCCTCAAGATAGGAATACACGGCACGTCTGTCTAACAGAACCGCACCCTTCTTAGTCTGTTGGATGGGAGAGAATGCAACTTGCTGCCCATTGGAAAGTTCGCCGCTTGCACCATAAACAGTAGAGTCAGTTCCCTTAAAATCTTGTTTTATGTCATTCCAAGGACGGGAGACAAAGTCTCCAGTCTTTTCATCTCTGATAGGATTCCCTTGCTCGTCACGTTGAAACTCCCAGGATTGTAAAGCACTCTTATTCTTCTTAAGAGTCTTATTATCCCAATGAATCTTTTGACGATTATTCGTATCAATATTTCCATACTGATGTTTATTTGGGTCAACGCCTTTGCTCTTAACATAATCAACGTCTTGTTTTAATCCTTTTTTCCAACTATTGTATTCTTTCGTATTTGCGGATTTCCCAGTAATGACATTAGAAATAACAGAAGCAATTCTTGAGAAAATCCCCTTCTTTTTAGAACCCTTTGCGTATGAACTAATAGTCCCTTTGTCATAAGCCTTTGCTTCTTCTATAGCCTTAGTCTGGTTAGCCGATAGGATAATGTCATTCTTCTTAAGATTCTCAAAGTGCGCCCCGCCTGAAATCTTGTGCCACTTACCGTTTCTTATGATAGATTCATTCCCAAGTTCATTGACAATCGCAACCTGGTCATTTGGAATAGCCCAATCCTGTGTTCCAGTAGCATAAGTATTAAATGCTTTTCCGCCTCTAGCGTTTGCAGTGCCAGTAGCTACCCCGCCAGTTGTGACATCTCCATGTACCCTTACATGGAATTCTCTTGCGGCAAGAGCGTTGCTAATCTCAGTCCCAAGACCTCCAGTAAATGCATGAATCTTGATATATGCCGGATTGTTGGCAATTGATTTTCTAGCCGTCTCAGCGGAATTTAATGCTTGCCCATTATTACCATAAATATGCATAAGTGGCTGCATATTAGAAATGTCTCTGCTAGCTTTCGTGGCTTTTTGTCTAACATCAGCATTATCCCCTTTGATATGCATCATAGGTTTGGATTGGGAAGCCATCTAGCTGACTTCTTTAATCTTTTTCTGCGCTTCATTTGTGTCAACACCAGCTGAGATAGCCCCAGTTAATTCATCCATTTGCCCTGTAGAAATCTCAACAGTCATAGTTGAGCCTTCCCCATTCAGCATTTTCTTAATTGTATCAAGGTCAGCCCCTTCAAGGTTAATGCCTAAATCAACCATCTTGCTAACATCTCCAGATGTTAACATTTGGTTCACCTATTCTATTGTGAGATCCCCACTAGCGATATGAGTCTGAATCTCCTGTACTGCTGAATGGTTAGTCACTTGCTGCATAAATGCGTCATATTCAGCGGTATCGGGTTTGATATGAAGCTGCTACTAAATAATCTTGTCTCTGGAAGATTTATCCATGTTTAAGAGTTCATTTGCACTGATAGAGTTTCCGCTACTATCAGTCAATGTCTTCATCTTTACACGGAATTCATGTTCTTTTTGTACTTCGGAAATTAAACTATCGAGTTCTTTCTTAGCGGGCGTGTCATCAAGCCCAAGCTCCATCATCATTTTCTGATTGGATTGGAGAGAAGCAAGTTTGTTTGTTACTTGTTCATCTGACATTGTACTAAGGTCAAAATCACCCGACCCTTGTACAATTCCCATATCCTTTCGCCAACTCTAATAGTTATTTATGCTTGTGCCAGTTGACCCATTGAATTGTGGGAGATTCTTATTTTCGTACCATTGTTCTCCGCCACTGATAAGCCCCATTTGCTCAAGAATTGGGACAATTTGTTCAGCTTGTTCTTTCGAAAGTTCCCACTTTTTAGCAATAGCGTCAAGAGCCTATTCCGCTTTGCGGTATCCTTCATCATATTTCCCGTCCCTCATCTGAATCTTTTCGAGATCTTCTTTCGGGAATTGATTGATTGTATCGATATATTCCTGAAGCCCTTCACTATCCGACTTAAATGCGCTCTTGCTTTTTTCAAGCCCGGTGTCAAACGCTTTTTGCTTCTCTTCATCCCCGCCAATAAGGGATTCGTTATATCCATGCTCCTAGTCAACATTGGTATTTTTTACTTGCGGGACGACATTAAGCTATTCATAGTCAGGCATAGCGTCTTTAATCGCTTTGTCTAATGCCCCATTCTTAACCTCAAAATTGTCAAGAGTGATTCCAATAGACTGTGCCTGTTCTGTCATCTATTTTTCAATAGTACTAAGGTCATACCCCTTAACACCATTCTGGGCGCGTTGACGCATAGTATCAAGTGTAAGAAGATTCTGTCTAACTGCTTCGATTTGTTTACTTGACACTTTACCCTCGCGGGCTTCGACATTCTACATATTCTGCTGAATAAGATTGATTCTTGTTTCAGCTTCAACAATTTCGCTCTGTTGATCCTTTAAGGCATCAGCGTCAGCCCCTTCAACCTTCATTCGATTGAGACGTTCTTTTTCATCTATGGCTTGTTTGGTAGCTTCTGCCAGTTGAACCATTCCATCCGTAGTAGATTCAACAGTAACATCCAGTGCCCCAAGGTCTTTAGTGCGATCACGCATATAGTTGAATGTTTCAGGAGATAGATTAACATCTTTTGCGGCTTGATCCACATTACTGAAATCAAGAGCATAACCAGTTTGCTCATTATAGGTCCCATAATGTTTAGCCACAAGGTCATCCATGAATGCAAAAACTCCAGAAGTATCTTCTGTAAAATATTTCTCCCAAGTCGCAATATCATCCTAATAGGCTTTTACTGAATCTCGCCCATATGAATCAAGCATAGAAACATAGGAACGGAAATCGTCTGTCCCAGTTTCACCATTATCATATAACTCTTTGACGTTCTTCAACGCCCCCTGGATGTCCTCGTATCTCTTGCCTGGATTCTCACTGGACAGTGCCCGTTGCCATGCTTGATAGCCGGAGAGAGCGTCCTGTTGAGCATCATAATTAGCTTGAAGCTGCGCAAGTTCCTGCTGGTAAGCAGAAATCTTATCCTGCGCCGCCGACACAACTGCATTACGATTTTCTTCTGTGAGGTTAGTGCTTTGCTCTATAATATTGTTCTGTTCTGCAATGTTACTCCGGAGATCCATTGCGCTGAGTTGATACTCTTTTTCAATTAGGTCTGCCGCTGCATCAGCATTCAGTTTCATGCCGTCCGCCGACTGGTAGAAGAGGGTAGAGGCATCCATCCCATTAAGGTCGGAAAACGCCTATTCAAGTTGGTGTATTGTATCTGTGGTCAACCCAGTCTGAGAGTTAACTTCGTCGAGTGCAGAAGAGAGAGCAGAGGAGAGATTCGCCGCTGCTGTAGACACTAATGATATTAAAGTATCAGAATATCCCTGAATCTTGGATTGTACAGAAAAAATATTAGATTCTACATCTGATAGTTTCTATTGATAATCAAGCTTATCTACTTGATTCCCCGCAGTCATTACTAACTTCTCAAGTTCATCTTTCTGATGCTGTAGATTATCTAATTCTTTTTTCCCATTAGAAATTAAATCTTTATATGTTCCTACTGATACTTTTCGCCTTTTTGTTTCGGCTGCAGTAATTTGATTATTAATCTCAGATTCTTCATTCTGTATCTATCGATATGATTGTTGATATTGAGTAAGAGGAATCTCATTCTGAGATTTTTGCCATTCATGAATCTGCTATAAAAGTTGCTGTTCTGCTTGGATTGTATCAGTCTGATTTTTAAGTGCCTCAGTATAGGTTTCGGTTCCTTTTTCTGACGACTACATATCGTTTTCGTATTTTTCTCTTTCAACCTATAAAGAAGAGAGTTGGGCATTAGCGTTATCAATTAACGTTTTATAACTCTATTTAGTAGCGACTCCTGTGTTTTTTATAAGATTATCAACTACCTCTTGCGCCTGTTGTGCGGCACTGTGAAGTTGATTTAATGTGTTGATTTCATCATTCAGCTATGCATCAGATTGGGCTTGTTGGTCTTTTGTAAGGGTTGTATTAGCTTGATTGACATCCGCCATTTTTGAGTCGTACTAGGCCTGTGCATTTTCTTTTTCTTTTTTTGTTTTTGCTTTGCTAATCTTTTGCCCGGCTATCCTAGCTTCATCTCGTGCTTTGTCTCTTAGCTTTTCGTCCTGCTCAATGAGTTTATCATAATCTTCTGGGGACAATACTTGTCCAGATGCTTCTTTATATTCTATTCCAGATGAAGCATAATTTTTGGTTTTTGTAATGTTTTCAGCTTCATGCTGAATTTTTTCAAGCTACTTATCCGCTTCTCTAGAATCAATATCTAATTCGACCTCTGCTTTTCTTGCTTTTACTTTTTCTAACCACTGATCCAGAGTATCTTCAGCCAATGTTGGGTCTGCCGACAACTACAATACTGCCTAGCGTCCTGCTTCGTCAGCGAATAAATCTAGGTTATCTCTTGCAACTTTGCCGATAAACAGTATACGTTCCCCTGGCGTTTGACCTTCAGGAACGTAGTCTTTAGCCATATCGGTAAACAGAGAACTTGCCTGAACGGAGGATATCTACATTCCTCCCATAAATTGGATCATCTGAGCGATATAAGCCGGAACTTTAGAGAACTGCTCTGGAGATAAGTCACCTGTTTGCGCCTAATTAATGATATCTTTAATAAGATACATTATTTTCGCATTTTTGATTCCCTTTAATTTCTATCCCCAATCACCAGTAAATCCAACAAGCTATGCGAATTTTCCTGATAATTCAGCCATGCTATCTGGGGTAAGTTCCCCAAGACTAAATTCTTGAATTGCGTTATTTAAAGTGTTAACAGAACTTGCAGTTTGTGCGATATTATCAGACAATGTTTCTGGTTCAGTTTCTGTCATGCCAAGAAGGCTACTAAATTTGTTTGTACGCTTCTTATTCGCTTCTCGCTTCGCATATTCGTCAAGACTCTTCTTAGCAGCTTGATCACTAGAGGTATCAATATAATTATTTACAGCCCCTCCGTGTTCATCTCTTATAGAAAGAATAGCATCAAGTTGCGTTTGATTTAAGCCTTTAGCGAAATCGGCAGACAATTTGCTCCCCTTGATTTGAGAAAGAACATCTTGTGCCTAATCAGCTTTTTGCTATGCTTTATAGACAAATTCACCCTTATCATTAGTGACAGGTTTTCCATCCTAATCAACAACAACATAACCAAGTTGCACTTCAATGTCTTTACGTAACGTCTCATCTGGGATAAGATATGTCAGAGCACTTTGGATTTTATCTTTGATTTGTTTTGCATTTAACTTTGATGTATCTAAATCAATTAAGTCATTCAACTGTTTAGCAAAATCTTTTTCGTCAATCCCATGACTTTCTGCCTATGCTATAGCAGTATTAAAAGACTTAATAAAACCATCTGATAACCAAGTTGATAAATCTCCAAACTCCGTATAGTCTAAGCTTGAGTAATCAATATTCTTTAAGACATTGTCAAGTAGATTTTGAATTTCCGGGGTATAGGTGTCATAATAGAAAGAAGTCTGGAATAAGGCATCTACATTAAGCCCTACTTTCTTGCTTGCCGCCTGTAGCTGTTTCTTGTATTGAGACAGTTGGGAAGCTTTCTCATTATAATTTTGCTGCGTCAGAATATCCGCCACGCTATTATCTTGCCTGATAGCGTATTGCAATTTCTTTAAGGCTTTTTCACTTGGAGCATTCCCCTACTTGTCATAGAAATAACCAGCTCCTTCTAATGATGAACCATCTGAATATAATCCTTGTTCTTTCGCTATTTGCATAAGTGCTTCTGTATAAGCGTCAGAAGCGTTCCCGCTATCGAATTGAAATGTCCCATTGTCATATATTTTTACATGATTGCCCATATGTGAGCCAACATACGGTTTAATAGCATCTAATTCCTATTGAGCGATCTAGATTTCAGGTTCAATCTACTTCTGTTTACTTTTCATTCCCTCTACAGAAGCGTCTATCTTGTCCTCTATCTATTCTTGTGTCTCAGATTTTTGAACATCTACAAGCCCTTGAATCTTTTTTGTTGCCTCTTCAGCATTATTTCCAAGGTTTACAATTGCATTCCCTTGAGCATCGGTCCCAGTAACAAGTTCTGGGAAAAGTGAAGCAAGCTATCTGTTTGTATCAAGAAACTCCTGATATTGCTCTTGAGTAAGAGATAAATTCTAAATCTTGTTGTTGCTGATTTTGACCCCACCAAGATTCTATTGATATTTCTAAAGAAGATTGTTGGCAGAAGTTTTCTTCTCATTGTATGACTCAATTGATTTCTGAATATCGGAAGCTGCCTAATCTCCGCGTTTCTGAATTTCAGACGGTAAGTTGTAAATAATCCCATTAAGAATAAGGTTAATTCCTGCTGATAAGAGTGCACTAATGCCAAAGTTTAAGACGCCTGACGCAAGCGAACCAAGAATATTAGCTCCAATCCCGCCAAGACCTTTTAACATTCCTTTCGCAACATTAGAATTAGTCTAACCTGATTCAGGAGTAGAAGCCTTTTGCTTATTAAAAATATCAAAAACGCTTACATTATTCGCAGCAAGCTGTTCATTTGCTGCCATTCCTTTGAAACTCTATGAAGTGCTATCAATTGCCACTTTGGCTTTTTTCTGGTTGGATGAAAAATCAAGCAATGCTTGCCCGAATGCAGACAATGTTCTCGTCCCGTCTGACAGTTGATTCCATTGGAATGCCCATCCTTTTCCGCTATTTAGGAAGCTTTTTGTCCCTATAGCAAGAGAAATAGCAGTTCCAAGTCCCCCAACACTTTTTGTGATAGCATTAACGAAATCAAGAATTTTCTATAGAATAGACATGACAAGCTTGACATCTCTAGTCTTCATAAAATTCGCAGAAATTTCCGTAATCTCATTCTTTATTCTATTAGCACGACCTTCAATAGAATCAAGATATTTCTCATTCTCGCTGAGAGCGGACCCCTCTGAGTTATTTGCGGACTCATTATAAGCATTTTCCAATACCTCTGGGTTTTGAAGAATAGAAGCGGCAATATTCGCCTGTTTCTTTCCTGCAATCAATTCAAGAAGTGCTGGAACTCTGTTAGTGCCTTTCTCTTTATCTGTCTTTACAAGATTTTCATATATTTTTGAAATATCTTTCAAGACATCAAAAGTGCTTCTATTATTGCCGTTTTCATCAAGAAGACTAATTCCCTTAAAGTTGTTAGAAGCATCTGCCGTGAGTTTTCTGATTTGAGCATCAAGCTTAGATTTTGTCTGAATGATATAGTCCGATGTATCTTCCCCTGACTACGCAAGTTGATTCTTAGCCTATTCAGTTCCTGCCAGTCTCATTGCAATCGTATTAAGCCCAGTCGCAGTCTTACCTGGGTTTTGAACGGTTGTGTTACCCGCAGTAATCAATGCAAGAGCCTGATCGATGTTATTGCCCTACGTTTTCAATGCCGATGCAGAATTCTGAAGAGCAGTAGCAAGTTCGGAAGTAGAAATACTCTGAGTATTACCAACTTGATTTAGCTTATCTACAATATCTGACTTAGCTATTTCTTTATACGCTTGAGAAGCTGATACCATAGCTTTAGTAGCGTCATCAATATTTTCGAACTCAGATACATTCTACAAAATACTCGTTTCCCTTGCGGATTTCTTAGCTTCCTCAAATGACTCGCCAAGTCTCATCCAATCAGCCGTTGACTGCTGTATCTAAAGGGCAGAGGTGCCGATTTGGTCGCCAATATCAAACGTTTCCTTTTGATACTTTTGAAGAGAAGCGACCGATTCATCTGAGACTTTTCGCATCTAGGTAAGAGCAGAATCAAGGTCTTTGACAGTCGAATAACACTGTTTCAGAACATCTACGATTTGATAAAATGATGAGAAAGAGAAGAGCTGGGCAACAAGGGATTTCATATTGTTTTGAATTTTTGTCCCAACACTAAGGCCCCCAAGCCCACGTTTCATCTGATCAATTTCCTGGGTATTGATATAGGCTTTGTCCTCATCATAAAACTTTCTGTTGTACGTCCCATTCTGCTGCATCTGTCTCATCCTGTTAAGACGAGCATCAATGTTCATGCCATTAGCATATTTCCCAGCAGTGTTGTTGGCTTGCCATTGTTCGACCTATCTGATATAATTTTCAAGTTCTCCGTTATTTACGCGCTTATTCTATGGCCGTTTCTTTTTAAAATCTTTTTCCCGTGCAGATTGTCTTAAATTCTTTCCGCCAATGACAATATTTTGTATATCATCATCGGTGATAGCCTATCCTCTGTCATACTTCTGTTGAAGTTCATCTAGTTTCTAAATAAGAGCATCTGCTTCTGCAATAATCTGTTGGAAACCGCTAACCATTGCTCCAGTATAATTATCGGTATTAATGCTTTCAAATTTTTGTTTTATCGATTTTGCCTAATCCCCAACTGCTTTCATATACGCAGCAGTCTTACTAAGATCAAGAGAACTAGAAAGCTGCTCGTTATTTCTTAATTTAAGATTATCAATATTAAGAACAGCCTGTTCGGATCTTGAAAGATTCTAATTATTCTCTTTTCGTGTAATAGCAAGCTGAAGAGCATTACCAAAATCATTATCAGTCATATCGAGGGCTGAAAAATACGGATTGTATTTAGCATATTCTGACTTTTGTAAAGCACTAAGATACTTACCCCTGGATACCTTCTCATCCAACGTATAATATTTTGGAGCTTCCGCAGATAATATCGCCGCATATGTCTTTGCTTTCTTACCATCATTTTTTTCTTGAGCGTCCTGATCCTAGTTCTTTTCTTTGTTTTTTCTCGGTCTTCCTCTTTTTCTCTTTGGACGACCGTTATCGTCAGGCGGAGTGTTGTCTGACGGAGCATTTTCTGCGTTTGCTTCCTATTTAGAAGCATCTGCGTTTTCTTTGCTTGCTTCAGCTGCGTCCTGCGTAGCATCAGCGTTTTGTTTTTCTGCCTATGCCTTTTGTTTTGCCGCTTCAGCCGCTTGACGCATACTCTATGTTTCAGCGTCAACAGCAGGAGATGTGTTGTTAAGTTTGTTAATGACTATTCCAATTTCTTGTGGAATATTTCCTTCAAACTACTTTAAGGCCTGTTTCTAAGCATTTTTATAGACTTCTTTTGGAATTGCGCGAGGTTTACCTTTCTGGTCTTCGTATGTAAGTTCGAATTGAGCCTGTGCTTCTTCCTGCGCGTGAATAATATCCTCTCTGAACTTGCCAATATCTTCGCTAAAATATCCTAACGACTCTTTGTTCTTATCGATCCTGTCAATATAGTCGTTAAGTTCTTTAACCCGATTGTTAAGAGCAGTGTTTTGCTTCGCAGCCTCTGAGATCTCAGAATTCTTAAGTAAGCGATTAGCATTTGCCTTTTCCTATAAAGTAAGTTGTTTCTTCTGTTTCTTTTTCGTTGGAGTAGGAGCAGAAGGTGTAGGTTCTCCCTATTGAGTATCTTCAGTTTTTTTCTAAACTTTCGGAGTGGTGTCCTATGCTGCTTGCCCAACCCCATTAATAGAATCCCTTAAATTATCTAAGTTTCCAGATGCATTCTAGCTCGGCTGTCGAATTTCCTGCTGTTCTGGGGGATTAAAGACATCCTTCATGCTCCGAAATCTTATTAAATTCATTTGTTTAAATTCAGATGTCCCACCACCAAGAAACTGATTCTGGAATTTCTTTCTTTCCTATTCTGGAAGCGACGTATATTTTGCCTTGACTTGTTCTGAAATCTTATTAAATTCATCTGTGTTACCATGAATTTTATGATACGCAAAAAGTTTCCCATAGGCGTTCGCAGGATTCTCACCCTTATCTATTTTTTGCTGCAATTCTTTCTACAATTCCTATAAGGAAGCTATTTTTGTTATCTTATCTTTTGGCTTTACTTGTTCTTTCTTTTTGGGCGGTTCTTCCTATTTCTATGGAGCGGGAGCAGGAGCATTCCCTTGAGACTTCTGTTCAGAAGTATCAGCACCCTATCCACCATTGTTATTTCCAGTATCTTTAAGTGCATTTGATGCCGACTCCGCTGCAGGAGCAATTCCACTTAGACTATTAATTACAGTGCTGACAACAGAGTCAACTCTAGAAGTAAGTGTCTTCCCTGTAGCCTCGTCTGCACCCTCAACGTGCTTACGACCTAAATATTCTGCCTCTGCTTTAACGCCACTCCTCAGATCAGACTTAAACTTAGAAATCTATTTCTTATCGGTAAGAGGTTTATAAGCTTTTTCAACTTCCTTGTAGATTTCATTGTACCATGCGGTATCATTCATGAAATCTGCATTTGCAAGCATTCGCCCAAGCGTTGTAGCGTTTCCTACCTTCTTCCCAGTATAATTTTTCTTGAACTCCTATACACGAGAAGAATTATCGTAAATCTGTCCATTTGCTTGAGGGGTAAGAATAATAGATTTCGAATTCGGAGTATTATATTCACCAGCCTGTACAGTAACAGGAACAGGGTTATTATTATGAGATGGCTGACCATTCAGTTGGGGTTGCCCACCTTGTGCCCCCTGTCCCGACTGGGCATTTGCCGCACCTTGCACTGATCCTGTCGCCTATTCCGCAGAGTTGCCAAGATTCCCAATAGCGGTATTTAAAGAATTAAGCCCGGATGCTGTCTTCCAGATATTATTCTGTTCATCATACTCCGTAGGAGAGTATTGTGTATGCACTTCCTTATACTTAGGAAGAGCGTTCTTTAAGGCTTGTTCAGGGGTAATTCCATTACTGATCTGCGATAAATATTCGTCATATGTGTCGGTTTCTGCTTGCGCCTGTGCAAGTGATATTGCGGAGCGATACTTGTTTTTCTTAACGATTCCCCAGGATGCCGCCTGTTCAGAATCCAGCATTTTAGCATCTTCTTCAATAAGGGACTGAATCTATTCGTTCTGTTTCAGAAATCTTTGAAAATCCCCATGCCTTAATTGCTTTGTCGTGTCAATTGGCTTCTCCTACTGTTGAGGAGCTGCGGGTTGTGGAGCAGGAGCAGGAGCGGGTGGATTCTCGTTCTAAGGCTGCTGTGGCTACGGAGGAGTGGGGCTTAATCCCTTTTCAATCTATTCCTTCGTTAGCCAACTTTTTGTGGTGGCATCGTACTAAGTCGGTGTAGCTTGCTAGAATCCAGTTTTGAATGCCTATATCGCCTTGTTCAAAGCAGCGGTTGATTCTTCGTTGTCCTATATAGACTGTTTATATGAAGCTTGCGCTGCTTCAATACCTTTACTTTGGGCGACGGTACTAGCTTGTGTAAAAGCCTCTTGCTGTTTCTAACTCCATTCGACATTAATCCCAGCTATACCTTTAGCAATTGAATCCTGGAACTCACTGCTTTTTTGAATAGCCTGAATCAATTGAGTGGCCGATAAATATTTATTTGCATTAGCTTTTGTACCGATTTTTGCTCCGTTTGGAAGAGCGGGTCCCACCAAATCATCGGAAATTGTATAATTCTGAACTGCCCACCATGAGTCATCTGCATCCCCAACCTATGGATGCCTTCTTGAATAAGCTTTTAAGTCATCTTTCGTCCAATATCTTCCACGGGCGTAAAGAAACTCATCATACATATCTTTATCATATCCATGTTTCTAGATATAATCTCTTTTGGCTTTCTCAGCAGCTTCATCTTGCCCAATCCCTGAAATACCAGCTTTTTCAGCCCTTTTTCTCGCAGTATCAGCTGCTTTATCTGCTTTATCTTGCAAAGATCTTTCTGCTTTTTCAAACTCTTCGTCTTGAACTTTTTGTAAATCCTTTCTTTTTGACTAAAGCTATGAATGATATGCCTAAATTGCTTCGTCCGTAGGAACAGCGTATCCATTCTATTTAAGCCAATCCAAATTTTGAAGCTTCCCGTTTACATATCTACCAGGGCGTTCACCTAAATGTTTTTGTCTCCACTCCTATGCTGTTATAGGGGGAAAAGTATCTGGATGTTCTTTTGATAATTCCTCTTCTCTTATTCCGTCGTTATACCATGACTCATATGCTTGAAGCCACTCCAACTCCTACGCACTTTTTTGACGCTGTTCTTCTTTTGTAAGTTTTCTTTCTTTGTTTTTCGGCGGAGTAGCCACTTTTTTTTGTTGCCTCTAAAGATCTTTTTGATTTCTATCCTATTGTCTTTTTAATGAATCACTAAGCTATCTGTCACTCTTTATTTGTGCTTCTGATAAAGTAAGATTGGTAGCAGCGGAATCAAGAATTTTACTGTTTAACGCTAAAAACCTCTATTTTTGTTTTCTGCTTGTTCTTCCCGTGTCTAGATCGACAGGCTCAAGTTCAGGTTTCTATGGAAAATCAGCATCTTTTTTATTCCTTATTTCATTTAATTGTTTTCTAAGTTCTTTTGTATTATCGACCGTAAGTCTTCCTTCGGTCTGTTGCTATTCTCGTAGAGCCTACTGGTTTTCTATAAACTCATCGTCCTAGAAGATATTTCCAGACTTTGTTTTACTTCTATATACCTTATTCGAAGCAATTGTACTAAGAAGCATCCCATTAGCTACCTTGGCTAATTCGGGGGAAACTTCTATCCTTGTAAGCTTTGAAGTATCTGCCCCAGGCATTATCATCACGCCACCCTCAGGCTGATCCACTCCAAATGCGGTATTCCCAGAAGTAATGCTATTAGCAGAACTTATCGCTCCGATATTCAGTTTCCGATAAAAGCTATTGATAGGAAGTTCCCCGTCAACTGGATGTAAAGCGATATTGTTAACTAACGCCGTCATTTGTGCATCGCTTAACTTGAAAGTCTTGATCCATTTGTCAAGTTCGGGCGGGAGATCTTTTGTTTTTAAGCCCCCATTAGCGGATGCGGCTTTCTATACCGCTTTATTGAAAACAGGGGTAAACTATCCTAAAAAACTGTCAGAAATTGAACTTACATCAAGTGTGGGAATCTTTTTAGAATCTAAATCAATAATTGAGATACTGCGATAATCTCCCTATTGGCCACCTTCGTAGGCATAAAGATCATTAGTTGCTAATCGCCCAGTACCAAAAGCACTATCGACAACTTGCCCCGATTTATTATCGCCTATATAAACAGGGTTTGTCATCTTTTTTGTCTTATCTATCAGTTTTTCGAATACTTTGTCATACTAAGTTGTAAGGTCATATACCTTTTCAACTCCATTTTCCATAAACCTAGGATATCTTCTTCTGTCTTTTTTCTCCGGGTCATTAGGAATCGACTTCGCAATTGCAACAATATTTTCACGAGTTAATGTTCCCTATGACCTATCTATATATTTTTGTGTAAGTTCTTCTTTACTGAGCCTTTTCCCAGTAAATGAATCTACATAAGACGGATTGAAACCTCTTTCAATATAGCTGTCAATAAGACCACCCTAGTTATCTTTTCCGTAGAACCATACTCTTTTATCCCCGGGAGTTTTGACTTTATATTTGTCCCTAAGTTTAAAGTTTGCTTCACCTAAAGCCTATATCTAACCAAGCTGCTGATTTATTTGGGCTTTTATTTCATTCTGCGCCTGTTTGTCAGTCTACTTCCCCAACGCCAAAATTTTTTTCTAGGCGTTATCAACCATTTTTGCCAACTCAGTATCAGACGCTTGTATTGCTTGGCGCATTCCTTTTCTGAAATATTCCGAATCTGGCTTCACTTTTGCATTGATTGGTTTTGCAAATCCTTTATTAAAGAAGTCTTTAAGTTGTTCAAGCCCCTATAATTTAACTGTAGTCTGTTGGTTCAATTGACTCGCAGCATTTTGAATTTCCGCCAAAACAGCATTTGCCGCATCGCTAAATGAATTACCTGTCTTGCCCGCATTTATATGTCCATTTTCGTTCGCCATATTAACTCCTTATTCTCGCTACAATTTTTTGCATTTTCGCCAAAAGTTTCATCTACATAGCGTTAACTTCAATTTGATAGTCATTATTAATTTTATCAATATATTCATTGATTACTGGCTATTGATTTTTGTCTATATATGTTGCCGGAGGTTCCGAATGTGGCGGAATAAAAAAATTACCGTCAACCGAAGGAAATCCGTGGTTTCCTTGAACAAAGGCATTATAATAGATTGCTGTTTCATTCCTTATTTTCCAATGTCTTGTATCAGTATAATGGCGTTTGGATGAAAATGGGCCATATTGTATTTCCCATTTATTATTTGTGTTGAATATCTTTACATCGTCTTTTAATGACATAGATGGATCGTATATCCTATCCGTGTAAGCATCATAGAAATTATCAACCGCATTATCAGCAATTCTTTCTAACTATTTCCCAATTAAAGTATTGTATTTTTCATTTAATGACTGAATAATCTTTGATTCTAATCTATCGTGCTATTGAACGATGGCTTTAACATCATTCACGGCTTTAATTAGTTTATCCATCTTTCGTCTTATAGATATTTTTATTACCATTCCAACTCCTCCCTTCCTATAAGAGAAGAGTTACCTTCCCTTATTTATTTATAAGATTATTTTTTATCTGATTTAATAATTCGGGGTTATTATCAATCTCTTTTACAAGCTACTCAAGAAATGCTGCAAATCTATTCTCAACGCCAAGAAGAATAGACTGCGTACTCCGATGATTTTGAATAAAATCATCTCTTACATCTCTGCATACTTCTCGATATTCATCCACATCCAAAGGTTTAACGGAATCAAACAATTCAATTACATTATTTTCTTTAAGTTGATTATATAAATTAAGCCCTTCTTTATAATTAGCATCTATATCAGTATATAACTTAATTAATGAAATAAAATAAAACATCTTGTATGCAACAGTATTAACATTGACTATTCCATTGTTATCATCATAATTTGTTGATTTTACAATAGATCTCGCAGATATTTCCTTCTATTCAAGAGGAATATAATTTCTGACAATATGCCTTCTTAAAAAACTTTGCTTTTCTGCCTCAGATTGAATATTTTTATATTCACTAATAAATTCTTCAAATTTCATAGTCTTTGCTCCTTAACCATTTTTATGTATGCTCTTCCTAATAAATAAGCGTCGGCTTCATTATCATCAATCGGTTCTCTGTCGAATGTTTTACGAAAAATCTATTTTGACCATTCTTTTAATTCCTATCTATGCCGCGGTTTCTGCCCAGACGCAGAATATTTACGCCAAACAGAAGGCCTTAAAGAAACAAATTTAATCCCATGCTCAGTACAGTAACCATAGACCGCCCCAAGAAGCATGGAAAGCATCCGCTGGGTCATAGCATTTCTCGGTACAACAGTATCCTATACCACAATAACATCAGGGCAGAAGAGTTTAATCTTTCCATAGATATCTTTTACCATGTAGTAAACACGCTCATTCATTTTCCCTTCTTCTTTGATAACCCCACTCTGAATATACTTTTCGCCCTCATGTAGGGCATACCCCGTAGCAGTCGTGGAAGTGTCAAGACTTAAAATTCTATTCATACTTCCACCTCCTTAATTAATTCATATGTGATTTCAAGCGGGATCACCGCAAGTTCGATATCTTTTGTGACTTCTTGCCTGTAATAGGAGAGTAGATCCTGCGCCAACGCTCTGTTTCTTGTTTTTGCTGCTTGTGTAATGTCCGGCGTGATAAACCACAGTTGCTTTTTGCGACCCAGGTATCTCGCCTGTCCGTCCTACCCAATGTAAGCAATAACATATCTTCTTAACTGTTTTTCAAGTACCTTTTCCATTCTCATCTACCTCGTATGTTAATTCATGCCGGCACCATAAATCATATAGATTCTTCGTGTCCTACCTATTAAATATAAACACTAATATAGGTTTGCCAGTTTTATAATCTTTTGAAGGATATATATCCAACAGCTATGCGCCATTATTAAGGTACGCAACGCTCTGAAGAATATTCACAATTCTCACAACTTTACTTGGGATATAATACTTCCCAGTAACGTCACTATGTACATAATCATCTTTATTCATGTTAACTCCTGTATCCCGAAAAAGGGGGTTAACCCAGTGAATGTGAGTTAACCCCCTATATTTGTTTCCAATTATTGAATCACATTCACAATTAATGTCTTTTCTTCTTATTATAATGCATCACACGGTTCATCTGATTATTCATTTGAGCCGGAGCCGTTTTGATGTCTTCTTTAGTTTGCTCTTTAACCTCTTCCTGCGGGAAAGAAGCGGGCTGAATATCCTTTACATCAACAACTTCTGCTTTGATTTCAGGATTTTCTGGTTCCGATTGCACTTCAACTTCGGTTTTCTTTCCAAGAACGTCGTTCACCCATTCCTGAATGTGTGGTTCAAATGTATCGAGTTCTGAAAGATCACAAGCGTAAAGGCGTTCACGAGCCTCATCTTTGGAGATGCTTCCAGTACGTGCCTGAGCCGCAGCATTATAGATGTTACGGCAGTTAAGAGAATCGAACCCCATCATCCATGTCGGAAGACCTTTATATTCTGAACAATGCGGGCAATAATCGTAGATTTTCCCACATACCATACATTTTCTCGGATGTTTCATAGTTTACCTCCTCATTTGATGAAGAGGTTTCCCTCTTCTTATTTATATAGAAAGTGAGAGAGTGCCGAAACACTCTCTCAGTAATCTGAATTCTGGAGTTGCACCAAGTCGATTATTGTTTCTGGTGTCTCGGTCATTCAGTAAAATCAACATAATTGTCATTTGGGTCATCGTAATTTATCATGCCAGGTTTTAATATATCGCCATTTTGATAAGTTTCCATAGAAAACGGAATATTAATACCCAATTTGTTTCTGCGATTATTAATATATTCTTCTAACTGTTCGGGTGTATTATTCACTGTCCCGTACAGATTATGGAATGATCCAATTTTAGAAGAGTAGTGGCAATCCTCGCATAATGTAATTCCATTTTTCTCGTCAAATCTCAGCTATGGATTGGAAGAAAAATTATAAATGTGATGAGCGTTCTTGATGATTCCTTTATTCCGTCCGCAACATTGGCAAGTAAACCAATCCTTCTCATAGACTTTTTTACGCCAATCACGATATTGTTTTGTCCCCCGCAAACGAATGTTTTCTGGGGTCTTCCCACCTTGCCAGTTCGGGGATAATTCCCCTAGCATATGCACACCATCTCCACAAGACTTCTGCCTACCGTCTTTAAGAGCCACAGCATATGCAGAAATTTCCCTACCGCACGAGCATTTACAAATCCAATACGTTTGATGATTTGTTTCTGGGAGATTTTTGTTTCTTTCTTCGTCTAACTTGATAACAGTTAATTCTCCAACCATTCTCCAAGACTTACTCCGTTTGCTCTTGCATATTGCCCAGCAATATCGCTACCAATATCTGGAGACCAGTTTCTATCACTAATACCTCCGCGCCAATTGCCATTGTCTTTCCCAATTTTGTGAACTCCATTGCTACAATGGGTCTGTCCCCCTTTAAGTAAACGATAAGCGTCCGTAGAAATTATATTCCCACACGAGCATTTACAAATCCATTTCATCTTGCCACAACTATTCGATGATTTATTATTCGTATCTTCCTTGATAACCGTAAGATCTCCAAATGTTTCCCCCTGTTAAATCAATATAAGTCCTTCCATGCGGATAACACTGTGGGCATGTAATATGCGCGGATCTAGGACTTACGATTACAGCAGGAGACCTCTCAAAACTATCATGTTCTGGATTGTTGCAATGGAAATAAAATTTTTGTTCGGTCATTCTTGCCAACCTCAAACGGAGTGACTGGATTCTTGTTATAGTCCCACATATCAAGTATATCCTGTCTTTCATTCTATTTTGCCCAATCCCCAAGACTCTGTTTATCACGTGCCATAAGTAAACCTCCTTTTTATTTGGATACGTATGAAGGGGAAGGCATTAAAACTCTTCCCCTTCAACTTCACATTACTTATAACACATTAATATAGGATTGTCAAGATTCTATACAATAATTATTCCGCATCCTCTGTATCATCTTCCGCCCAGTAGAACTCGTAGAGTACTTTTTCATCAGAGCAAAGGGAAATTTGTAAATCCCCGGTATAATCTAGTGTGCTCTAAGTTTGAAGTTCAAAGTTAACCTCAGGAGACGGCTGGAAGGACGGCAGTACCAGATATCCAGCTCTCAGAGTATCCGGGGAGCAGGTATCGATAGCCAGAACCTTCAGAACCAGTCTGATGGTAGCCGGGAACTTATCCGCACGGTTACGAAGAACGATAGCAGAATCAGCCTTTGCAGTACGAGAGTACTCGATGATATACTTCTTCTCAACACCGCTCTTTGCCGGAAGGGTAACAGTACCAGCTGCAGTATCAACGGTGCAAGAAGCAGTAACATCGTCACCCATAGTACCATTCTTCAGCAGCTCGTGAACCTTTGCGGAACCCTCAACAATGCCAGTGGTCTTGACGACTTCGCCAGACTTACCAGTGTGAATTCCAACAAACGCATCGTCTTCCTTCAGCTTCTGAATACCTTCACCAGACTGAGAACCGATGACGTTCAGGTTAACCATTGCGTTCGTTGCGGTAAAGGTACCACTCTTACCCTGCCAGAACTTCTTTACAAGGTTGCCCTGTGCGTCTCTAGCCTACTTGGAATCAGCAGAAATCTGAACCTGACCATTCTGAAGCTCGGTCAGGACATACAGAAGCTTGGTATCAGCAACATCAGTAGCAACACCATACTGAATACGATCAACAACAACATTATCCAGTGTAAAAGCCATTGTGTTTTCCTCCTTTATTAAAATAATGTAATATATGAATTAGGACTCATTTTTTAGAGTCTAAATCCCTCATAAAATTAAACTCATCTTTATTAATCTTAGATGTATCAATAAATCCAGAATAACTACCCTTTAACAAAGCAGTGGAAGTTTCATAAACTTGCAATCTCTGAACAGAGTCCATAAACTGGACTATCCCTACCTACTTAAGCTATTCCAGTTTATATTTAAAACCCGGATGATTGATACATGATGAAATCAATGGAAGAAGAGTTGAAGAATTGGTATCATTTTTATGTTTTTTAAGATTTTCCTAATCTTCCCAGATAATTGACTCTTTTGTGGCGCGGCCTCTAGCCTTTTCCACTTTAGGAAAAATATTAAACATAGTTTTAATATACTAAGACATTAATTTATAATCCTTTTCGGACACTTCAATGTCATTATCCTTGTCGTAAAGAGTAACGACTTTCTTTTCAACTGGATTCCCTTCCTAATCTTGCGATTGTTCATTGACCCAATAAGCCTATAGCTTGGAAAAATCTAAATCCCCAAAAAGCAGTTTGGAAGACTAATGATCGATTGTTTTATAAAGCATAAGAAATAATTCGTAATCACTTATTTTATTCCAATCAATATTCGCTTTCCATAAAGCCAATCTATACGTTGTCGGATTACCTATAAAGATATACAACATATTATAAAAATCCTATTCTCCAAGCTATAAAATATCCCCTATTTTTGGCTCATAGACGGTAACTTTGTCATTTACCTTAAAAGGATATCCAAAATACATTTTAAGACGGTCGAATTTTGGCATATCATTCACCAGTATTATTTACAACTCTAGTAACGCCATTTACCGTCTTCGCAAGAGAGTTTGGCATTTTCCCCTCAAAAACTAAAAGTCTTTGAGCATATTTTTTATCCACCGTTGAAGGTTCGTTCCTTACAAGATGTACTTGCGTCCCGAAATAGTTTGTCCAGTTGAAATCTTGAGTGATTCTCGCAGCCAGTAGGTCATGGCGGGGAACACCAGTAGTTTCTTCGATAATGGTTTGCTCGTTAGATATGACAAAGAACATAATCTGGGCATATTTCAATGTCGTATTTACCTGAGGTATTTCTGTAAACCTTGTCTCAAAACATACAAAATTTTCCACCTTACTCTGATCCGGTGGAATCATATAATAAGGAAAGATATTGACCCCGATATAGTCGCTTGCCTATGCTTCAGAATCCTATAATTCCTTATTATTAAGAAGATAGATAAGAATATCATCCTTAATCAATTTCTTCTTAATCTGCTCCTTAAATCTTATATCGTCACTGTCAGGCACATGCTTGAGAGCGAGAAGTTCTTTTTTCTGTTCCTATGTTAACTGCATACTTTATCCCCCCTACTTATAATGCCTGAATCAGAAGTTTTATTGAAGCGGTCTTACCGTTTGAATTGCATTTGACCAAGATAGTCTTGCCAATATATGTGTCGTCACCCATGAATTTTACTCTTACAGAGTTCGAATTATTTGTATCAGAGAAAGACAGGAGAGCAGTAGCATCCTATCCGTCAATCGTATATTCCCATGAATCAGGAACATCACCATTCGGGAACTCAGCCTTAATTGTCTTGTATGACCCGCCGATTTTTATCTAGTTGTTTTTTCCACTAGCAGTTAAAACTCCCTAAATCATTTCTTCCGCTACAGGAATATGGGCATCAATTGCATCCGCCCACATACCAGTAACATTCCCATCTTCGTCACGTTCAATGACATCCGAATGCGGGTTGAACAAATCCTGAGTAAGCATAATTCTTGCGATCCCGTTTGGCATAACACGATTCAATTTTGATACTTTCCAGACACGAGGAACAGCAACATCTGTATGAAGCCACGCATCAATGATAATGCGGTGATTATATGACAAAGTCTCAGTCACATCATTTAGTGGCACACAGAATTTCTGCATGTCATTACCAGTCTATATAATAGTTCCTGCATTCAATCCATTATTGTATGAATTCTGGCTTCTCATCGCTCCAGGCATTTCATACCTTTTATCATGATCAACCCACTGAAAGAGATAATCACATCTGAGAAGTTCAAATGTCGGGAACTGATTCTGGTCATAATTCGCCTTATCGGCGACTAACCATCGGTTATATCTGCCACGTTCATCCATTACATCACAATAAAGCCCGATTGGATAAAGCGTTTTATAACGCTTCCCAAAAACTTCATCATAATATGGAACATCCATGTCATAACCAGGCTGGAGTTGAAGCCAATAAGTCACAGGGTCCTTTTCGTATGATTGAGATCCATGCCGGATGAATTTTATCTTTACTGGAATCTTATTCTCATCTTGAGAAGAATGGAGATCATCCAGTTTATGACGTTCGTCACTCTTATCATGAGAATCGTCATATAGATATGCAATCTGAGAATCAATATCTCTGTCCCATGTCTATTTGATAATCATATCCGCATTTTTCTTCAGCACACGTCCCATAGAATCTCCTGCATTAAACAGGCTTCTGTAATCAGAAAGGGTCATCGGAATCACCCCCTATCTGAATCAATGTATTTATTGTGGATTGCCCCACGATCACGAATCAATTTACGCATAGCAATCTTATATTCAGAAAGCATTTCCTTCATCGTTTGAAGCTGCATTGCCTGAGAATAATATTTGCTATCTGTATTGGAGAATACTTGAAGTGTATTCACAATCGAACTTACTTGTGGCTCAAGCCACTGCACAACCATGCCATACGAAAGTAACTCCTCTACAAAGTCTTGGTCTGAGGCATCATCCAATGGATTTGACATCGTAAACTCTATCTATTCCATACCATCGTCTAAATTGATGCTTGAGAATAAACGTCTGACATATGGGCGGGAGACAGTAGACCTCATCCACCCACCCATCATATCTTTTGCGATGTTTTCATCCATTCCCGCAAGTCTGGGATCTGTAATCTTAAGTAAAAATCTTGAATAGATATTTTCATAATCAGAGGTCATTTATTGCCTCCTTTTTATTACTCACCCTGTGCAAGCAGAGCCATATCAGTGCCAAAAAGTTCGTCAAGAGCGTTAATTTTCTTAACACTGTCGAGTCTTCCATCACTTACAGCCGTGGCAGCGATAGTCTTCATCGATTCAAAAGCTCCTTTTGGGAGTCCTTTAATCGTATCAATCATCTCATTCACAGGCATAGATAGAATCCTATCAAGTTCAGTAATGGTAAAATTATCATCATAGAACTTCTTGACGACTTGGAATTCATTGATAAAATCTTCGTCCTCAATCAAGAACATCGGGCCAAAGACGAACGGAGACTTCACACGGACGGCTGAAACAAGATCACGGTATTCTACCTATGTCTCATCCCCATAATTCGTCCAGGAATAAAGCATCTTCGTCTTTTCACCTTCCATATAGAGCGATCCCTGCGTGATAGACCGACATTTGATTCCATCAGCCTGATCAAACACCTTCTTCTGTACGGGAGCAACAGGCTCTGTTTTCTTCTCAACTTTGTGTGTCTCAGTAACCTTCGGGGTTGGTTTTCTTGTTGGGGTCTTTCTAGCAGTTGTTGACATGATTATTCTCCTTTACAATTACGCAATAGTCCACTGACCAAAGTAACGGCCAAGAACAACACCGATACCGAAGGATCTCTGAACCTCATACTTACCGATATCATCGATACGTCCTGCGGCTTCACCCTTCTCAGTGATTTCGTCAATCTCGGTTTCACCCTGATCAACCATCTTGATAAACTTATCAGACTGGTTAGCCGGAAGAATCCACAGCTTGGTGGAATCAACAAGCTTCTTAGTAACGTCATTAAGAGCAAATCTCTGCGGAATCTCCATCAGAAGAGTTCCCTCATAATCGCCCATACGTCCAGAATGAGAAACATCGCCCTTGAGCTGGTCATCGCGCCAATCAACATCAGACAGAGCATTCAGCTTCTTAAGAGCAGTCTTCGTTCCAACGATAACAGCAGAACCGTTAGCGATAGAAACATTCTCGATGATTTCATCGAACTTATCCTTGGTAGCGGTGCCAAGAGTACCAGTTCCAACGAATCCATCCTGTACAGGAAGCTTTGAAGCAGCAGACAGCATAGCGGCATAAGTCTCGTTCTGAATCTTATACTGGAAAGCAGTGGCAATTGCATTAACAAGCTTTGCAAAATCCTCACGACCAAGCAGATACATATTCAGGTCGATTCCGACAGCAGCACCATACTTACGGGTGCCGATAGTGAATTCCTTATGTCCGCCAAGTCTCTGAAGCATGAAATCATGATGAGAATTTCCAACTTCTGCAATAGACAGGATATTGTCATGCTGTGCGACATTGAACTGGATCTCATCGCCAGCCACGATATTCCGGCGGTCAACAAGGGTATTGAAGAACTCGTTGTTCTGGAAACCAGTTTCGATAACCATATCAACGGTCTCTTCAATAACGTCAAAATACTCACGAGAATGATCACGGATAGCTCTCTTAATATCTCTGTGAGACGGATTCTCTCCAAGCCCGAAGATCTTTCTTGTTACAGCACGAAGCTTTTCCTCGGCTTCAGCCTTGGAAACAATTCTCTTCGACTATGCATCATAAATCTCGTTGCCAAGAGCAAGATCAAACATCAGATTCTTAATTCCGTCATAGTTAGTCTTTGCTTCAGCAAAAACGTCATTTACATGATTAGAAAATGTAAGCAGTCTCATTGTTCTTTACCTCCTTCCTTTTAAGATTAAGCCGTAGCTACAGCAAGCTTCTTACCCTTAATGGTGACAGTCTTGCCAACTTCCGGGGTGCCATCAAAACCTTCAGCGGACTCCTCAACAATATCTCCGATGATAAGAGCATATCCCTTAACAACATCGCCAGCGGCATTGTAGAAGTTCTTCAGGTCTGCAAGGTCAGCTGGGGTAGTGTACGGAAGGATAGGAGAGTTGTACAGATACAGGGTCTCCTTTGCCGGATCAACAGCAGTAACCTCGACATAATAGTTCCCATCAGCCGCCTGTGCACGGATAATTCCCTTAAACGCAGTCGGAGCGGCAGCTTCCTTATAATTGTCAAATCCATTCCAATCACCACGACCAACAAAAGCACCATTATCAGTATCAGTGGTCAGAGTGATGTTGTAAATATGCGGGCTTCCTGCGGACGCAGCAATCTTGGTCGGGAAGCTATACGCATGCTTATCAATATTCATCTTGTAAGCCATTACTCAATTCTCCTTTCTAAAATATTTATTATTTATTATCTGAAAACAGTGAACCGTAACGACCTTCTCCCTGTTTGGCATTGGTCGGAAGCGGCTTACGCATAACATGTCCAGCCTTCTCCTCAGAAGCAAAATTCTTATGAGACTTTGCATAATTCAGCAGAATCTCATCAGCTTTATTCTTAACTTCATCAACAGAAAGGTCGAAATGCTCCTCCTGTTTCTTAAGAGCAGAAAACTCTTCAGTATCTGCAACATTTGAATAATCCTCGGAATTGAGGATCTTCATCTTTTCAGGCTCGGCTTCATACTTGCTGAGTTTCTCAGACTTCTCATTAAGTTCATTCTTTACCGACTCAAGTTCAGCATTAGCGGCCTCAAGGTTCGCAGTAGCCTCATCAAAGCTCTTCTTTGTCTCCTCGAAATTCTTCTTTGCGTCGTTAAGAGCCTGTTCCTCTTCATCGGTTACGTAGATTGCGTGAACCGCAACTCTATCGCCGACGAGAGAGTAGTTGTCATTCTCTACCTCATAATTTTGTCTGTACGCAGTGCCATCCCAATCCTGCATGACAACAATCTTGCTTTCCGGGTATACGCTGCACCAGTACCAGGTATTGTCTGCTTCTGAATATGTATTATTCACAAGCCTTGAAATCGCCCCCTGAATATCACTCAGAGAAAGTTCAAAAGTCTTGCCGTTTACCTGAAAGCTGATTCCACTAACAGGAGTTTCCGGCTTGTTATTATCCTTACCATCCATCAGTCCTTTATCCTCCTTTCCGTTAGTGTTAGGGTCAGTTGGTACTGACTATTTATGATTAAGGGCAAGATCAATTCCCTTATCATCTTTATTAAATTTGATAGAATTATTTTCTACACTGAAGTCTTCAAGCTGAAGAACAGCACCTTCCATTCCTTCCTTGACTTCTTTCCCGTTCTTTGGGTTGACTCCAAGACAGGTCCCACCAAGAACCTAAACATCGTCAATATTCAGCATTTTATTTTTTGCATCATAAGACATTTTATTAATGCAAAGCTATGCGGAAACTTTAGTCTTACCATTCTTGCGTTCAATAATCTAGGCAGTATGGGTGTATTCCCTCGGAATTGCAACTTTCGCAAAAACATATTTGCGATCTGGATGCTCGCCATCTTCCTTTAATTCCGGTGGGTCAGCAGTAAATGCTCCGACTTGACGCTCATCATATACGATATTTCCATCCTAATCTTCATGAAAAGCGTGAGAAGTAAAGTCCTCTACGCCATCAATTTCACAAAAATCTGCAAGAAGTGGCTTATATGCAATAGAAGAAAGGCAGTTTTTTGCCGCCTCCTCTGTTAGATTAGAACCATTTCGGTTTTTTCCCGTATGCATAAGTTTGACATATCCATACAGAGTATGCTCGTCAGATTCTGTATTTTCGAAAACCGCGGGGACATGAACACAAAGCTGAAATCCAGCTTTTTCAGAATCAAATGTAGAAAATTTATTCTAGCTACAAAGAGCCACTAAATCCTAGAGAGTAAGAATCCTCTTCACGGTGACATTCTCCTTCCTGACGGAATCAGAATCTCAAAATATCCGTATAGGAGACATCTTGCATCCCGTCAAAATTTAATTTATTATTGTTAATAAAATACCAATAACCGTCTTCAAATGTAATAAGCTTAAGGTCTTCATTGAGAAGTTCATTAGCAGTATCCGCATTATCTGTTACGATAAAAAGATTCTTTTTCGTCATTTCGCATTATCCCTCTTATCTTTGCTTGCTTCACCGTCATCTGTTATCTATGTGCTAGATGGTCTTCCCCCTGTAATAGAATCTGTGTCAACATCCGCACTCCTTGTATAGGAAGACTGGAGTGGAGTAAATTTAGTGCTGACTTGCAAGCAATTCTCTTCAAGGAAATTCATCGCCATTGTATCTTTCTCGGAATATCCAAACAGGGTATTAATGGCAAGTTTATTTGGAAGCCCGAACTGACTCGACTTGAGAAGAGCATCTCTTAACTTATCTCTCGTATAGATGCTTATCTCAAAGAATTTCACCTTTGCGGGGTTATTCATCTTATACGAAAGCATACGATTCACCCAAGCCTAAGTCTGTGGCAACAGGAGAGAAACGGCAAATTCAGTATCAGACGCAATCGCGGCAGTAAAAGCTGTTGTCCCAGAGATAGAAGCAGCATTAAGAATCTGCGCTCCGCCGGAAGTATTGAATACACTTTCAGTAGCTTTCTATACCTTGTTTGTATCATCCGCCTGGTCTTGATTGAACTCGATAGACTTGAGTTCCCCAGGAACCATCGCAACATCAGCCCACTCAGGAATCTCATTCTGAAGTTTATCGTAATAATCCAAAGCAAGGTCTGGATCAACCGCCCAATCATTAACATCTTTCGACCCTGTGATGGTTTTAAGTTCGAACCAGAGAAGCTTGTAAATCTGCGACTCATCTGCCACCGCCTGAATATCTTTCAGATCCTCAAGATTGATAATCTCATTAAAAAGCCCTGAGAACGGGGGCACTACGGTCTGCCAATCCTATGCCCTTGCTTTCAAGCAAACAGAGTATTCTTCCGGGAAGTCCTGCCACCTATTGTTGGTGGTATCATTCTCATATGTGTTATACATAGATTGGAATGGCTCACCCCAGTATTCGAGAACGTCCTGTCTATTTCTGAAATAGGAGAAGTCGAAAGCGAATGAAAAGTCTCCTGTCCCATAAACGCCAGAAATTTTACAAAAATCCGGGTCCAACGGGAGAATAAAGAAGTCGGTATCATCCCAGTACAGGCAACCATAGAATACATCCTACCTATAACAAGTGAGATATATTTTAAGGAACTCATACTGAAGGTTCATTTGATCTAGATAAGTCAAAGTCGTATAGAACTGTTTTGTGACCTTCTTCGCATCCTGTTTATTTTTTGTGAAATCATATGTAGGAATAACCGACCTTGCTTTTAGGTCAAACATATTGGCATAATAGTTAATGATTCTATAATAACTATGAGAACGGTAGTACAGATATCTCGAAAGATTTCTTAACTGCTTTTCACTGGAACTTATATTTCTCAGATAAGTTCTGAGATCCTCTTTTGAGAATGTATTAATAGTTCTTTCTTTTCTACTTTTCGTAATATCAGTAAGCCGTTTCAAAGCATTTTTCATAGAATCAAAATTCTATTGTTTCTTTGAATAATTCGCATACCATTTGCGAAGTTCCGCAGAAGTAGGCTGTTTCTTAGTAGGTGCAGTTGACACCTTATCACTATTTTGTGGCATTCATGCACCTCCTTAAAATGATTTATAAACTCTTGCTTTCCTTATCGGAAAGTAACTGATAAGTTTGTCGTGTGACTCTTTAGGTCGTAGCTTAAGTTCAAGCTGAGTCGCACACCAATAATTATACGATAATGAACTGTAGCGATCCTTGCGCATTCCAGAACTCTAATAAACTTTAATATTGCCATTCTTTACCTAGTGGTTGAGTTTTATGAGTTCATACTCTGTCATAGTTGTCTGAGCGTAAGGTTTCTTTAACAATGCTTGTTCCGTTGGGGTCAGCTTTGCATATCCTTTAAGCTTATCTTTGAGTGGCTCATCCGCATCATCCTAAGATATAAGAAAGCTAATCCGTCCATTTAATATAGCATTACGGAGCAAAATAGTAATATCATTGTTAAATGAAGCGGTTGCTTTTACACTCCAAATAACCTTGTTAGCCCCCTATACACGACATCTCTCAGCCATATCTGGATCATTAGCACAAGTCATAGCTTGATAGGTTTCCCCAGTCGATGGGTCATATTGATCACGACATAAAAAGTCATAGACACCTAAACCGATACCGTTGGTATCTATAACTAAATCAGTACATTTATATTTATAAAAATATCTCATCACAATTAAGCCAAGCTAGTCAGTTGTTAACCCCTCGAATGTATCAGCATAAACGATATTTGAATGATAACTCGTATTAGTAGATGGTGTAAGATCGTTAATGAATAATGCTGAGGCATCATTTTTTTTAGACTTTGATGATTTCATTAAAGCTACATCAAGAGATAATACCCTTTTCCCTTTTGAATGAGGCTATGGCACTTTTCTATTATCATTATAATATTTCAATGGAAGAAAAGAACTCTTCAATACCCGTCTATTATTGAAATCATCAAAATGAAATAAATTATCTCCAACATCACCTATCCAGGTGCATTCCATCTACATCGACTGCAATAAATCATTCCAATCCGGCTAGCTCATCTCATCCTGCACTTGTTCTTTCATAAGCAAGCCCTCCATAATAGATAACTGATATGGAAGCCCGCAGATAAAATATTTCTTTGTATCATCGAAAAAATTCTTAGTATATCCAATAGCCTTTTCATATGCCCAAGATGACTTAAACCACGCAGAACTCATATAAATTTCCTTATTGCGTTCCTTTAAATGAGTATATTCTGGGTTATTCAAATATCCAGGTTCACGAGGGCTTGTCAGAAACTTTCGAAGAACTGTGTTCAATATCTTCTAATCTATCATGCGAAACTCATCCGCTATAAGAATATTTGCTCTTGCGGAACGAGAGTTCTAAGTGCTTGTGCGAGTTTTAATCCATGAATTTCCTCGAAAATAAATTGATGCGTCATTCTGCCCAATTTTACAAGACTATATTTCATTACATAGGAATGGTGATTTCGGCATAAATTCATCTTGTATCTTTAACAGCAATTCATTCGCTTGTTTCAACGTACCGCTTACTACAATTATCTTTGTCCCCGGATATAAGATACATCTCACGACACAAAACAACGCAGTTATCATCGTTTTCCCCTGGCCGCGCGCCGCCAAGTACATAATAAAGTTGTAGTGCATCATTGCCCAAAGAAGAATCTTTTGAAACAATTTCAACTTAAAAGTTCCATCTGGGAATAATACTTCAGAAACGAATCGATGAGGATTTTCACGATAGTAGCTTGCTCTCCAAGCCACCGTCTACATTATTTTACGCTATTTGGTTTTCTCTATCTATTTAACAGATTTCTTAGCGTCACTCATGACCTATTCTCCACAGGATTGCCAAATATTTTATCAAACAATTCTTCAGAGTCGGTATCCTCATCATATTCCGGCTTCTTAACAGTATATTTTTTCATGAATTTATCATACATAGAAGAAAACGCATTCTTAAGCCCCATCATTTTGGATAGATGTCCTTTAAAGAACACATCAATATATCTCCCAACATGATCAACATCCTTAAAATCATCCTATATTTCAGGGAGAGGTTTCTAAGCTTCCCACTTCTCAATAAGCTGGCTAAACGTCTTTGCTTCCGTAAGAGCATTAGAGTTACTCTGATTAGGTTTAATCTGAAGCGATGTCAACACATCCTGAAGCTGTTTATCAAGATCTTTCGTTTCTTTCCCAGATTTTTGAGCCTTGTCCAGTGCTAATTGGATAAAGCATACCCTCTGGAACAAAATCTACTGTGCTTTACTTTCACAGGCATATCTGGCAGTCCAGTCTTCATATTGAGTCTAAAGGAATTTCAAATCTTGATTAGTATAAGTTGTTCCAAAATGTTCTCTCGCTTTTTCAAGAATATCCTCATTATCAGCGTCGTTCTCAATTTCCTTCTCTTGGGAAATATAATCAGAATCTTTCCACGTTAAACGATGATACTGTGGGAGAGAACGGATAGCGGACACATAATTAATAAACGAAGATTTAGACCCTCGCTTTTCAGTTCCGTCCTCAATAGCCTTTACACAAGAATCATAAAGGTCTTCCAAGAACGGAAGATCCATCATTTTCAATACTTTAGCAACGGATTCCTTCGTTTCGTGTGGTTCATCATCATCCTTCTATCTGTTCTATACCATTTTCATAATACATTTTTTGCAAATAGGGAAATACCCATTCGCAAATCTGCTATCTTGATAGAAGAGAGTAGCACTTCCAAATGTCCCACATTTGACACAATAAGGAAGTTCATAATTCATAATTTTGTTATAAGCCTACCCCAAAGCAGTATATTGTTCTCTTAGGGGCTTGAGGGTAAGCCTTTTCATTTCCTGCTATGGCAGGACTTTTTTCAAAAAAGCCATATAGCTTCCCTCCTTAATCATGGCGCAAGACCCAAAAAAGGGAAAGAACGGGGACGAACCAAGTTCATATCCGTTCAATGTCATCATAATTTATCCTGTAAATTTGCTGTTCGGGTCTTAATGTTAATCAAACTTGACATCATAAAGACAATCCACGCCATCGCTTCCAACGACGGCAACGAATTGCTCTGGACGATTCTTCAATCTGTGATCAACACAATACTGGTCTGTACCCGATAATGACCCAGATTGAATAATCTTTGTATCATAAACCGTTTTTACCCCATTTGTGTGTCTATGCCCACAAAGGATAATATCCGGCTGAATACCTACCATCATAGTAAGCTTTTCTACCATGTTATCAGGATTATCTTTATCTCCATGCACGGCCAATACAAGTCTGTCGTTGACCCAGAACTTGATTATTGAAGAATCGATCTCATTATCTTTCGTTGCAAACTCGATTCCATGATAATTCTGTAATCTCGCAGACAACATAGGAATAGCAAGAATATCAATATTCTCATGTTCAACGCTTTCCTTCTTGTTTGGAGTCATCCGACTGTGATTGCCCGGAACGCAATATACATAAATATGGGGGAATTCTTTATTCAGTTTGATCAGAAACTGAGTAAGATAATCCATGATAGTTAGAAACTGTTCTATAACATCTTTATTCGATTCGATGCGAAGAGTCGGGTGGATATATCCAGAAATAACTTCAGAAATTACTACATGAACGTAAGACACATTATGCCTTTTCCCTATTTCTACAACCTTTGTAAGATAATCACTCAATCTCGCTTCAAGCACATCGTCATCAAAATAATTCCAGTAATTATCGGAATTCATCCCAGTATGGATATCTGTGATAGGGACGAGCATAGCATTAATCCCTTCATCTTTTATTACAGGAATATCTCCTGTATCCATTTCTGGAGTGGTATGCTCTTTAATCATCCTTACCAGCTGATCTATAAAGGATTCATTCCGGGCTTGTTCTCTAAGCAGTCGGCGAAGCTCATTCCTCTCGTCACGAACTCGCACGGTTTCCTTTTCAAGTTCATGTCTCTCGTTTATGAGAGAAGAGGACTCATCATCACTCGTCTGCTTAGAAAATACTTCATCATAAAAAGCTTTCGCTTCTTGATATTTCTTCCGATAAGCTGACTCCGACCAATACTGACCGTCTTCCCGGAGATTACGGTTCATGACATCCGCAAGTTCGACCCACGTCATGTCAATTAATCCGTCATCCTTTGAATGGCAGAGCCGCCAAATGTACTGGAGTTCATTCTAATCGTCTCTCTTATCATATGAATAGCCCAATGGTTTATCCCCCTTATGTCTCATTAAGCGGAATCATTACCTTTACAGTAAAATCCGTGGCGTTCTCAGGGAGAGAATCAATAATCCTGTCAATAATGGGACCGTCTTCATCTTCAAGAACCCCATTATTAAGGTTCACTGTATTAACCGTAATCGTTCTAGTCGGGGTCGATGGTTTCGGCTGTGAGTCTTTAACCTTAAGCATCTTCTTTTCCCTCCTTGTCATCAGTGATGTCATCAAAATTGTCAATAATCTTATCAACAATATGATATTCAGTCAGTTGATTAGGCCGCAGATACCAATCTTTGTTCCTGTTCCTGTTAAAGACCTTTTCATCGATATCTGTTCTCTCAAGAATATACGTTCTCATGTCATTCAGCTGTTTCTTATAATTTGCTTGAAAGTCTTCCATTTCCTGAGCGGTGCCGGAAAATCCTGCACTTCCTTTATGGACAAGCATCTGACAATGCTTAAAGGCATAACGTCTCTGCCCACCAAGAAAAATGATAAACCCAGCCGACATTACAGCTCCAAGACCTACCGTCACGATAGGGATTCTAGAACTAATAAGCATATCCGCAAAATAGAAAGCCTGATCAATATCACCCCCATAAGTATGGATAAGAATATAAATCGGTTTTAATTCTTCCTTCGGAATATCCCTTTCCTCAAAATTCAGTTGCATGATAGCTTTACTGAGTTCAATAAGACTGTAATCTTGATCAATTTCATAATCAATTGTGAATACCCGGTTGCTACGAAGTTTCCAATATGTATACTCCTCAGGAGACGGAATTTCACTCTACTTTGTATTTCCAATAAGAGGAAGTGTAAAAGTTTCAATATCCAAGGTTGATTCCCCCTTTTTTATTTGTATTTAATTACTGCTTATCTGTCTTGGCACGTTCCTTCTTTTCATCCTCAAGGATATCCGTCAGATCCTTCTGGAACTTCTCATTATCCTCGAACACAAAAATAGTACGCTTCTTATCAGGATCATTTTTGTCCGGCTTAATATCGACTATTCTGCACCCGGACTTAAGAAGTCTCCTTGCGATATAACTCTTAAAAATAATTTTTGTTTTTTCTTCCATTGTTTTAATCCTCAAATAATGTCGCAAAAATCTTGCTTGTATCGGAACGAACATCGTCATCGAGATAAATGCATGCGAATTCAGGCTTGCCCTTAAGGGTGTTGCAAGTCCGCACCAATGCATTATTCTCATTATCGCAGATCAAGGACTGTTTATAATCTCCGCTAAAGAAGATCCGCCCATTCTGACCAACTCTCGTTCCAATAAGTTTTATCTGTTTCTCTTTCAAATCTTCGGCTTCATCTACAAGTATGATAGAATTATCATATGTAGTACCTTTCATAAAAAATGGGGTATTGATTTCAATCTCCCCGCGTTGCTTCATGCTTTCGAGTTCGAATTCCCCGCCATCAAGCTGCTGTGCTAGTGGCAGAAAGAAGTCATTCAACTTCGCTTCCTTTTCTCCAGGAAGAAACCCAATTTCTTCGCCTTCTCCGCGGTATTCTCTTACTCCAACGATTTTAGACTGGTATCCTTTTTCTCTAACAGAGTAAAGCCCCATTCTCATCGTAAGATAAGATTTACCCGAACCATAATTTCCAAGCACACCGCATATCGTGATGTTCGGGTTTGCAAGCATATCCAACGCACATCTCTGAAGAGCATTTTTCCCTTTAATAAATTTCGATGATGGGAGGCGAAGTGGAACAAATTCCTCTCCATTATATCGGAGTTCAAACGGCTTTCCACCATCTGTCGGCACTGCAATCAGATATTCATTCATATACCAATCATCAAGATTAATATTCTCGATAGCAGTGTTAATATCATTCGTAGACCCGACAAATTCTTTATAACCTTTATAAATAGACTCCCCACTATTATCAGGATAATATGGATTCAAATCGTATTTGCCATCCGCAATTACTCGGCAACAAAGATCATATGTCACAAACTGGATGGGGCCGTTCGTTTTATTCACACGATCCGCATCTTTACATATCCTCTCGTCCGCACCGAACTCATAATGACTATCATTATTTACGATTTTCCAGTATTTTCCATAATTCAAATTAAGAAGTCTTACCATCTTTCTAGCGGCATACTTCACGTCCTCTGATTTATTTTTCTGGGTCTTTATATTCTAAAGCTCTTCAAGTGTTACAGTAGAAATCCAGAATTCTTCATCGAATATCTTTTCCTGTAACTTCAGTATGGCATTCGTGTCATAGAATTTAATCATTTGTCTGTCCTGCCCGAAGCTGTTCTTCCCTGTATCCGTCAAGATATTTCATTGTCTTATACGACTCGGTTGCCCAATATCTTTTTCTATTCTGGTGGGTTCTCGAAGACATATGAATATCCTTTCCACGACCGCATTTTCTAAGATAAAATGCTTCATCTTTTGTAATATGAACCATCTGAGTACCTCTCTTCAAAAGAAACAGGAAGCGCATATTTCAACACTTCCTGTCACAAGCAAATTAGTTTCAGCCCTTCACAACTTCTTTAATGTGTGGAGTGAAATGAGCCTTCGGTCTGAATGTAGCCGGATACTTGACCTTCTCGCCAGTGAGCGGATTCACGCCATTCCGGGCGGCGGACTCATGGCAATCGACTCTCAGCCCCTTAAGAAGCTTAACCTCGTCATGTCTTGCCATGCAATCCTCGAAGATAGCATCGAGGCTCTGAAGCATATCTCTGATATCCTTCTTGTGAATTCCAGTCTTTGCATTAATTTCATCAACAATTTCTACTCTAGTCATTTTCTGTTCTCCTTTTGTATAAAAATTTGGTTTTGTCTCACGGAGATTCGTTCTCTCCACGATAAACATTATTGAAAATCGCAAAACTCCGCTCCTATAGCGGACTTTCTGAAAAGTTGCCTGTAACAGAGGCGTTTTCAGCATTCACCCTTTACAAAGCAACTTAAGAAAGCTTTTGGATTACTATGATAAAGGATAATAAGGATTTTCCGCCCTATTTTATTAGACTTTACAGTTACATCCCTTGAATCATCATTTATATTGATTCCAAATGCAATCTGTATAAGTCTATGTGTGGTTGCGAGATTAATCTTCATTCCTCTAATCGCATTTGTAAGTTCGTCCGTTTTCTCCACAACTTTTTCGAATCCCTCAGATGTACTGAAAAGTTCTCTGTGATCATAAAGATAATATGCGTATGTCTCTATCATCTTTCGGATTTCACCAACCTTTTTAGAATCGGAATTTCTCCTATTGGCTGGAATTTTCCGCAGAAACTTCTCATTTGGTATATCTTTTGTCTTGGAAGCGCCTTGAATTTTATCAAGCCACGATTCAAGATAATTCATCGGGCAAACAAGGTCTTCATTAATACGATTCGTAACTTTTTGCCGACCAGTTTTGATGTCTTCATATGGAAGTTCTTTCCCATTCTTCGTTACAGGCACATCTCTTGTGTATCGAAAGAAGAGTGGAAAATCACTGCGTTCTTCCTTACCATCAATTACAGTAGTTCTAGCCATACATGGAAGAGACTTGATTCTTGCAATCTCGTCCATAGTATCTACAGAATAGACCCTTTTCACACTATCTATGCTGCACTGCTTGTCGTTACATCAACAGCTATTTATCTGTTGCTTCAATAGGTTTCCCTATAGATCGGACTATATCATCACCTTGAGAATATCTTTTAGGTGTCCTGCACTCGTGTTCGGATATTGATCCCCTTCTCACCGATTAGTCTCTGAACCTTCCACTTACTTCTACAGGATTTAGTGGCTTGGCTTCTGATTAGCATAAGTAAATAACTACAATTTATATTTTTCATATCGGTTTACTAATGGCATCTTCATAGGTTCTTTATTCATAGTCATTTACTCTTAGCTTTCCAGAAATTCACAGGATATTTTATGGGGCATATTTCTATGCGACCGGCCCAGTTAATTAAGCCAATACTGCTAGAATTACTGAAATATCATACAATTGTTTGGTTTGTTCATTGTTTATATTATTCGCAATGTTTGTTAAATAATATGTTACTGCCAACATCGCCAAATTCGATGATTCCCCTATCGCACGTTGGCTCTTGGCAAAGCGATTATCCATAAGTGCATACGAATCTGGAGTATTGTCATATGTCAACCCACTTTCAGGGATAGCATTCACTACCGTTGGGAAATCTCTATATGCAATCTTTGAACCCTTTACCATTTCTTGTTGGTTAGTTGCAAAAACAAAATCGCTGTCAAAATCGCCATATTGTTATGTCCGTGGCTCTTTATCCACGGCAGCTCTCAGTTTCCTAAGAGTATCGGACTATCTCATTACCTTCACCATTATGTGTTAAGGTATTCGGCACTCGTGGGGGTGTTATTGGGTATCTCCTCAACCCCTAGTCTCTAAACCTTCCAGCTACTTTCTGATATTCACTGGCTTGGTAATTGATTGGCTGGCATTGTCAGCTTTCCAATTTTCACCGAATATTTTTAGAAGTGCGTTTCCGCACAACTGGCCCCGATTGTTGAGCCGTTCATCCGAGGCTGAATATCAGTCCCAATACAATTAACAGCAATTATATTTTTACTAAAATCAAAATACTTCTCCATTTCGGGAGAGTAGTGGTTATGAAAATATGCTATATTGTTTGCTGAATTCTGTGGGGATCTAAAAGCACACAAATACTCACCATCTTCAAACTGTTTCGTGTAACACTGTATAGTTCCATCCTCATGTAACAGCGTTTTGTCATTCTCAGGAGCTTCCCCCATGCTGTAAAGCAGTAGAGCATATGGATTTCCACAAAGCGTCAGATTATCGCCTCTAACGAATATCTTCCCTTTGCGAAGATTGTTGACATAATGCCGGATGATATCCGCTTTGTCTCGTTTCCACATAACGCTTCTTGCGAACTCTTTATTCTGTTTGTATAGGTCAGCCAACATCTCATAATGATTGACTGCCGTGGCATTCTCTCGCAGAAACTTCTCGTAAATATCATTGTTGTTTTTCATATCTTCTACATATTTAATGCTTGTAGAAGCTATTTTGCCTACATCTTCATAAGTGGTCGGGAGAGTATTGAGCATCTGGTAACTCATTCTGTTATAGTTCCCTATATAACTAAGTTTGCTTGGGTGGTCTGTCTTTACGATTCCCCATTCTTCCCCATCCGCTCTAACTTTTTCGCACCAGTAGCCATACGCCTCAGTAGGGCTGTTCCCCATAAGAGAGATAAATTTCTTCCACTTAATAGCATTATCTGTCGTTATCATTTTGATATCTTTTAAATAATGCCTGTATCCAAACATATCGGTAATCTGATAAGTTTCATAGTCAATTCCGTGTTTGTCGCAGTAATCATGGAAGAACAGCTGGATATTAGTCTTAAACGCACAAGCCTTGAAAAAATGGTTTCTCAGCAACGCCATTCCATTACAGTATCCGGGCAGAATCGAGGACTCAATAAGTGCCATCCCGTCCCACAGAGTATTCTTTACTTCCGTATCCTCTCTTGACACGTAGCACATCATCTTGCCGTTATCGCCTTTTTTAGGTTTAATCACATCCGCAACTGTTTTATAGAACGAATCATAATCCTTTAAGATTAAAATATCCTGTACAGGAATGTGAACGGTGCCGACTATCGTCGAAGTTGTCAATGGCATATATGCCGACATCTCAACGATTTTAGCCTTTTTCTTCGGCAACTTGATTCCCATACTTAACCAGTTATAGGCTTTATCATAAAGTTCAGAATTGATGAAGATTACAGTCCCAACTTTGGCATGGGAAGCATTTCTCTCCAACATCTTATAGTGAATCTTTTCATCTGAGTCATCCCCAAACCCCTTATAGGTCACATCAATGCCGTTTTCATACATCAAAATTCTAAGGTTTTCTTTCGAAATTTTCTTAAATTTCGACTTATTTTTGATTGTTTTTGCCAATAAATCCTTCATTTTTGTGATTTTTTCATCATTCCCAGATTCTTCGGCACTTTGAAGCATTTTTTTGATATGAGAGTACTCTTCATCGTACGATCTCGTCCCAAACCCGAAATCAATACATATCACGTCCCTGGTAGAAATATCCTTATAATTTTTAAGTCCATTGTTCTTCAGAAACGTAAGAAATAAAGAATTACACAACATCGCCTATTTGTAGTCACAATGATCCCGCACCCCCTGATTGTACATATACAGCGGAGCAGCAGAGTAGTTTCGTATCTTTAGTCCGTATTCACTCATTCATTCACCTTTTCATCCGATACAATAATCTTTGAAATGTCATCAAGGTTGTAAATCCCCATCCACTGGTCGCCTCTACGCACAACAAAATTATTCTTGTTGATTGTGTAGTCAGTGATTCCATCGGCTTTCTCCGACCACTCATCATAAAGGTCATCATTGTAATGATGTAGTGGATAAATTCTGATTCTCATACTGTCACCTCTTTTCCCGATCATAATAGTTTTTAGATCCCACAGTCATGGTAATACCTCCAATAACTATCTTTTTCGATTAATCTCACAAAACCATCCTCGCCCCACAATGCGGACAATAATATTCTTTAAACGAATTCTCAGGAACAGCCCCATCTTTCTCCTGATTCATGATTCTGTCATAATCTCTCCAGGAAATTTGATACCCGCAATTGGAGCATTCATAGGTTTCGTATCTCCCCATATGCTCTTCGCCATCATCACTGCCAACCCATGCCGCATATTTTACAGGTACGGCATTAATTGTTGGAATCTTGTCGATTGCTTTTCTAATCACCATAAAGACAGCATCAGAGATATCATCAACAAAATCGGAATTAGAGGCTATTTCATGTGGAATCTTGTTCGCATCAATGAGTCTCATTTTTTATTCTCCTTATAAGGGGTGGGCAGAGGCATCCAAGCAGTCCGATGCACCTTTATTCCGGGAATAAGATATTCGTCAGAATAAAAAATCCAATATCCTTCGCCATAAACATCTCCGCTGTGCCAACTTGCAATATCTACGAAATTTCCCCTACATCGTTTTCCATTCTTCTCAATATAGTAAGAAATCAGTACGTCATCGGCACAATCTGGAAATCTTTCATCTAACGAAATCCACTGATTAACAATCGGCATCTGATCAATCATTCGTAACACTTCATAAGGATGAATGATGGAATCCGACAAAGCCCCATGATATTCGTCTTCAATTTTCCGATTAAACGAATCAGCATCTATCAGTCTCATTTTTAATCTCCAGTATATCTGTAAGCACTTCTCGAATCATGATAATCGTCCCATGATTCCTTAATCATTTCACCCATAGTATCATTTTGATAGGGCGGGAGAGGCATCCAAGCGACAACATCTTTCACTTTGTCCTCGTCGTCAGTTGCATACCAATGACCATTGTATCGTTGCCCAATATGGTATTTAGGATTAGGAACACCATCAAAATATTCCATCTCAATAAATAAAACTTGGTCACCTTGATCTTCTGGAACTTTCACCGTTACAGGAATCCATCGCGGCAGGTCATCCATTTGGCAGGTCTTGCAGAACAAGTTGTCATCTGACGCATACGGCGCATTCCAACAAAAATGGTTGCACATTTCTGCACGGATTTCGTCAATCGTCATGGTTATCCTCTCTACTGACATGTCAAATCCCCCATATTCCCCCAAACCCAACAGTTATTTGTGGGAATCACCACCCAAGTTTCCACTCCGGGAGTTTCTGCCCACACTTATAACAGAAGTTCGCCACTATAGTTACTGGCGTTCCACAGACAGGACAGCGACCTGTGTATTCCTGTCCTGTAGGCGGGACAAGCCTCCGCACCGCATCCATAGCTTTACTTATCGTGTCTCTTTCCTTTGCATTAGAGGGATCAGTTTCTGCCAACATAATAAGTAAAGCTTTTATGTCATCGTTTGTGTATTCTTCCATAATATGAACCTCTTAATCATAATCCCATTCTGAAACATTCAGCTTTTTCTTCGGAAGCCGATAGAACTCATCCAACCGCTTATCATATACGTAGTATCTCCCACAATCGGGGCAGTGGCAGAGGATTTCCCCAAAGTCCATCTTATTCACCGCTATTCTATGTAGATCCTTGTGCATGCAGAACAGTTTCACCTGGAACATCTCCCTTCCATTTCAAGATTTCTTCATGATTCATCCACCCAGTCATGTCAATGGCGCAAGTCTTCTCCATTTCCTATATAATCATTCTTGCATAGCCACGTATTGCTTCATCCTACTAAACATCTCGCAATACCCGCATAATATCTCCCTGTAGGGCGAAAAACTCATTATCCAGCTTCATTAAATCCTAAAGTTCCATATGCCCCTCCTCAAATATGGCAATCAACGATATCCAAAACCCATTCCGGGTCGGCGGCATCAATAAACCTTTCCCTGTAATGGTCATACCAATCGATCTTCTCATCAGGGGTCTCGCTCGACCACCCGAACCATCCGACCTTCCCAGGGGCATGCCATTCCCCATCCGGCGTAATCACCGCATAAGTTGAAAATTCCGCTTGAATCTTCGCATATTTTTCTCTTGTCCCATATGTATCAATGTAATATTCCGGCTTGTACCAACTTAATGTCTTATCGTTTCCGACAACATATGAATCCCAGAAATCGAGTGCTGCTTTGTACTCATCTTTATCCAGCGGAAAATCAAGATCTTTCATAACCCCGCCATTAACAGATTCGCCCTTTTTATTATAAATAGGGATATACGGCTCTGAAAAACTCCACCAGTCCCACTTTGATTTTAGATTATATGTGGAATAGATATTACCTTTCTCGTCATGTTCATAACCATCCGCCACGCATTCCCAACACTCATCGTCAGACTTTTCACTATACCCATCGTAATTTTTCCGAGCCATGTCAATGGCTTCCTGCCGGGTATATTTCAGATACTTTTCAACCTCGATATTCTCATCATACGGGGCGAGAAGATCCTCGACCTTTTGCTCCGGCCTATGAAAAACAGCTACTCTGTAATGACTCATAACAAACCTCCCTTACATCCAAACCGTAGTGACCTATAAACATGAGGATTCACAACTTCAATCCCATACACATCACATAAATGAATGATTTCGTCATATAGATCTTTCCACGGGTCCCAGTGCATTGGATTAAACAACGCTACACACTTTGACACCGATAGCCACAGACATATATTTGCTAATTGAGACAATTCACCTTCATGAATAGCTTTTCCTTTCATAAATTTCCAATCGTACACATGGAAATGTATTGTCTCTTCTTTATGCTTATTTGATAATTTTTCCATTAACCCCTTACCGCGTAAATTAAAAAAACATTCTGCAACATCATCTGTATAAAACGGCGGGAAGAGCATCAGACAGTTCGTTTCATTCTCCATCAGTGCATTTCCTTTTGCCGGACTTTGACGCAGATGCCGGGACAGTTGTGATAGACTCCTTGTCATAAGTCAATTTCATCATCTCCCCTCTACACACGCAAATAAATTTATCCCATCCTTATGTATCGTATATAAAAGAACAGGCACTCCATCCTGCACGGCCTTTACAGGGGGAAGATAGCAAGTTGCAATCGTTGGATCTTCGTCCGCCCACTTTATATCTCTGAAATCTCCTTCATTATGAGAGACAATCGTCCCATAACCGATATCATCCTCCCACCACCCATACACCTTCCTAGGCCAGTGCTTGAAAAACATCAGTGTACCATCCCTGTTTCTCGCCAAAAACAGATAGTCATCACTGAACGAATCGACCACATCTCTCTCTGTCTGCCTGATAGGAGAGAGCAGCTTAGAAATTTCTTCTTTTGTTTTATATACAACTTCATCTATATTAATTTTCATTTGTGCCTTCTCCCCGTATCCATTCTTTCAGCAGCTCCCGCATCCTGTAAGAAGGAATATATAACCATATTTCCTTCCCGTCTCGTATAGCAGACCGCCACACCCACTGCAGCATCTCTGAAAGAGCAAACCCATCCTCGTCTATTTGAATTCCATTCTGGTTAAAGAAGATCCGGACTGGCGCACTCAAGTATCGGTTCACAAGATATGCTAAACAGTTCCGATCCCGGTAAGCATTAGTGGCGCGACTATTACACTCTAGGAATGCCCCCTTAAATCCTTTATCGGCTATCTTTTCCCTGTACCGAATGTAAGTTGTCCACAACACCTTCTTATCGGGGACCTTTAAACACTCATGCTTGAAAAACGTAATCACGTTTTTTCTTAATGTGTCCTCAGGGTGTTTCCTTTCATACCCGCCCATACTGAGATCAAACATATCAGCCCCAACACTGTTTAATTTAGGCTTGTCACAAATATGTATTAACTTGGAATAATCATACTTCTTATTACTCCGATAAGGAGTAATAACAAAATGGTAATCATCCGTTACATATAAGTTGCGATATGACAAATTGTAATACTTAAAATAGTATGCTTGTACAGAATATTTGAATAAGTATGTTAATATAACGACCTTATCAAACGTCTGAAAGACCTGTACAGGAAAAATCTTAACAAGGGTGCCGTCCCCAACATATGCTATCTGCCCACTATCTATGAGCTGCTTTACTTCGCTGAAGTATCCCCCGGAATCCGGGTAGTCTGACTTGTCAGACCTCCACTTGCACATACGAGTAGATCTGTCAACTCCTACAAGACTATCCATCATCACGTTGATATCTGCCCTGTTAAGCGTCACGCCCTGGACAACATTACTCACTTCATCCATAATGAGAGTATAATGATGTTTGCGAAGCAAACCCATGACCTCGTCATCAAAACGCTCGAAGAGAGCATGGGTCGAAGCTACGTTATCACCGTTAGCAATCAACCGCTTTAGAGAAGCTAACTTACTTCCCCCGTCCTTCGGGTCAGGAGTGCGAAAACTGCGTTTTCGACATTGAGGTATGATTCTATTGTTTATTTCATCCAGAAAAGGAGTAATGTAAATGATCTTACATTCTTCGTGTTCATTCATGTAGTTGATCGCTGCCGTTGTCTTGCCGGACCCCATAGGAAGATCCGCCACCCAGATTTCCACGAACTCGCCCCCTTCCTTCAGTTTCGTTAGTTTTCGTAACTATCTGTATAGTAGCACATTAATATATGCCTGTCAATAGCTATGTTTTGAAAAGTGAGCAAAAATAATTACGAAAATATCCACGAAACTTCGAAAAAATAACGGCGTGGGGGATTGGGGGGTGTTTTACCTCCGATAGGTCCCCAAAACTAGCAATTCGTTCAGGCTCTTCTTACCGACTTTTCTCTTCTATATATTATAAGAGATGGGTGCGAAAACCTCTCTATTTAAGCCAATCTTGAATCCATTTTGTCACCAAAATGGAGAAAAACGGTGACAAAATTCTCTGAAACCCCGCTCCAGGCTTGCTCTAAAAGTTGTCACCACTTTGGTGACAAAAAAGTGACAGCCAAGATACGGAGTGATCCCTCTAAATATATATATTATACTAAGTTGCTGACCGTGCCGTAGCCCCCAGCGAAGGCACAAGGGAAGCAACGCAGGAGATCACAATATATACCTGAATATAGTGGCTGAACTAAAAATCTACCGAATTATCTGTATTTAGTCCCCGTAGTAGAATACCCTTCGGGTATAGCCTGTACAGAAAAAAATGGACGACCCCCTTCGAGACCACCGGGGTCTCTCCGGGGTCTTAATTTTATGTAATACCTAAAATTCCATTCCTATCATTTTTTTGGTACAGGCTAAATCTCTATAGATATTTCTTCGCATCCACATATCTCTGTTTTCTGTGTAGATGAAATTAATTTCTTACTTCATATCTAGCCCCCCACTGCTTTTAGTTCATATATTGGTGAGCAACAGAATGGGGAATTAACTTACTGTCGTTCACATTTACTTCTTTTCTTGTTATAGGTAGAAATTAATATCTTGTCTAATATATGTCTAAAGCAAACTAGTGAACTCCAGTAAGTTAATATAACAGCTACATTTTCAATAGCTACATTTTTCCTGATATAGGCTGAACCTATAACTAAAAAGATTTTTTCGTACAGGCAAAACCTATAACAAACTGAAATACTCTGTTTTAGGTTATATCAAGGATCTAAAAAACTTATCTTATCTTCGTAAAGGAGCAACTGAGGGGAAGGCGAGAGAAGGGGGGAAGGGGGAATGAATAGAATTTACATGGGTGGTGTGTGGAAATAGCACTTAAGCCGGATCACTGCCCTTGAGTCATCATGGGAGTTAGAACTATCCCTATGTAAACCTTTGTATACTTGCATATAATTTTTAGGTATATTAATATAGCATTGTCAACAAAAGTTGATCCTTACAACTTGAACAAGTACCATGAACAAGTTGAGTGAACTGAATAATACAGCCCTAAGAAGAAGAGTTAATGCAACTCGTCCCGACAGTTCAGAAACCTCCCCGAAGTAGTTCAAAATGTCGATTGTAATGACTTAATCATTGTGGTCGATGTACTAGCAAGGGATACTTTTACTAGAGATAAAAAGCAAGGCTTGCTGTAGCAAACTTACCTACACGGTATTTTAAAGGAAGGAAAACAACTATGAATAAGAAAACAGATTTTACACCGAATAACGAAAATGTAGCATTTTTTGAGATTCTGAACAGATACGACAAAATGGTAGTAGCGGGGATTCACCTTACTATACAGAAGAAAGAAGCAACTACAGAGCAGCTTGTAACTATTGCCGACAGACAGAAAAGGTTGAACAAGAACATGCACAAGTTTTTGTGTGAAACTTTCCCGACTTCGGTTTATGAATCTTATACAGACTCCTTTAATGATATGGAAAGTGATATTAAGTATTCAGATTTTAAAGCTTCCATAGGAAAGTTTCTCAAGATGTACGGTGTTAACAATATCGGCTATCAGACATTATCCATCGTAGCAAAATCAGTAGGAATCAACAAAACGAATGGAAAGAAGTATCTTTCAAATGAATTCGTAAGCACGAAAAGCAAGGACACACTTTATAAATTGATTCTTCAAACATTGATGTCTCTAGCGGGCGATAACTGGTTACAGTATCGCCGTAAGAGAAACGGAATGTTTGACATCCGATGACCGATTCCTAAAGGGAAGGGCGGAGAGATCCGCTCTTCTCTTTTTATTTTTTTTTTCGTGCGCGCATATATAACACACGAAAACCCTATGACCGTTACGCGTAAGGGAAAAACCCTAGTGGATGTAGCGTGTGTGGGAAAAACCCAGTGTGAACGTCACATGACGTTCTTTTTTTATGTCGCATGGGCGACAGGAGGACGATTATGAGTAATAACGACCGTGAGTTTTGGGTGTGGATGGCTGAAGCCATCTGCGTGTCCGTGTGCGTGGCTGCTTTTGTAGGTTGTGCTTTTGGTTTGGGGATCATTGATTCCCTTGGTATCGGACTTATGGCATTCCTGTTTCAGTGGGTAGTCGAGGATGTCATGGAATATTTCGGGAAGGGGGTTTTGTCATGAGCTATGTTATCGCACATAGAGAGGGGGGACGATTATGAAGGGTAAAGCAAGTGTAAGCGATGTCTATGATTTTGTAACATTGAAAGGGTTGTCGATTGTGCAGACTTGCCCAGTTCAGAGACGTAACGCCGAGGGGCGTAAATTCAACGGTACAGCATTCTGTCTGAGTGGGGAATTGTCGGGAGAAGACAAAGAAATGATTCATAAAGCGTGGTCGAATGCGTACACGTTCATGACGTTCTGCGAGTATGCTCCTGAGATCACAAAGTCATGGGTGGCGGTGTATGACTACACCCGAAAGTTTATGGAGAGGTGAGAATATGTTCAATTGGAGAGAATCGAGGATGGGCATCGTCCTGTTGAGTGAGTGAAAACCTGGCGGTTATAAGAAAGGAGAATTAATATGAGGAAATTTGATATCCTCCCGAAGGCATTTCGGGACTATGCAATGGAACTTACTGAGATGCAGAGGGAATGGGAGAAGACGCAGAAAAGAACGTATCGCCCATTCTGGCTGATGATTGCTGACAACTTTGAGATGACAGGGTCTCCTGTACATCTGTCTGACCTTACAGGCAAGATGAAGGGAATCCGCGGAATGACCACATCCTGCAAGGGCAACAAATTATGTGAAAAGCGGATGAAGTGCGAGTCACTCATCTGCCATGAGTGCTTTGCGGATAATACTCTTGCCCGCTACTTCTTCGCCATGTTGTGGGCTTTGTGGAACAGCTTCGTGCTGAACTATGCCATTCTTCCTATGGAATGGCTGCCCGACTTCAAGGGGGACAAGGAAGGCAGAATTGAGCCTTTAGGGGATCAGAGAAGTGAGGTACAGAGTTTGAACACTTTGTACACGATTGAGAAGAATCCGGCTACATCGTTTGGGTGGTGGTCGAAGAATCCGTGGTTTATCCGTGACGCACTTCATCTATACGGAGATAAGCCTAGCAACATGTGGATGATTTACAGCGTGGCGAAGAAGAACCTGGTTGTGGATGAGGAAACGCTCCGCAGAGTACAGAGACAGTTTCCATTCGTTGATGCGATCTTCGCTTGCTATGAGAAGTCGTGGCTTAAGGAAAACTGCATGGACATCGACCACTTCATCAACTGTGGGGGTCGGCATTGTCAGACTTGCGAGAACTGCTGTTATCACAAGGTGAGCAGAGTCAAGGTTGTCCGTGAGATCGTAAAATAAAGATTGACAAGAGCAAATTAAGGAATTATAACTGACCTACAAGCGAGTTCGGGGAGAGGGGAAGAATCATGAAGAAACTGAAATTGAACTTCTATGGAGAGGATTTCGAGCTTGGCCTGATAATTGCTAATTACGAATCAGATGGGCGGATTTACTTGGGGCTTATTGATGAGGACGGTGAATCATTCTCAGACTTGACGGTCTGCCTTAACGATCACAGACCTTCATCCTTGCCTGATGAGACATACATTTCCGCTCCGTATGGCGTGGATTTGTTGGAGAAGTACGGAATTGCTTCCAGAACTGGCAAGTTTGGGTATAGTGGGTATGCTCACTACCCACTTATGAAAATCAACTTGAACAAGGCTCGTGAGTACGAAGTGAAGGGAGAGTAAATTATGAAGAATGTTGTAGTACTGGCCGTTTACAAGGATATTGACTATGCCCTTATTGCAAGGGTTGACCCCGAAACAAAGAAAGCGTGGGAGTTCGTGGCTGCTTGGGCACCGGAAGTCGATGACCCGAATGACATTCATTGGGGGCAGGGGCATTACTACAGAGATTTTGAAGATGCGGTGGAGCATATCAATGATGTGCAGAAGTTCGGTTCTGAAGGCAAGTGGACTAGGGCAAATTGGTAAAAGAAGGGAGAATGATCATGGCTGATATCAGAGGATTTATCACAAATCTAGGCAAGTACAACGAAGGTGACTTGGTCGGCGAGTGGATTGAATTCCCGATCGATGAGGATGAGTTGGAAGAGGTGTTTGAGCGTATCGGAATCTCAGACGAACCCGATGAAGATGGAAACATCTATGAGGAGTACTTCTTCACGGATTGGGAGTTGCCCGATGGGATGAATCTTGGAGAGTATGAGAGCATTGACGATGTAAATGAAATGGCTGAACAGATTGATGACTTCGATGATGACATGATGAGGGTGTTCAACGTGGCGATGGATGAAGGGTATGACTTCGACAATGCGGTCTCAATCGTGGAAAACAGAGATTACATAATATGGCATGATTGCGATGACATGGGGGATGTCGCAGAGCAGTATATTGATGAGTGCGGAATACTTGAACAGATTCCTGAATCGTATCGAAATTACTTCGATTATGAGAAGTACGGAAGAGACATGGAACTTGAAGGGGAATTCGTGCAGGACGGCAATGATTATATTCAGATAATGGGGTGATGATATGGTACTGGCAGAATTCTATGCATACGGAATGAATGGTTATGCGTTGGGGCATGACGAAGAGGAAGCAAAGAACTTAGCAATTAAAGAAGTGAAGAAAATTCGTAAGAATATATGGAAAGGCAATGCAGATGATGAGTTGTGGTGGTGTGGGGCGGATTATGCAGACCCATTCAACCCCGATGAAATCAATTACTTTGAGATTGAACCAGGCAAGGCGATTTCATTCTAAAGGAGAGTGTGTGGAATGTTGGAAGATTACATTGTGGCATATGAAAAGGCATTGAAAGAACATGATGCAAAGGCTCAGAAAAAGATTGAACGGGATCTTGCGAAGCTGGGTATGGATAAGATCACTCTGAATTGTTTGGTAAAGGAAAGGATGGTATTGACATGAAGAAATTAAAGGTACTTGTAGCGTGCGAAGAGAGTCAAAGGGTTTGTGAAGCTTTCAGAAAGAGGGGGCATGAAGCATATAGCTGTGACATTCTTGAGCCGTCAGGCGGACATCCAGAATGGGCGATTCAGCAGAACGTGCTTCCTCTGATTGATGGGAACTGTGAGTTCATGACATTGGACGGAGAGAAACACATGATTGGACATTGGGACATTATTGTGGCTCATCCGCCCTGCACTTACCTCACAGTGGCGGCAAACAAGCTGTACAACGTAGAGAGGTACGGAGATAAAGCTGTGAAGAGACTTGCCGATAGAGAAGCCGCAATTAAGTTCTTCAAAAGATTCACAGTTGCGAACTGCGACTACATCGCAATTGAAAATCCGATAGGAGTGATGAGTACGAGGTATCGCAAACCCGACCAGATTATTCAGCCATATATGTTCGGTGACCCAGTAAGGAAAGCAACTTGCCTGTGGCTGAAAGGTCTGCCGGAACTCAAACCGACAAACGTAGTCGAGCCGAATATCATTCCTTGTAAAGGCAAGAAGAAGAACTACACGTTTTCGGGACCCGCATGGAATGTCTACGATGAAAATGGCAAGGCTCTTTCCTACAGGGACCCGAGGGTATCGAGGGCAAGGAGCAAGACTTATCCCGGTATCGCTGAAGCAATGGCAGAACAGTGGGGAGACTTTGTTTCCTCAGAAAGGAGAACTAACAATGAATAATCAGAGAAGAAAAGAGATTCGTAAAGGACTGAAGCTGCTTGAGGAAGCGAAGGACATCTTTGAGGAAACCGGGACAGATGAGAGAGACTCATATGACAATCTGCCGGATAACTTGCAGGACAGTGATAAAGCCTATGCAATGGAAGAAGCCGCCGACACATTGGATGACGCGGTAGATGCTATTGAGGACATGATTGACACAATCGAAAATATCTTGTAAAGGAGCGTATATTATGATAGGATGGAAACTGATGAGAAAGTATAGTAATGGGGTCTACGGACCCCTCTATGTGGGGACCGATGACAGATGGAGAATCGGCGATAAGGTATTTGCAAAGGAAGGGGACAAGGCAGAAGATGGAGTTCATGTAAAGTCAAAGCTTGGGGATCTTGCATATCGTCCGGGACTTCACCTCAACTATGATGCTCCGCACGTTGAACACATCTATTCGATGCACAATGGGGTCAAGTACATGAAAGATGGGTGTGTATGGGTAGAGGTCGAGTACTCAAGCAACATCAACTACCAGAACGAAGCAAGAGAGAACGGATGGCTGAATGGGCGGTGGGCACCCAAGAGGGCACAACTTGATCATGTTCCGACAGATGGATATTATAAATACAAGACATCGTCTAATATGAGAGGGTGGTGGGTCATTTGCGGATGGATGAAACTTATCCGCGAAGTTCCGTGGGATGAGGTAGACAGGCTGTGCAGAGAGAAGGGGCTTGTTCCCCTTCCAGTATACAGAAAGGAAGTGGCATGATGAGAGAATTAGGAAGAACCTTCATACTGGACAGAACATATAAACTTCACGGTGAAGAGTTTAACCGAATCGAGGTGGCGTTGAAGTATTACAAGGGAGAATATTTGGTATCGATTATTCCAGTAAGAAAGAAGGATGGATTCGAATCGCAGATATTTTTCTTAAATGAGACACAAAGATTTTGTATCTCTAAAGGAAAAAGATTCAGCCAGAAAAAGTTCGACAGCCTTGCTGGAAACTGGTCAAAAGAAAAAATGGCAAGAGAAGCATCCAGTTGGTTTTTCGGTTGTTATATTGACATTGATAAAAATAATTATGAGGAGTGGGAGAAATGAATAGAATTAGAGTGAATTGTATGTACCGGGTGCAAAAAAGCGAAGCGAAGATGCTGTATGATGCAGGACTTCCAGTAACACTGTGTCCGAGCAAGATGCGACCACATGACAGATATTACAATATGTCGGCAGATATCGATAACGGTGATGGGGAATCATTTGAGAAGAAACTGATGTACTTCGAAGCATATAATTGTACGCTCACAGAAAATGGATTGGAACGGAGATGTTGTTTACAGAGGGCATAGGTACAAAACAGAGTTTGAAGCCGACGAAACAGCATGGGAAGTACTTGAAACCAGATTTGGTTGGTGCAAGGACGCAACGTATTCAGTATTTAAGATAGGAGAGTAAATTATGGTAAAAGTATTAGTTGCTTGTGAAGAGAGTCAGCGTGTATGTGAAGCTTTTAGAAAGGTTGGGGCGGAAGCATATTCCGCAGACCTTCAGGATTGTTCCGGCGGTCACCCCGAATGGCACATCAAGGGAGACGCTACACATCTCGTTAATGGAAGGTGTGAGTTCATAACTTGTGACGGGAAGAAACATAGGATTGATGGGAAGTGGGATCTGATCGTTGCTCATCCGCCCTGCACTTATTTGAGCAATGCAGGGGCAAGACACCTTTATCCTCACGGAGTTCTCAATGAAGAGAGATATGAGAAAGGGAAGAAAGGCGCGGAGTTCTTCCTTAAAATGTTGAATGCGGATTGCGATCACATCGCAGTAGAAAACCCGACACCTTCGAAAGTATATGGTCTTCCGAAATGTAGCGAAGTCATCCAGCCGTGGGAGTTCGGACATCCTGTACAGAAAAGAACGTGCCTTTGGCTGAAAGGGCTGCCCACACTGACCCCGACCGACATCGTGCCGAAAGAGAATCGGCAGAGTACAAAAGTCGTAGGGAATTGGTTCAACAAAGGAGGGAAGGAACGGCAGAAGAACAGATCAAAGACATTCTACGGAATTGCCAAAGCGATGGCAGAGCAGTGGTCGGTAGCAATATGAAAGGGGAAGGAGATACCCATGAGAAACGCAAATTATAGTCATAATTCGATTGAAAGAAGATATATGTATAAGATATCCAATATGTACGGAGAAGCTGTTAGAGGGGCTTATACGAGCTTTGAGGATGCTGTCCGTGAAGCTGGGAAGCTTGAGAAAAAGAACGGTGGTCTGTATTTCGTGACAATGTCGGGAAGGAGATAAAACAATTTTATATGGAATCGCTGACCCAGACGATGAACTTGAGGAAGCACCATATGATTGTATTGAATATATCGATGGGCCGAACCCACTTGGATATATTGATAGGAATGGTGTGGTTCATGAACCGAGTATTTAAGAGAGGTGGTAATTATGACACAGGAAGGATTAGAGAATCTAAAGATTGGAATCATCGGACAGGCCGCCCAAGACTACATGAGTTGTTTGAGGTGCGGGAAACTTAGGCGAAAAGAGATGGAAGAATTGAAAGAATTCTTTTATTCCGATTGGTTTGAAATGCTGACGGATGTTGATCCAGATTATTTAATCAATAAAATGGAAGAAGAAGTCCGAAATGAGAAAAGGAGAAAAAGGGCATGAAGTGGTATGCAGTACAGACGGCAGATTACATGGAATGGGACGATGGTTCCCCCGATTACAACGAAGCAGTCAGGATGGCAAAAAAGTATATCGAGGACGGAGAAGAGGGGGTTCAGATAGCTGTCATCGAAGAAGATGAGAATGGGCTTGGGATTGTCTGCCTGGAAGAGATTAAGCCGGAGGATTTTTGAATGGAAGTTAAAATGAATAATTATAAGATTACTGTAGTTGGAGTAACTGAGGATGATAATCTTACAATTGAAGGCCAGTACAAGGCGATGAACGAGAGCGATGCACTTGAACAGGCTTTGATGAACTTGAATATGTGGTATTCCGGCTGGCAGTGTATTGATGATAGCGGATCGGAAATCACTATCATCGATGAGTCTCTTCCAGACCATGAAATTACGTTAATCGCAGAAAAATTGAATAAGAAAAGAAAGGAGATATTAAAATGAGTAGTTATATGGAACGTGCGGCAATTGAAGCAATCAGAAAGGCTGAAGAGGAAGACGATTACACAGAATACAACGAGTTGATGGAAAACCCGGACAATTGGGATATGCTCGATTGGATGATGCGTGGCGAGGAATCGATTGAAGAAAGGAACAGATGATTATGGAAATGGAATTCATTATTACGAGAACCGATACAAATGAGAACATCAAGATTTCAAGGGAACAGCTGTGCATGATTCTTGATGCTCTTTCTCAGTACGCAGAGATGTCCCCTGAAAAAAGAAGAATTTCTATCCCTGAAAACAAAGGAATTGGTCGTCTGGATGTATGGGATCTTGAGAACTTGATTCACTGGGGGCTTCAAGGGAAGTGATCAGTACATTCCGATTGATAGAAAGGGGAAAATTAAGATGAATAAAAGAGGACTTCTTGTAAAAGCAATTGCAGATTATTGTATCACTGAGGCCGCCTATAAAACAACGTATGGGAACTGGTGTGTTGATGTCGAAGAGATTAAAGATGTATTTGGACTTGATCCCAGGCTTCACGAAGACATCTGGAAAGAAGTGATTGATGAGGTTGTTGGTTGGAAATACTGTCTTGATTACCCGTACACAGAACTTGATGATAACGGATCATTTGGGGTTTTCGCCGACATGAATGTATCGGCATTCTTTACAGAAGATTATGCCGATACATATTGTGAAGAAAAGGAAGATGCATATGACAATGTAAGGACTAAATGGGAAGAGATGCGTAGCATTATGAATGAACTTGGAATTATGATGCCCAGCCGAATGGCCCGCTAAGAAAGGAGTACATTATGACAAAATTCTATCTTGACCCGATGAACTTTTTCAAGTGGATGCACCAGAACAATGCTGACTTCACAGGAGCTTATGTAGAAGGGGTGCTTCAGGACAACTTCACAGTTGTAACGGACAGAGGAGTGGCTGCTTTTTATGAGCATTATGTAAACCCCAATATGTCTGATTTGATGGTAGTGTTTGGAAGCTTCAAATCCGGCGAAGCAGACAAAGTAAATGCAGAGTTCATTGATTTTATGAACCGCAAGTAAACAATTGACAATCGTATTTAAGAAGTGTATATTAAAAAGGAGAAAAGACATGATGAATCTTTCTGATATGATTATTGAAGCGTTTGAAGATTTCCTTGAAGAGAGAGATATTAGAATCCCGACCTCTGATAGAGAGATGGCGGAAGACAATGCTCTTGAAGACAACGAGGCGAGGATTTATGGAACTGATTACGGCGATTTACAGGGGAGAATTGAAAGTGTTATTAATGAGTTTAATAATTATGAGGACAGTTTCCGTGGATATAACTGGATGATTGATCGGTATGACCCCGCTACAAAAGAAACGGAAGAGAACTTTGCTTGTTACAGTGATACATATCATCCGTTACTGGATGATGATAATTATTGGGCACTGGTTCATAACGAAGCTCCACTTGTCTTTGGTAAAGACGGCAAGATTTATGGAACCCATAAAGACGATGACGAAAAGGAAGAGGGGTGATTATAATGTTATATGATGAGGAAATGCATGATATCCAGGTTTTCTGTAAGAAACATCATATTATTACAGACAAGAATCATAATAGCTATTACTTCAAACTCAATGGTCAGAAGTACAGGGTAAGCAACCACACGATAGATGAAAGTAATAAGAGGGCATTCAATCGATTTAATGGCAGACAGTTTAGAGAAATCTATCATCCTGAAGGGGAGGACCCGAATGTGGTATATATCATAGCTGGGAAAAGAAAGATAAAGAGAATTTATAATGATTTAAGAATGGGTCGCAAGCTTGACAAAAGAGGGAATGCAATCAATATCTGAAGAAGAAAATATGCTTAAAGAAAGGACATTATTATGACAGGAAGAGAAGAACATGATGCAAAATTTGATGAGATGATAAACAATCTTCTCGATGGCAAGCCAGATGTGCTAATCAGATACGCTAATTCATCTTTCAATAGCAAAACGAAAAGCACTAAGTACCGCTATCTGTTTTTTGTATGGCATTATCTAGAATATCTTGAAGAGAACGGATATGATATCAATTCTATTGATACATATAAAGATATTCTTCCGAGTGACATTGATGATTATATTAGTTACTTAAAAGATAACGGAAGCGGAAATGGGTCCGCCCATCAGAAGTTCTATGCGGTAAAAAGTTTTTATACATTTCTCAAGAAGAAAATGAGATGCATCACGGAAAACCCATGTGATGATGCCGACACTCCTCATCCAAATAATAAGAAGGAAGTAGTTTTCATGACTCCAGATGAAGTGCGTCAAGTTGAGAGTGTTATCGCACAGAATTCAAGACGGAATCTTGTTGCTAGAAATTTGGCTATCTTCAGTCTTGGCTGCACTACTGGGCTGAGAGTTGAGTCAATTGTCGAGATAAATGTTGCGGATCTTGACCTTGAGCATGGGTCAATTACGGTAGTCGAAAAAGGAAATAAAGAAAGAACTGTATATCTTGGAAGGAAAACCATAAATTATATAAGAAAATGGCTTGAAGTTCGTGATAAGATGGAAAAAGAGGATACAGACGCATTGTTTTTAACGCCAGTAACAAAGAAGAGGATTACTACGTTTACTGTTACAAATATGCTTAAAGAATCAACTAAGTGTATTGGGAAAAAAATTACCCCACATAAAATGAGAAGCACATGTGGAACAAATCTTTACCAGAAGACAGGAGATATCTATCTTGTGGCTCAAGTGCTTGGACATAACAATATTGCCAGTACTAAGAGATATGCTCAAGTCGATAAAACGAAGCGGACAAATGCAGCAAAGATTATGAACGATCTGTTTTAATAGGAGGAAAAATAAAATGTGGTTTTTTACGGCAATCTGTACAGCTATCGGCATGGGATTCCTTGCTAAAGAAAAGATAATGGATAATGCTTATGATATTAAAAAACAGGAAGACGCATACAACAGTGGGTCAAGAATCTATTACGACGGAAGAGGAATCGCAAGAAACATCAGAACCCAAAATGAAGTGCGTGTACTTAAACCGTGTATGTATCCTGGAAGTGCGAATACAAGGTTACCTGTTTATATCGATTCTAAAACAGGAGAAATCGTTGAAAATTATCTCCAGCGAAAACTTGATGAATTAAATGAAAAATGGGATTGCAAGAACAAGAAATATCATTGGGAATATCGGCAGTGTGCTGGATATAATGATTGGGAGAATGGGGCGATTTTACAAATTGAGGACAGCACTGGGTATCCATACAAAGTATGCAGTAGCGATGGATCGTATACTAAAATATATATAGAAGGATATGTTGGTCCCAAGGTTAGTAATGAACTGGCAAGGAGTTATAATGAAATAACGAGAGAAGAATATAAAGATTTATATGGAATGTTATATTAATTTAGTGCTATAATATCTTAAAGAAAGGAGTTCTTCTATGAAAAAATCGTTAGAAGAGTTAATTAAGCTATTAGAAAAAGAATGTGTTCAAGTAAGCTTAACGAACTCTCAAGAAGTATTCTCTAAACTGAATGAAAAATATAACTTCCCAGTAAAACTTTCAAATGACATCATTAATAATAGAAAATCGTTAGAAGAATTCACTTCTTACGAATTGTTCTGTGTACTTGATGTAATTGATTCTGATAAGGTTCATACATATTTTACAGATATAGAAATTGAAACATTCCGTGCCACGAAATATAAAGTTCCGAAACTGAAATTTCCTATCATATTCGACAATGTGGCGAAGGTGGCGGATGATCAGTACTTAACAGTAATCCCTGTAGAAAAGGCGATGCTATTAAAAAATGCGGGGATAGTCAATTACAATAAGAATGCACAGAGAACGCTCACCAGAGTCATTAAAGGGAACAGAGAAGAATACCGGATCACCCTTAATAAGCGGAGCGTAAAGGATATCACAAACGCTATGTTGAGTGGAACGTATATCCCGGATACTATCACACTTGGGCTACCTCTCGATGCGGAATACAGCTATTCAGATGGGGAGTTCTCTATTAAAAATCTTGGGGCTTCCGGGTGCTTTGATATCTATGACGGATATCACCGATGGGTGGCAATGTCAAAAGCTTATAGAGAAAATCCAAACATAGATCTTGTAATGGAACTCCGGCTTGCTATCTACCCAATAAACAAAGCACAGCAGTTTATTTGGCAGGAAGACCAGAAGACTAAGATGTCAAAGGTTTCTTCCGATACAATGAATCAATATGATTCATCAAATATTATAGTGAATAGGTTGAACGAGGATCCTTTGAGTGATATCCAGGGATTGGTCAGCCGGAATAACGGCATCATCGATTTTGCTGATCTTAGTGGGTTGATTCATTACTTCTATTTTAGAAACAGAATGTCTAAGAATGAAGAGAAATCGAAAGTATTGGGGTTGGTCCCGAAATTACGGAATGGAATTAACGGAATCATCGAAGCGAACCCAGAGTTGATTCAGACAAAGATTCCTTATTCTTCTTTACTGGCGATGATGTTTGTCATTGCTAATGAAGAACAGGAAAGTAGTAAGGAAAACAATACAATTTTTCTTAATGCAATAAATATTCTAAAAGATTTTGATGAGAAGATAGTTAATTCAAGACCGCCCAGAAGAGCGGTAATAAATCAGTTGAATACATTAATATGAGGGGAAGTGAAGACAATGTCAGATTACTATAATGAAGACAGAAAGAGCCAGTTCATCCAATACAGAAAAAATATAGTGACTCTCCCCGGATATTTCTTGGAAAACCTATTTAGGAAGACTCGTCCGCTAGAAGAAAAAGAACAGCGTGACGTATGTGATTGGAGTGTTGCGAATATACAGGATTTTTATTTGTATTGTAATACCCCAACTTATGATAGCTTGGTCGTTATGAATTCTGCACTAAAGATATATACAGATTGGTGTCTGTCAAATACTTTAGTCAAAGATAACCAGAATCATTTTAACGAGATATCTATGGATGATCTGTCTGGATTTCTAAATCCGAATGCCATCCAATCGAAATTTATCCCGAAAGATAAACTATATGCTTTGGTGGATGAACAGAAGAACCCAAGTGACAAGTTTATCATATTAGCCCTCTATGAAGGTTTTATGGGAGAGCAGACGAAAGATCTGATAAATGCAAGGACAAGTGATATCTATAAGGATGGAGATTCTTATTATTTTAAGTTGGAAGGACGTACCATAGCCGCTACAAAAAAGTTGGTTACAGTGGCGTTTGAAGCTGCTGAAGAGACTGTCTATACAGGCATAGGCGGGGCTGGTGCAAGGGAAGCGACACTTATCAACAGTGACCCTGAACGAATAATTAAGCCTTTTGTGAATTCGAAGAACAGCGATATTCAGCATATGCACGTATCTATCCGAAAAAGGGTGAAAAGGGTTTCACATAATGCGGGGCTTTATAAAGGAATCCTGGCGAAAGACATATGGGAGTCCGGGCGCATTGATATGATGAGAAATCTAATGCAAAAATATGGAATCACTAATGTAAGGGAATTTATTATGTCTGAGCATATAAAGGAGGTTGACAATCAGTATGCACCTATAGGATTAGTGAAAAGATATCTGACAAAATACGGAGTATTTTTTTGAGAATTAAAGGGGAGCGATCCTCTGCAAAAGACAAGCCAAAATTATTATTAATAAAATATCAAATGACACTTGAAAAAGGGGTTAAGAAGTAGTACAGTATGAATAAGAAATCGAACAGATGTTTGCTTTTTCCGGGGAGGTAAATGATTATGAGGAAAACCGAGTTCATTGTTGCTCTTGATAACGCTCTGGCTGACGCTAAGAAAACCCAATGTGGGTTAACTGCAATGACATACGATGATGCCGACTCGTATTTCAATAATTTGGTTGTTAGGGAATATAGGATCGAAGAAGATAATCTTGTAGTTATTGACCAGTTTAACAATCTGGTTTTATTTGCATTGCCAGATGAGAATAGCGAATGCGATATCTATGATGATGTAGAGCATACATTTGATTGGGTCGGTGAAGACAATATCGAACATGAAATAGGATTTCCGTGGTAATTTATCATTCCAACCTCTTGACAGATGGATATTAATATGATAATGTATGGTTCAGGAGGTAAGAATATGAGCAAAAAGGAAATTACATTAGGCAATCTTTTCTCAGGGGCTGGAACATGGGAGTTGGCTGGGAAGATGGTCGGGATAAAGCCATTATGGGAATCAGAGATTGAACCGTTCCCTGTAGCACTTGAAGCAAAACGATTTCCTGAGTGTATTCAGCTTGGAGATGTAACAAAGATTGATGGGGCAAAAATCCCGCCAGTTGATGTGTTTACGAATTCAAGCCCATGCACAAATATTTCCGTTGCAGGAAATAGGGAAGGGCTGGCCGGAAAGCAGAGTGGACTATTTTATGAATCAGTTCGAATTGCAAAAGAAATGAGGGAGGTAACAAATGGAAGATATCCGAGATTCTGGTGTTTTGAAAATGTCCCCGGGATATTCTCAAGCAACAAAGGATCAGACTTTAGAACAGTACTCGAAACAGTGGCGCAAATTAAAGAGAGATGTGCCAATGTACCTCTCCCTCCAGAAGGGAAATGGCACTACGCAGGAGTTCTGGACGGAGATGACTGGCAAATCGCTTGGCGTACCTTGGACGCTTGCCACGTCGGAGGCGGTACCGCCCAAAGAAGGCGGAGAGTGTACCTTGTCGCAGATCTTGATGGAAGAAGAGCAGCCGAAGTATTATTTAAGCCCGAAAGCGTGTCTTGGAATACTGAGGAGATCAGAAAGTCGTGGGAAGGAACTTCCAGAAGTCTTGAAGAACGCATTAATGAAACAAGCCGGATTATCAACAGAGGATGATGTAAAAAAAAATTAACAGAACCTATGTCATTCGAACCTGGGGTTATGTCAAGGTGTGGTGGCCACTACTATGAAAAAGTGAGCGGAACATTAAGGAGTAACCCCGGGGACAATCAGATGTCTGTGGTTTACGCTTTTCATAAGAAAGCGCATTCCCATTACAAAGGATAGCCACAGCTTTGGGAAGAAACAAAAGTGTCAGATACATTAAATGTATTTGATAATTCTGAGAATAGGACTCCTATAGTAATTGTTAATAAAAAGGAATCATCATGAAGCCACAATATTACGAAAGCCACCCAGGAGATTCTAGGGTTACTGGGCCATATGATATCGCATGCACAGTATCCGCTCGATATGGCACTGGGGGGAACAATACTCCACTCGTGCTTATAAAAAAAGACAGTAATAAAAAGTACTGGATGACCGACCAGGGTGGGCAGATGTGCAGATGGCGGAACATTAATGTTGCGTATACTCTTCATTGGAATGATTATAAAGATCCGCCAGCTATACTATTAAAGAAGGAAAAATGATATGCCATATATTTAGGGAGCAGATGCCTATACTCTTAAGATAAGAGGGGGGGCAAATACATATACCATGTGGAACGGAAAGACGGGGACTGCCGGGAAAGGGCTTTTGATTCAGACAGATATTTCCGCCACACTTGGGGTTTCTCAAGATCAGGTACTGATAACGAGGAAGAAAAATGATTGTGTTAGATGACCAAGGCGGGAGTCAGATGACAGTATATGAAGATGTAGTAGGCACATTGAGGGCGCAGACGCACCAACACCTTCCGATAGTATTAGAAAAGAGCAAGAGTCAAAAATTTCTTGTTTATAATATATCTTCATATTGCTCCAACTGCATGAAATCGAGTAACCCTTATAGCGGGATTCAGAAGATTGAAACATCGAGGACCCTTGATCTTAACGGTGGAAATCCTGCGTGTAATCAAGGCGGGATGATGGTGCTTCAAAGGAAATGATATGAAAATGATATCTGATGAGACTGTAGCAATTGAGGGAAATGGCTGCCGCCCATCCCATCAGGGCATAGGGTATAAAGAATCCAAAGTAATGTACACCTTAAATATTACAGAGGTACACGCAGTAGCCTATAGAGTAGAGAACAGCGATGTTGAAGATAATAAATCTAAACAGAGGGGACGTAGAAAGTAAGGCAATATTCTTGCCCGATGGAATCTGTGGGGCTTTATATAGCGGCGATTGCAGATGGGGTGGGTCGGAATGTTATGTTCTCGTAAAGAGGAACGGAAATGATATTGAACCAGTGGGAACACGAATCAAGGCAGATATGTAGCGATGATGGGTTGGCACCCTGTATTTGTGGGGGGGGGTCGAGCCATTGTCACGGACAACATTATGTAATGACAAATAATGGAAGGAATTTTGTAATGGAAGATGAATATATTGTGAGAAGATTGACCCCGACAGAATGTGCTAGGTTGCAGGGATTTCCAGATGACTGGTGTGCCGACGTGCCACACTCCGACTCAGCTGAATATAAGTTGTGGGGAAACGGCATAGCACTGAATACTCTCATTGAACCCTTGAAAAATATAAAAAGAATTTTATCCGAAGAGGGTTGACATGCGTAAATTAATGTGGTAATATCAACAATAGAAAGACCCGAACAGCAAAACCAATAATGAGCAGACTTGAAATCCGCAACCATTTAATTAGGGTCTTGCGATTATGATATTACAGAAAGGACTTATGTATGTCTAAGATTGGAAGAAATAAAGACTGGTGCAAGAAGTACGAAGCGGCTGGAACTCGTGAAAAGAATAAGGCGATTAAGCAGGAGAGAGATAAAAAAAGAATCTCCCATTTCAGAATTAGGATTGAGAATGGAAAGGGATACCAGTACAAGAAAATAAATGAGCTTGCCAGAAATTCCGATAAACGGATTGATAACGGTAAGACTCCTTTACAGAAAGAGATTTCCGTATTCAGAAAGCTTCAGAACTGGTTGGACGAGCAAGCGGAAATCAAAAAGAAAGAAGAAGAAAAACTAAATAAATAACAGTAACATATTAAGACCCACGCAGCAAATCACATGAAAATGATAAATGGATCTCCTTCTAGCGGCAATCAATGGGTTAAGGGTCTTGTTTCTATGAGGGCAGTAGCTCAATGGTAGAGCACGAAAATACGCATCTTGTATAGGTGCTAACAGCAAAACATTTTCCTCTTGAAAGGCGATGTTTGTGGTTCGAACCCACACTGCCCTCCTTACAATGAAAGGATACTGATTATGAATTTTTATGATGGAATGAAGAAAGAACTTAACAACGAGAAAACGCTTACCACGAACGGTGCCGTTGCATACAAAACATCAGGAAAGAACCTTCTTGATTTCAACTTCGCGCTTTCTTCTATGAGGAGTATGGACGAGAGTGATATCAAGGATGAATTTGCAAAGGTTTATTTCGAGAACCCACTTATTGCGGTAAAGTATCTCTTCTATGTTGGAGATATCCGTGAGGGGGTGGGAGAGCGTAAAGTCTTCCGGGCTTGTCTTGCGTGGCTGGCGGATCAGAAGCCAGACGTTGTGAAAAAGCTGATTAAGTTCGTCTCAGAATATAACAGATGGGATAGCCTTTATACACTAGAGAATACTCCAGTCTGGAAAGATACGGCAAGGCTCATGCTCAACCAGGCTCTTGAAGATGTGAGAAATGCAAAAGAAGGAAAGTCTGTATCCCTTTTGAGCAAATGGCTTCCATCAGAAAACACTTCGTCAAAGAACACAAGAAGACTTGCGAGAAAGACGATGGATGAGTGGGGGATTCAGCCCCGCCAGTACAGAAAACTTCTTACAGGGCTGAGAACGTACCTTGATGTAGTGGAGCAGAAGATGTCTTGCGGGAACTGGAGCGATATTGATTACGCAAAGGTTCCGTCCAAGGCAAATCTCAATTACAAAGATGCGTTCGCACGTCACGATCAAGCAAGAAGACAGGAATATATTGACTCTCTTGTTAAAGGCGATACAAAGATTAACGCAAAGGCTCTTCAGCCGCATGAGATTGTCAAGCAGTATATTGGTGGTCGTTGTTACTGGGAGCGCGATAATGTGAAAGAAGATCCAGTACTGGAAGAATTATGGAAGAGCCAGAAGAATATTATGCTCTCCGATGCTCTTGTCGTCAGAGATGGTAGCGGGTCAATGGAATCTAACTGTGGAAGCTACAGGCCTATTGATGTTGCCACAGCACTCGCTATTTACATGGCGGATCATAACTCTAAGGCTTGGCGGGGGAGATTCATTACATTTTCCGCCAATCCGAAGTTTATCGATCTCCGCAATTGTAAGACCCTGGCAGATAAAGTTGCTAAGACTTATGCAGAAGATGAATGTTCCAATACAGACATCTATAAGACAATGAAACTGATTCTGAACACCGCAATCGAGAATCATATGACGCAGGACGATATGCCGAAGATGATTGTGATTTGCAGTGATATGCAGTGGGATGGAAGAAGCCATTGGACAAGTTTTGGATATAACAAGACTCTATTCGAAGAAATCAGCGACGAATATCAGAGTCATGGCTATAAGCTGCCAAAGATTGTTTTCTGGAATCTGTCGCTTAACATGGATAAGACGATTCCGATGCAGGAGAATGATCTCGGCATGGTTCTCTGTTCTGGGTTCTCTGTGAATCTGCTGAAGATGTTTATGACGGCAAAGATTGATCCGTATGAAGCTCTTCTTAATGAGTTGAATACAGATAGATATAAGCCAATAGAAGATGCCGTAAAGGATATTGTGTAAGCTATAAGACTCCGTACAGCAATGATTAGCCGGGTGGCTCAAAGGTTAAAGCGCTTCGGTGGCCCCGGAGAGATTGCCAGTTCTAATCTGGCCCCAGCTCAAAGTCAAAGCCGAGTCTTGAAATTAAGGCGCATACAGCAAACAACTTTACAATCGACTTGTAACCGATCTAGTAATGAGCGCCTTGTAAATAATAATAAAAATTATTAAGACCCTAACAGCAACACAAATATGAACAGACTGTTAATCTGCAACCATTTTCGGGTCTTGAAATCTAAAAGAAAGGGGTGATTCCATTGAGATACTATAGCGATGTAACGCAGAAGTTTTACGGAACAGAAGACGAAGCGAAAGTGGCTGAAGCCGATGCTCTCACAATCAAGAGCAAGAAGAAGGAACGAGCAGAAGAACTCCGTAAGGCATATGACAGAGTTCAAGATGCGGAACGCGAGTATTTGAAGCTGAAGGAAAAGTACGAAGCAGATTATGGTGGATATAGCAGTTTAAGCATTATTCCAGCCCTTCTGACAGACTTCCTTCGTTTCTAATTTTTGTGACGCAAATATGTAACCAGTAACTGGAAATACAAATCAACTTGACACTCTGGAAAGACAGAGCGCCCGGTAGTCGAGTGGTCAAGACGAGAGGCCCTAACCCTCAAGACTGGGGTTCGAATCCCCACCGGGTGACTATATAAGGAGAATCTCATGACAAAATTCAAGAAACTGAAGATAGCTATTAAACTTGCTGGAATCGCACAGAAGAACGACAGGGCGGCAAGAGAGCGGGAAATTCTAAATCTGGCATACTTTATCGGTGGCGAAGATATGAAGGGTGAGATTATCAGTATTTTGAAAACAACAACTCCTGATGCGGGGAATGAAAATACATCTTCCGTAAAATGGAGTGACTATTCAATGAAGGATGATGAAACATGACGATTCTTGTGCGAAAAGAAAGCAGCGGAAATAAATTCAAGTATATTACCACTAATTCCATTCCACAGCTATTCGATAGATTATACTCTATGTGGGAAGATGAAAATATATCTCCATATTATGAAGTGATTGATCACAGAAAAGACAAAGATTTATCAAACTTGTGTGACATAGAAATAATTATTGAGGATGACTATTGACAAACGTATATTAAAGAGATATATTAATACTCGGAGGTGAATATATGGCAGAAACAAATTTTTTCAAAGATTTATACAGCGTTGATATGTCTGCCAAGGTGAAGCAGAAGAACGGACTATCTTATGCCCCGTGGGCTGCTTCCTGGGCTGAAGTCAAAAAGAGATTTCCAAATGCGAAGTATGAATTGCTTGAGCAAGTAATTCAGACCGATACAGAAGGAAATACGATTCGGAGCAGACCTTGGTTTGATGACGGCCGCACTGGTTGGGTAAAGGTTAAGGTCACGATTAATGATGTATCACAGACAGAATCGTTGCCTATCCTTGATTATAAGAACAAACCGATTGCGGCGGAAGCTATTACGTCAAGCGATGCAAATAAATCTTTTAAGCGTTGCCTTGCAAAAGCATGTGCATGCTGTGGTGGCATCGGGCTTTATCTTTACGAAGGCGAAGATATTCCAGAAGCGACAGCAAATGTACAGAAGTACATCCAGGAAATTGACAAAATTTATATCGCAAAGAAAAAATCAGGATTTACCGATGATGATCTTCTTAAAGTCATCGAGGAAATTATTGGTGCAGAGACAGGCGGAAATTATAGGTCATGTGATAATGAAGACCAGCTTAAATCCGTCAAGACCAAACTTATGGGGCTTAGAAAAATCCCCGCAAAGAAAGGATAATTTATGAATCGAGTAATCTTAATCGGCCGCTTAACTAGAGATCCGGAAGTTCCGCAGACGGGACAGGCAACTTGGGCAAGATATACGCTTGCCTGTGATAGACAGTTCAAGAAGGATGGTCAGCCGACCGCAGACTTCCCGAATTGTATTGTCTTTGGTAAAGGTGCAGAGTTCGCCGAAAAGTATCTTCACAAGGGAATGAAGATTGCCATTACAGGGAGAATCCAGACTGGATCTTACCAGAACAAGGAAGGAAAGACCGTCTATACTACGGATGTGGTAGTTGATTCACAGGAATTCGTGGAAAGCAAGAGCAGCAATGGTGGGGGTAGCGGAGATAACTCTTCCACAAGACCCACTACTAAGCAGAAAGCGGTCAAACCTGACCTATCCGAGTTTACTGTGCTGGATGGATCAGACGAGAACCTTCCGTTTTCTTAATAAATAACAGTTTTTTGTAACTTATCTATTTCCTCCACTAAGTATATTTTGTGTGTACTTCGTGGAGGAAATAATGCAATATGAGGAGCGTAAAGTGGGAGAAGATAGGAAAGAGCTTTCAGATAAGATTAAGGAAGCAAAGGAACTTCTTGGGGATAAAAATGCATTCGTTATTGCTGAGTTACAGAGTTTGGAAAAGTTTGATGAGAGATCTCTGAAAGCCCTTTCCCCTTACAGAACAGAAGATACACCGTCATATGTATACGACCGCAAGAGATATCGTTTTAAAGATTTTGGGGGAGATAGAGATACAGATATCATAGATGCTTATATTGAACAGGGTCATACATTCACAGACGCATGCAAATTCCTTTTTGAGAAAGCTGGTATTCCTTACGAGTTTTCCTATAGCGGGGTTAAAGATAAGACACAGTATAAGTATCCACACGACGAGAATGGTTCTATAGAGGGTATCCATAAATACTGGAATCGCAGAGGGATTTCTGACGAGACTCTTGAATATCTCGATATTGTGTCTGATGGAAGAGGGAACACTGTTTGGAAATATTACGATTTGAATGATGTCCTTTCCGTAGTGAAGTATCGCCCAGCCAGACCGATACAAAAGGGAGAAGCGAAGTGTTGGTTCCAGAAGGGGGCGGACACTTGCCATCTTCTTTTCAATATGAATCGCGTTAACCCGGAAAAACCTTTGCTTGTACAGGAGGGGGAAGGCGAGGTAATGACCGCTATCGAAGCGGGGTATTACAATGCCGTCTCGATCCCTATGGGATGCAAGGACACGAAGTGGATAGAAGAGAATTATGACTTCTTGAACGAATTCTCTGAAATCATTATCTGTTTTGATTCTGACAAACCAGGAATCGAAGCAAGGGAAAATACGATTTATAGGCTTGGCTCATGGCGGACACGTTATGTGGAAGTTCCTACAAGCGTCGTGGGGAATGACGGCAAGACTTATAAGACAAAGGATTTGAATGATATTCTCCAAGTACAGGGACCAACGGCAGTACTTAATCTTATCACGACAGCAAAGGATGTTCCTGTCAAGAGTGTACAGGATTATTCTGATATTGATGACATTGACCTTTCAAAGATGGATGGAATCAAGAGCGGGATTGCATCACTAGATAAAGTCATTCTAAAGGTGTTCTATTCGACGGTAACATTACTTACTGGCTATCCTGGATCTGGTAAATCATCTTTGCTTACGCAACTCCTGTGCAATGCCGCAGAAGAGGGAATCCAGACTTGGTGTATGTCGCAAGAGCTGCCTGTGAGATTTTTGAGTGGGTGGATCAATTATATCTTTGCGGGGCCGCGAAATGTTACGAAAAGACAGAATGCGGACGGAAATTCATATTATGTTGTACCTTCTTTTATTAAGTCACAGATCAGAGCAAAATACAAAGGTTTGATTCACCTTTACAGGGATGATGCCAGTGTTGATGCCAAAGACGTTCTTGAGAGTATGGAAGAGAGTATTCGAAAGTTTGGAGTGAAACTTCTTATTCTCGATTCTCTTATGACGATTGACCTTGGTGGAGGAGAAGATGAGAAGTACTCCAACCAAAAGAAATTCATGAACTCTCTCCGGGCTATGGCTAAAAAATATGACGTGGCTATTGTACTGGTGACTCACCCTAAAAAGCCTTTACAGGGTGATATGAGTGCTGATATCGGGATGTATGGGATATCTGGCAGTAGCGATCTCGTTAACTTGGCGCACAGGGTAATCGGGATGAGAAGAGTCACAGATGACGAGAAAGAAAAACAAACAAAATGGGCACAATACAATGTTGTTTGTGAGATTTCCAAAGACCGTTTGACAGGGGAGAGCGGATTAGACTTTGGAATTTATTATGACAAAGCATCAAGAAGGTTCTACTCAAACGAAGCGGAGTTCAATAAGAACTATTCTTGGGATACGAATCAGTATTCAGACAGATTAAAAATGCCGGAGCATAGTACCGGTACAGGGGGGAGTACACCGTTCTCATGAGAAAGATAATAGATTGGATAATTTTCTTATTTCAGATTGCTATCTTGTGGGTGTTCATAAAGTATGGAGTTAAGAAAAAGAAGAAATATTACACAGTAAGATAGTGGTGATAAGAGTGGGGAATTATCCTCACTCTTTTTTTATATTATATTGACAGGAATATATTAATATAGTATAATACAAAACAAGGAGGTGGTATAGATGCAGTATTCTTTCAGTAGTTTAAGCCAATACAGACAATGCCCATATGCCTATTATTTACATAAGGTTGAACAACAGTACGAGGAAAAGAACTTTCAGGCTGCTGTCGGGAGCTTTTGCCATAATGAATTATAGATGCTTTTTTCTGGGAAAGAAACAATAGAGCAAGCAAAACAGAATACTCTTGATAATCTCTTAGCCGAAGTCCCGGAAGATACGGATATCGAAAAAGTACTTGCGAAACAGGATCAATTTATCGATTACCTGGATACTCTTGATATCGATAAGTTTTTTGCAAATTTTAAAGTTTTAGGGACGGAGATCCCAGTTGAGTTTGAACTGAACGGAAATGAAATAATTGGGCGTGTTGATTTAATTATCGAGGATAAAAATAATGGTGAGACTATTATAGTGGATCATAAGAGTAGTGGTCATTTTCTAAAGAAAGACGGCACCCCGCTGAAGAGTAAACTTGATCAGTTTAACGATTACAAAAAGCAACTTTACATTTACGCTATGGGGGTCAAACAGAAATTCGGTATTTCTGCACAATCTCTTGCGTGGAATCATTTTCTTGATAAGGGAGCAATTACAGAGATCCCCTATAGAGAAGATGAATGCGAAGAAACCAAAAACTGGGTGCTTGAAACAATAAATCTTATCGAGAATGACCAGGAATTTGCCGCTAAGAAATCGTTCCTATGGTGTAATAGGTTGTGTTCTTTTAGAAATGATTGCCTATACAAAGAGATGGAGGACGAGGATGCAGAATTATCATAAACACAGTTGGTTTTCTAACTGCTGTGTAATTGATTGCGCTACTGCCCCTGAAAAGTACATCCAGAGAAATGTTGAGGTCGGAAGCCAAGTAGTTAGCACTGTAGAGCATGGTTTTCAATCAAACTATTATGTTTATTATGACAGCGTCGTCGATTTCAATCAAAAGCTTAAGGCTCGATTAGATATTGGCGACATTACGGAAGAACAATATAATAAACAAAAACAAAAATTTGTATTTGGAGCAGAAGCTTATTGGGTAAAAGACAGACAAAAGGAATATCCTTATACTGTTACCGATAAGAAGGGGAACACGGAAACCAAGTACCGCAAAGACAGGGCGAACTGCCACATTATCTTACTGGCCCGGAATGAACAGGGGCGGCGAGAGATAAATAGTATCCTCTCCGAAGCAAATATCACTGGATATTACGGACAGGCAAGAGTTGATCTTGAGTTGTTAGAGCAACTGAAGCCGGAAGATGTGATGGTAACCACGGCCTGTGTGAAGTACTGGCAGTACGAAGACATTGATGATATTACGATGAAGCTGTGGAAACACTTTGGGGACAGTTTCTATTTGGAAACCCAGTGCCATAATACAGACAGACAGAAAGATATTAATAAACACATAAAAGAGTTACATTATAAGTATGGAATTAAATGGATTGTCGGATTAGACAGCCACTACATATATGAATCCGATAGCGTTGAGAGAGATAATTATCTTGAGGGGCGCGGATTTACTTATGACGAGGATGAAGTCGGGTGGTACATGGATTACCCCGACCGAGAGACGGCGAAGCAGAGATTAATCGAACAGGGTGTTTTTAATGAAGCTGAGATAGATGAAATGCTTGATGCATCGGATATCATCTTAACTTTTGATGATATCACATTTGGGAAAGATATCAAGCTGCCAACTCTGTATCCAGGGAAGTCACAGGAATGGAAAGATAATAAGTTAAAGTCGATTATTTATGATGCATGGGATAAAGAAAAGCAGCACGTTGATCCATCAAGATGGAAGGAATACGAGGATGGCATTCAGTATGAGTTAAACGCTGTAATAAATACTCATATGTCAGATTATTTCTTATTGGATTATGAGTTGGTTAAGCGCGGCAAAGAATACGGCGGGGTTATTACGAAGACAGGAAGAGGAAGTGCGGTATCGTATTACATTAATTCTTTGTTAGGATTTTCTAGTGTTGACCGTTTTACATCTCCTGTAAAACTCTACCCAGATCGTTTTCTTAGCGAAGTTCGTATATTAAAAACAAGATCATTGCCCGATTAACTTATAGTCGCCTTACGGAGCGATCCGTATTGAATAACCCAGAATATCAGGGGAAGTCATTAGAGCCTCAATTACCAAACGCAAAGGAAACTGAAGCGCGGTGTGGCTAATCACCACAGTATGGTAACAAGATTGAGGATTTGATAATCCTGAGAGATAGTCCTTAAATGGAAAGCTTGCAACGACTACCAATGGGTATCTCATTGAGATAATGGTATAGTCTACTCCCCTAATAAATATCGGGAAACCGAGGGTAGCAAGGATTGATATGAACCTTGGGACAGTTGAGCCATTTGCGAAAGCGCAGGATGATATCTTAACAGAAGCTTATGGAACTCCTGGGCATTCATACCCGATGATTTCATATAAACCGTTACAGGCATCATCAGCCTTTAAGTTGTATGCGAAGTCTCAGGGGCTTGATTTTGAAACATCGAATAATGTAACAAAACAGCTTGCTAAGTATGAAAAAGCATTAAAACATGCTAGTGCGGATGATAAGGATTCAATCAGCGTCTATGATTATGTTTCTCCACAATATCATAAGATGTTGGACGAATCTAAAAAATACCAGAAGATTATCAACGCGAAGTCACAGGCCCCGTGTGGATATCTTATTTATGGCGGTGATATTAAAAGCGAAATTGGTCTTATTAGATGTTCCACCAGTGACGGAAATTATGTATTAACAACCGTTGTAGATGGAATGGTTGCCGAAAAATACAAGTATCTTAAGAACGATTTACTTAAGGTTGATGTGTGGCTAGCCATTAATGAAATATTCAAGAAAGTTGGAATTCCAACACCTTCTATTAACGAGATGAACGAACTAGTTGAGAGTGATCAAGCAACTTGGGACATCTACGCTAAAGGCTACACATGCGGCGTTAATCAATGTGAGTCGGATTTTGGCAGAAATTCCTGTATGGAGTATAAACCAAAGAATATGCGAGAGATGAGTGCCTTTGTCGCTGCACTCCGCCCTGGCTTTAAAACTCAGCTAAGTACTTTTCTTCAGAGAAAATATTACACAACTGGGGTAAAAGAATTAGATAACTTATTACAAGATTCTATGAAATTTATGATTTATCAAGAGTCAATAATGGGTTATCTTGGATGGCTTGGCATTCCACAAACTGAAACCTATGCCATTATTAAAAAGATTTCGAAAAAGAAATTCACCCTAGAGGCACTTGAAGAGCTTAAGTCCAAATTAGCAGAAGGTTGGATGAAACAAGTCGGATCTATGAGAGGATTCGAAAAGACCTGGGCGATTGTAGAAGCCTCCGCAAGGTATTCGTTTAACGCCTCACACTCTGTATCATATGCGTATGATTCTGTGTATGGGGCCTATACAAAAGCTCATTATCCGTATGAGTTTTATTGTACTATGCTTCAGATGTACACCGATAAAGGGGATAAAGATAAAGTAGTAGCCTTTAAGACAGAAATGAAAAAGGCATTTGGGATAAACGAAGGTGCTTATAAGTTCCGGCTTGATAACAGGCAGTTTACGATTGATAAAGAATCACATTGTATCAACCCCAGCCTGTCAGCAATCAAAGGACTTGGGAAAACAGTAGCTGATGAATTGTATAAGATAAAGGATTTTGATGGGGATACATTTACATCGTTAATTTTATTTATCAAGAGTAATACTGGGATCGGGCTTAAAACAATCGAGCAGCTTGTTAAGATTGATTATTTTTCAGAGTTCGGTACATCGAGGAAGCTTTTAGGAATACTGAAAGCATTTGAGCAACTTTATGATAACGCAAATAAGCGCTTCAAAAAACAAATAAAGAAAAGTAGCGTAAAAAATCTTCTGGTCGGGGAAAATATAATTAAGAAGTATTGTGGTAAAGAAACTCCCGCCACATACATGATGATGGATATGTTAGGGATGCTAACTGGTCTTGAAAAGATAAAAGTGACGGATTTCGATGCGATTCACAAGGCATCGTATCAGCAGCAGATCCTGCACAGCGTAACAGTTACGGACCCGGAAGCGGCAGGAGTTTGTGTTATCGGAGATGTTGATGATAAAAAATCAACGCCTATCATAAGTGCATATTCTCTGAAAAACTCTGGGTATTATTCATTCAAAGTCCCAAAGAAGGAATTTATTAATCATTCTCTTGTTGAAGGAGATGTGATAAAACTTGGGAACTATATGAATAAACCGAAGAGAAGAGCCAATGAAAATGGTAATTGGGTGCCGATTCCACACACTAATGAACTCTGGATACTGGATTATCAGTATCTTTACAAGTCGGACTTAAGGAAGGATAAGACGGCATGAACGTAGAGATTTTGAACTATCAAGACCATTGGCAGGAAGTGAAAAACGCCGCCATGAATACCGTGGGGAAGGAAACAGGAAAGTATCCTTCCTCTACATGGAAGAGTAAGATACTTAGAGCAGAGCATTCTCCTATAAGGTATATCGAGTTGACGATAAGAATCCATGATATTCCTTACTGGGTGGCAATGCATCTAGTGCGCCACCACATCGGGGTGACTCCATACGTCTCAACAGAGAGAACCGATAGAACTGGAATAGATAGAAATAACCTCCCACAGAACGCAAGCGTCTGTCTGACACTCCTAGCGAACGCACAGGCGCTTATTAATATAAGCAGGAAGAGGTTATGCAGTCAGGCCGCAAACGAGACGAGAGGGGCTTGGAGGGCGGTTGTAGAGGCTGTCCGCACGGTCGAGCCTGAACTTGCCGATTGTATGGTGCCGGAATGTGAATACAGAGGATTTTGCCCGGAAATGAGATGTTGCGGATTCATAGGATCTGAGAACTATAAAAATGAAACGGAGGATTATAGAAATGGTTTCAAAAACAGAGAAACATAAAATATTGTGTGACGAGTTACACAAAACATATATACAAAAAAACAAAGCATACGGTGACAGTTTTTCAAGGACTTATAAATCATTGGGGCTTATGTCCGCCGTTACAAGAATATCAGATAAATATAACAGGCTTGTAAATCTGGCAAAGAATGATTCGGTTGATTCGGGGGATGAAAGTATCCGGGATACATTGATGGACATGGCAAATTACGCATTGATGACAGTTATCGAACTGGAAGATGCACAAAGCATTAAAGGATATTGTAGTACTGGTCTTTGGGACAATATAGAAGATTATCTGACTAAATCCTGTAAGTAGAATGCGGGGTGATGTCTATGCAGAACAAAGTATATTGCCCGGAATGCGGAATTGTAATGGCTTATAGATTCGGGCATTGGGAATGCGATTATTGCGGAATCAGAGTTGATGGGGATATGGAAGATTCCGAGCAAGACATGAACCCTTGGATTGATGCGTGGGAGGACTAGCGTGAAAATAACTTTAACTGAAGACAATATTGGGCAGATCAATAGTATTTGCAGGAAGGCCCCGTTCCCTGTAGATGTGTGTAAAGGTCGCTACTGTGTGGATGGGGCTTCAATCCTGGGGCTTATGATGTTTATAGGGAGTGAAGTTGATGTAATCCCGATAAGCACAGATAACGAAGCTATCAATAATTTCAAGAACAAACTAAAGACGCATGGGGTAACAGGATGAGGGCAAGTAGGTATGGAGTTCCTTGTAAAGGAAGCAAGTCAAAATTAGCTGAAGATATTGTGAACGCTCTGCCAAATGGAAATCGCTTAGTTGATATCTGTGGCGGGGGGTTCGCAATCTCCCACTGTGCATTATTGAGTAAAAAGTGGGGGAAAGTTTTATATAACGACAGGGATAGCACTTGGCTTCCGTATTTGAATGACGTAATGGATGGAAAATATCTGCCGGATATCTATGATCCGCCATTCATCGAAAGAACAGAATTCGCCAACAAAAGAGACAAGGATGCCTTTATTAAATGGAATTGGTCTTTTAGTTGCAACGGAGAGGATTATGCTTTCAGCTACAACACAGAAGATTGGAAAAAGGCGATCCACGAGTATATTGTCAATGGACGATATGAGAGTTTTATCAAGGGAACGCTCCCCGATATCGCCGAATATGTAAAAGCAAAAGATTGGGTGTCGCGGCGGGCTGAGTTTAATAACTGCGTAACCGTTCATAAGAAAGAGTTGAAAAACTTGTCTGCTATGAGATGTGAGGGGCTTGAGAGAATCGAGTCCCTACAGAGTTTAGCTGGTATAGGTGATTTAAGAAACAATCTTGAAATGACAACAATGGACTACCGCAAATATCAATATCAGCCTGGGGATATAGTTTATTGTGACATTTCTAAGGATAATCTTGATGATTTTTTTGATTTTGTTCATTGGGCGACAGAACAGAGATTCCCCGTGTATTTTTCTATGTATGACTTTGTCATGCCGATTTGGCACCGTGATGCTTCTACCGTAAGAAGAAACGGTGGTGGGAAGATACACAGAATGGACGTTATTTACAAGGCATAATAACCGTTTTGCGGTTCATTATAGTAACTGTTGGAATACACAAGGAAGAGAGGAAGTTATGAAAGTAAAGAAACGTGACGGAAGAGTAGTTGAGTTTGATCGACAAAAAGTGAAGGACGCGATTATCAAGGCTTTTACAGAAGTTGATGGGGAAACGACGAAGTATACGAGGGATAAGGCCACTGAAATATCCAAGCTAATTTCCGATAGCGGAAAAGATATGTCTGTTGAAGATATTCAAGACATTATTGAAAATAAGTTGATGTCAAGCAACCGTAAAGATGTAGCAAAAGCATTTGTTATTTATAGAGAAAACAGAAGGCTTGCCAGAGAAAAAAACAGTCGAATGATGAGAACAATCGCAGAAAAGATTGATGCAAGCAATGTGCAGAATCAAAATGCGAATGTTGATGAAAAGAGTTTTGGGGGGAGAAGAGGCGAGGCAAGTTCTACGTTAATGAAACAGTATGCTCTTGATTATTGTATGAGTGAGATGTCTCGTAATAATCATCTGAATAATGAGATTTATATACACGATCTTGATGCTTACGCGGTGGGAATGCACAATTGTTTGACTATTCCTTTTGATGATCTCCTCGCAAAAGGATTTAACACTAGACAAACTGATGTAAGGCCAGCTCAAAGCATTAACACTGCTTTTCAGCTTGTTGCAGTTCTATTCCAGCTCCAAAGTTTGCAAGAATTCGGGGGTTGCTCGGCATCGCATATTGATTGGACTATGGTGCCATATGTTCGTAAATCGTTCTGGAAGCATTTCAAAGATGGAATACAATATATTGAACAAAGAGTTCGATTAGAAGACGCATTCTTTGATATTGATAAAAGAATAGATGATGCTTTTTATCGAAGCCATGACAAAGCGTATAAATACGCTATGGATATGACGCGAAAGGAAACATATCAGGCGGTTGAAGGGATGTACCATAATTTAAATACCCTTCAAAGTAGATCTGGAAACCAATTACCATTTACATCTGTAAATTACGGAACATGCACCTTGCCAGAAGGGAGAATGGTAACGAAAGCCCTTCTTGATGTTTCTATTGAAGGAATCGGCGCTCTTCATCGGACTCCTATTTTTCCATGCGGGATTTTTCAGTGTATGAAAGGGGTAAATCGCAAGCCGGGAGATCCGAACTATGATCTTTATAGGCTTGCACTTAAATCAACGGCAAAGCGGTTATATCCAAACTATTGTAATGTAGATTGGAGTGTTAATGCGGGGTATGACAGGAATGACCCCAGAACTTATGTATCAACGATGGGTAAGCGTAAACTACAGCTCATCTAAAACCTTTTGAACCTTGTCCAAGGGTGTCCGAAAGGGCTAACGGTTAGGTCTTTGAAATAAGATGAGACCGTGCTAAGACATATACTCAGATGTTGTGGAAAAGGAGACCACAATGAAAGAAACTAAATATCCTAATATTTATGTTGATAGCTAGTATGCATATAAAAAGCTAAAGAACGGAAGTTTCCATAAGTTAAGTAGGTGGATTGATTCCCTAGGCTATTACATGACAAGTTTTCGGATAAATAAAAAGAAAAAATACATACGATTGCATCGATTAATAGCAGAAACATTTATTCCGAATCCTGATGTTCTGCCAATGATAAATCATAAAGATGGGAATAAATTAAATAATTCAATTGAAAATTTGGAATGGTGTACTAACGCATACAATACGCAAGAAGCTTACGACATGGGATTGTACCCATAGCATAGAAAATGCCCAATTAGGGCAACTTCAAAAGATACAAATGAAATAAAAGAATTCTCTAGCATCAGAGAATGCGCGAATCAACTTGGATTAAACAGGAAAACAATTACTTCTATATTAAAGGGTGACAAAAAGACTAATCACTATAATTACAACTTTGAGTATATGTAAAGTGTATCGACTATCCCTGATGAATGTAAGGGAGTAGGGGCGGAGATGGACACCGCCCCGAAGCGGAAGGCTACTGGAAGGTAGAAGATATAGTCAGTGCCTGTGGCGACACAAGATAAAATGTGTAGGACGTACAATGGATATGACATTAATGCTGAACCTGGGGTCAACCCTCAGTTGAAAGATGGGCGAGGCAACATCTGCCCTGTAACAATCATTCTTCCAACACTCGCTATGGAAGCGAAAGAGAAGGATGGGGATATTGTAGAGAATTTCATGGAAATTCTAGATAAGAAAATTCATGAAGGAAAAGATATGCTGATTGAAAGATACAACTGGATTTGTTCCCAGTCACCTGACTCCGCAAAGTTTATGTATGAGAACGGAACGATGTATGGATATCATCCCGAAGAGGGAATTCAATCTGCATTGAAACATGGGACTCTTGCTCTTGGGCAACTTGGACTTGCAGAAACTCTTAGAATCTTGATTGGGTGTGACCAAACAACTCCTACTGGGATGGATCTTGCCAAGAGGATCGAAGAGTTGTTCAGTAAGAGATGCAAAGAATTCAAGCAGCAATATAAATTGAATTTTGGAGTTTATTACACGCCCGCAGAGAATCTGTGCCACACTGCTCTTGAAAAATTCAGAGATAAGTATGGCGTGATTAAAGATGTATCTGACCGTGAATATTTCACGAATTCGATTCATTGCAGTGTTTGGGAAGATATGAATCCTTTCGAGAAGATAGACATTGAATCACAACTTACTGGATATTCAAATGCTGGATGCATTACATATGTAGAACTGAAATCTACAGCCAAACATAACATTGATGCAATGGAGGAAATTGTAAATTATGCTATGGATCATGATATTCCATATTTTGCAATTAATCTTCCAAATGATATGTGCATGAATTGTGGATACACAGATGAAATCGGTGACGCATGTCCTGTTTGTGGAAGTACGAATATTCGGAGACTTCGTAGAGTGACAGGCTACTTAACGGGGGATTATAAAACCGCATTTAATGCCGGGAAACAACAAGAAACGGAACAAAGAGTTAAGCACTGTGAGTAATGGAGGCCGTTATGAGATATGCAAATTGGTATAAGTGCGACATCTCAAACGGTAATAATGTTGGGGTTTCCCTGTTTGTACAGGGTTGCCCCTTCCATTGCAAGGGGTGTTTTAATAGTGAGACGTGGGATTTTAACGGTGGAAAACCTTGGACAAAAGAAACAATAGAAAGATTTTTATCTCTCGCTGGGAAGGATTATATTAAAAGAGTTTCTATTCTTGGGGGAGAGCCATTAGCAGACCAGAATGTTCAAGATGTCAAAGATTTAATTAAAACTATTAAAAATGTTTACCCCGATAAAAAAGTCTGGGTGTATACAGGGTTCAATGTCGCTGATATTCTTAGCGGGGATAATCAAACCCGCAAGGATGTTCTGAATCTTGCGGATACTATCGTTGATGGGCGGTTTGAGTATGATAAGCGAGATCTTTTAATCGCTTTCCGGGGGAGCAGAAACCAACACATTTATGAACATGACGATAAAGGAAATCTTGTCTCAAAAGAATCCGCTTATGATGAAGCAATTTAACATTATGGGGTAGGACTTAGGTCTTGCCCCATTTTTTCGAGAATGATATATTGTATCTGTAACAATGCTGCGGCATTATCCGCTGTTTCGTTGGTGACGTAAAACCAGGAGAATAAATGGGAAAAGTATATAAACTAGGGGAACTATACTGCGGCCCGGGTGGGCTTGCATACGGTGCGTTACATGCTCAGAGCGATGACGGAAGCCTTCGAATCTCTCATGCTTGGGCAAATGATTACGACTCAGATACTTGCGAAACCTATAGGAACAACATTTGCCCTGATAACAGAGAGAGTGTTATCTGTGGAGATGTCAGAAACCTAGACATATCTTCGCTTGGCAAAATAGATGCTTTTGCGTATGGGTTTCCATGCAATAGCTTTTCGAATGTGGGGGAGCATAAAGGACTCGCAAACGAAAAATTCGGGCAGCTTTACTGGTATGGAGTAGAAGCCCTCAGAATCTATCAGCCAGATTGGTTCATAGCTGAAAATGTATCCGGCATAAGGTCGGCGGGAGGAAATGATTTTCAAATCATCTTGAATGATCTTCGTGAGTCGGGATACAAACTCACAACAAACCTATACAAAGCAGAAGAGTATGGGGTCCCGCAGACCCGCCACAGAGTTATAATAGTAGGCGTAAGAGATGATATAAATGTGGATTTCAAGGTGCCATCCCCTATCCAATACAAGAGAGATATCTCTGCTAGAACAGCATTATCTAGTATTCCCGCGGATGCCCCAAATAATGAGATAAAAGTATTGAGTGATAAGGTGGTTAGGCGGTTGTCTTACATAGAACCTAGTGAGAATGTGTGGCAAGCCGAGAAACGGATGCCCGAAGAACTTAGAATCAAAACAAGAACAAAAATTTCTCAGATATACAGGAAGCTAGATCCCAACAAACCGAGCTATACAATAACTGCTTCAGGTGGGGGCGGGACGTTCGGCTACCACTGGACGGACAGAGAACTAACCAACAGGGAAAGGGCAAGAATCCAAACCTTCCCAGATGACTATGAGTTTGTTGGAAAATATTCAAGTGTCCGCAGACAGATAGGAATGGCGGTCCCCTGTAGATTAAGCAATATAGTTACAACGGCGGTATTAAATAGCTTTGCGGGAATCTATTATCCCTTTGTAGAACCTAACTTATCAGAGTGAGGGCTTTTATGTTTTTGACACATGACTTTGAGCAGCAGATATTGTATGACCCGGCAATCATTGATGGAGATAACTGTGATCATCTTGAAATCGTTACAGGCTTCACGGATTGTGATATGATTAACACCCATATTCTTCAGCTACAAGGGGAACAGGGGCGCAAGGGTAAATACAATCGTCATATCTATGTCGATGTCATATTAGGTATGTATAAAGGGAGCGGACTTAACGCAAATAAACACACAAATATCATTAAGACACTTAATCAGCTGAACAGTATCAAACCGAATAATCTCCACATTAATTTACGATATGTCTATAGGAATGCAAATGTCCATTCAAAAACATATGTGTGGCTACGTGGGAATGAGCCTGTAAAGGCGTTTGTTGGATCGGCAAATTACAGCATCTATGCATTTCAAAATAGGCGAGAAGTGATGACAGACTGCCCGGCTAAAGACGTATCAGAATATTACGACTCATTATTAGAAGACACAATTGATTGTTTCGATAAAGACTTACTGAGCAAAATTAAATTCTCAAATAAGGTCATCTCAGCCGAAGAACTTGAGTTGGGGAAACTAGAGAATATTACTTATGAAGAATTAAAGAAGAGAACGCCAATAGATGTCATCGAAGTATCGTGGCTTGAAAGTAGCGGCAAGGTAGGAGAAGTATCTGGCCCCAACTGGGGGTTTAGGTCGCAAAAATATAATAGAAATCGTGATGAAGCTTATATTCCATATAATAGTAAAGATAGAAAAGATGGATTCTTCCCTGGAAGAATGCATGAATCAGATAAGAACTGTAAACTATTTAAAGCTTTCACCCCGGATATGGGGATGATGTATATGAGAGTTGCCCAACAAAACAATAAAGGCATTCAGACGGCAGAATCAAATGCCCTGCTAGGGAAGTGGATGCGTCGTAGGATGGGGGTGCCGGACAAGGCATTTGTTACTCTTGACGATTTTAAGAGATATAAGAGAAGCAAGGTCAAATTCAGCAAATATGCAGATGATTTATTTATTATGGAATTCTGAAAAGATTCCATAAGAGGGGTTGACAAGCGGAAATTAATGTGTTATTCTTTTGACAGTTAAGAAAGACAAGCACAGAAAGGCAGGAGTCAAATGAATCAAGTGAAGATTATTAAAAGAGACGGTGGAACTTATCATATTTTTCCTGATACAGGAAAAACGGTTTTTGTGACATCGAGTGGATGGAATCTCGACGTAGCGAAGTTCCATTTAGGAATGAAGATGTGCGACAGACTTGTCGCGCGAAGTATTATGCATGAACTTCAGAAGAGGTATGGGAATGATTCTTTCCCTAAAACTGTAATTGGAATTGCTCAAGTTCAGCCGGAAGATACATATTATGAAGATACTGGTATGAAGATTGCTTATAATAAAGCAATGGCAAAAAAATATCTTCAGTCTAGTCGTCTTTGGATGAAGATTGGGACATATATCTCATCTTTATCTAGCGATCTCTTTGGTAAGACACAGAAGGAAATTAATAAATCAAAACATTATTGTATGAATTATAGAAAATACTGTGGGGACGGCAAGGAGGGTTCAAATGGTTAAGCTGAATACCTACAAGGTGATGGACAATGTAACGCCAACGATTCTTTCAAGGTTTGGGTTTCAGAAAACATCTAGAGGGTATATGCACAAGTTCGACCTTGGGCATAACATCGGATGCAAGGTGTTCGTGGACGACGACATGATCCGTTCGGATGTTTATGATTCTTTCACCGAATCTCTGTACTGGGGGTTTTACAATCCTTCAATGGCTGAGACAAGCAAGGTGATCGAAGACCTGTACCGCAACTACAATCGTGAGATGAACCGATATGTCGGTAAGGTGTTCATCCGGGTGGCTGATGATACAACCCCCCCGGGAAGTGAAGTAATCAAGGTCAAGTACTTCGCCGACATTGATCCGCTTACTGTTAATCCGAAGGGCGACCTCATTGATCTCCGTTCCGCAGAGACAGTCGATATGGTTGCGGGGAACGACTATATGATTCCTCTTGGGGTCGGAATGAAGCTGCCGGAAGGTTACAAGGCCGCCGTTTATCCGAGGTCTTCGATGTTTAAGAATTATCACTGCATTCTGGTGAATTCAGTCGGGCAGATTGATGGTGCTTACTGTGGGGACGATGACCAGTGGTTCGCCCACGTTTACTGCTTCAAAGATGCGGTCATTCACAAGAACGACAGGATTTGCCAGTTTGAGATTGTCAGAAGACAGCCAACGATCAAGTTTGAGACAGTTGACTCACTTAACAACGAATCCAGGGGCGGGTTCGGCAGTACAGGAGTGGCGTGATGAAAACAGAAGAACTTCAGATTATCGGTAGTTATTATTCAGATATTCTTTCAGACATTAACAAATTAAAAGGAAATATCGATGACTTACAGATTGCCAATGCAAAAAAGAATATGCTTGAGGATCTGATGCAGGATCTTGGGGTCGTTGAAGCGGATGTCTATAAAGAAGATTACACAGATGATTATCTCGGTTTTGAACTAGTTTCGGTTGATAGCAGAGATGCAATAACATTTTCAGTCGAATAAGGAGACCATATGAACATTTACGAAGTGTTTGATCTGAAAGTTACACCACAGGATATGACAGACATGGAAAGCGTTGCTGCTTTTTGCGAGAACAAAAACAACTGTGTAACTTGCCCCTTCCGGCATAAAGACAACTGCGATTGTTTTACGATTCACGTTCTGGATAAGTGGGGCGGAAGATACAAACACATTAACTTCAGCCCGCTCACGTCGAAACAGGCGATGGCGGCGGACAAACATATTCGGTACAGGCTCAAGAAATACGCAGAGTGTGCATAATATTTGGTACTGGTGCGGGGAGTATGAGAGTTCCCAATTTGATGTAGTTCTGAGCCAGCGTCATAACAGCCAGTTAAACAGTCCTGCCGGGGCGCTCAGAGCCTTCGTAGGTCACGCCAAATTAATGCGGCGGTGTGTTGTAATAGTAGCAAAGGGGCCTTTGAAGTCCACAGACCGGGAGCATAACCTGGCACCGCTGCTACATAAATGTTAGAGGTAAGCATGAACGATTTAGTTGATAGATACTATACGTCTGATTATGGATATTACACAGTAGACCAAAACTTAAACGTTGTTTTTTATACGACAGGGTATAAATACACCTCGACGGTGCAAGTATATGATCTCACTGGGAAGCCTATGGCAGCCAAGGATTTTCTTAAATCCTATAACAAAGAGGGAAATGGGTCACAGAAATCGGAGACAGTCTGATAATAAGGAGAGAAATCATGACACTGATATTAATTTTACTGGCACTGGTAGCTGCGGCGGTCTACAGCCTCATCTACGATATACGGCATAACCCGGACGGATGGTGGAAGTAATGGGGCAAACAAGAACGTGCCCTAAATGTGGTGGGGCGATGCTATTTCACGAAGAGGTACACACGGAACTCCCAGAATGGAATTTTGGGGGAGCAAACGTCTCTGAGTATTGGTATGAATGCGAGGACTGTGGTTATTGTATATCCGGCGAATACAACATAGACGCTTGGGATGATGGTTATTGAAATTATGACGAGAATGAGGGGCAAACATGAGAGAGGATTTAGAGAAGATGGCAAGAGCATACACTATATTTATTGCGTTTTGTCTTGCGATTCTGATTGCATTTCTGGCCCGTGAATATAAAACACCGAATACTGCACAAACAGAAACAGAAATTACAGAACTTGTGGAGGAACCTGTAAATGAGAATTGAACTTCAGACAATATATGACGATGTAGAAAATTGTGTGAAAAGAACGATGTTGGCATATACAGAAAAGTCGGTTGATGAAATTAATCATTTCTGTGAATCGGTCAAGATGGTGTTCCAGAGAGCATCTCAATACATGGATGAGCATTCAGAAGAATTGATGTCTGAGGAAGACAAAGAGAAATTAAAGAAGTTTCTAAGCGAAAGTTTCAGTAAGAAACAACTTAGTACAGCTGAATGGATTCAAGCTTTCTCTACTGGGAACTTGAGAATTACATTCAAAGATTGTGAAGTTATTGTTCCAAAGGCGATTCTTTTATATCCGTCTCTTGGAAATCTTGATTGGAACAGAAACTATACTCTTGACGAGTTGGGAATTTTTGTGGAGTGACGAGGAACAGGGGAAAATTAAAATGAATAGAGAAAACGAAGTCATGTTTCGCAAGGTTATGCAGTTAGTTGCTACCGATACGGGGATAAAGACATACAGTAATATTCAGACATGGCTACTCAGAATCATCAAGGCGGCGGAAGAAAATAAAGATTATAAAAAGAGCTTACTTCTAGAAAATGATAGGATATGGATCTCACAACTTATCAACACCTACTTTTTCCCAAAATACGACATGGCTGGGATATCAACCAATGATGCCCAAATAAAGATTACTATAGATAAAAGGAGCGGTTATTCCCTGTGTATCGTGGATTCCTCAGAGTCAATGATAGAACTTAATGTGGGCTTTGACAAAGACGAGCATCCATCCGTGGCTGCCCTTGACGAATTAAAAATTTACACAATGGGAGAGCTTGATCTTCCATACAACAAGTGAAAGGCATAAGGAGGTACGTTATGACACTTTACAACGTAAAAAACATTGATAAATTATTCGAACTTATTGACAAGTGCAAAGGCGATGTATATCTGTTGTCCCCAGATATGAGCCTTAATCTGAAGAGCAAACTGGCACAGTATTTCGCTCTTGCCAAAGTGTTCAATGAGGGAGACGACCTCGTAAAGGAGATTAATATCCAGGCAAAAGAGCCGGAAGACAGAATCATGCTGATTAATGCTTTAGTAGGGGGAGCGTTCGAGTGAGTCCAACTTTTGTTTTTTTAGTACTTGTGATTGCGGTAGGCTTCTGGTTTCTGCTGAGTGAGTTCTTTCCTAAAATCGGGGCGCTGTTTCGAATCTCGATGAAAGAGACAAAAAAGAACATAGACACAGATGACAAGAGTTTCGAAGAAGATGAGACATATGAAACTGGTAGGAGAAAAGAAGGATGAGTAGTGGAAAAATTGGTGGAATTATTGCTGGAATAGTAATTGCGGTACTGGTTGTGTTTGGTTTTCTGTGTGCGGAGCGGGTCCCGGCGGGATATGTCGGGGTCGTTTATGACATGAATGGTGGCATCGAGGATGAGACGCTTGGGCAGGGTTGGCACATGATTGCACCAACAAAGAAGGTGACCCTGTACTCAATCGGAATCGAGCAGTCTTATCTGACGGCAAAGGATACCGGGGATTCCCCGAATGATGACAGTTTTGAAGTCCCCAGTAAGGACGGCAAGGGGCTGAAGGTGGATCTCACCTTTACCTATAGATACGATGCGGACAAGGTGCCCAGTACCTTTACACGATTCAGGGGCAGAAGTGGCAAGGAAATCCTTACAACATTTATTAAGCCCAACATCGTCTCCTGGACAAAAGAAATCACGGCGAAGTATTACGTGACTGAGCTTCTTGCAGACAAGAGGGCGGATATTAATACTGAGCTTACTGACTATCTTAAGAAGAAATTTGAAACATATGGAATCATCATAGAATCTGCGAGCGTCATTGATATCACGGCTGATGAATCCACACAGGAAGCGATTCAGAAGAAGATCTCTGCACAGCAGGATTATGAAACCGCCCAGGTTGAGAAGAAGACCGCTGAAGTTAATGCTGAAAAAGACAAATCTGTTGCATCTATCAATGCTGAAAAGGCAAAGGCGGAGGCACAGGGTAAGGCGGATGCGATCAAGATCGAAGCTGATGCACAGGCGGCGGCGAACAAAGAGATTGCAAAGTCCCTTACCCCAGAACTTATCGAGCATGAGAAGTACCAGAAGTGGGACGGCAAACTCCCTACAGTTTCTGGGGGAGCGACACCCATTATATCAATTGAGGAAACTGAAGGCTAATCAGCCTTCATGAACAAAAGACTAAGTCTTTTCGGGGCGGCGGCACCCGTGTTGCTGCCCTATTTTCTAGATGCGTCTGTAACTCAGATGGCTAGAGTAGTCGGCTTTTAACTGATCGGTCGTGGGTTCGAGTCCCGCTAGACGCATTAAAAGAGGGAAAGGATATGAGTGACGAATTATCTAAAATTGCTATTGGGACGGCAAAAATGCATATGAGGAATGATTTCGTTATCGTGGTTGGATGCACGGTAATTATTGCGGTCATACTTATTTTCACAATCATTTCTTATAGGGAAATGAAGAATGTGGGCGATGCTGATGTAAGTATTCTTTTAATGGCATTAGTGATTACGCTTATAGTCTGTGTTTCTGGATCAGCACTATATGCGTTTTCCGATTTTATGCAATGGGAGAATTTTCCGCTGGAAAAATACATGGAATATTCTGCTAAATACATTCGTTAATGGAGAGGAGAACAAATGAACTTTGAGAATTTAGATAAATACGGTCACCGAATAATCAATTTCACATACTATATGTCACAAACAGTGGCATTTCTAGTTGCAATGATTTTGTGGTTCTTTGTCGGAAGATACGGTGGGATGGTCTATCTAATATTGGCGGGGATTTCAGCGTTTATCATGTCTTTGTTTGGGGCAAAAATATTGGATGAGAGTTGATTGTCCTGCCGTTGGACATAAAACCTGGTGGCAGAAAGAGCCGAAGCATCAGTGCGGACGAAGATGCATAAAGGGGATGTAGCTCAACAGGTAGAGATGGACGTGAAACACTACTAGTCGTCTGAAGATAGGTGTGATCCCGGTTCGAGTCCGGGCATCCCTAATAACAAAGGAGGGGCTGATGAGCATATATAGCGGGAAATGTGATCTTGCAGACCATATTGAAATCAATAATGACAGATATTTGAAATATGATTACTACGTCGGTAAGAATGCAATCATTCCACTACGGGTAAATTCATTAAAGGATTTAGTTCCGTACTATCCGTATCTGATATCAATGTCTGGCTGGAGAGACAATCATGGTATCGTAATCCTTTCATCCGACTCTTTTGTTGACGAAGAGGAGCGGGATCATCTTACGTGGATGCTAGACAGAATGAAGAAGGCTTACAGGGCGGCGAAACGTAAGAAAATCGAATTCGTTAACCCTGATCCAGTATTTACCAATAGCGAAGAAATCTTCAAGCGGGTCAAGGAGAGCGGAGAGAATGCTACGATTGATGGAATCCACACACATTTTGCGAATATGTGTCGGGATGCGCTGATTAAAGAAATGATCAACGTGGGCTATTCAGCGGATGAATCGGTTAGATGGGTATGGAAAAACGACTGGAACCAGTGGGACAAAGAGTTTCAGAAATATAAGGGGTTGTGACATGATTTATATTACAGGCGATACACATGGTGACTGGAGCCGATTTTCAAGTGGTAATTTCTCAGACGGAAAACTAATGAATAGAGATGATTATGTAATCGTCTGCGGGGACTTTGGCATCTGGCATAACACCAATACGGAACGATGGTGGCTCAACTGGTTAGGGGAAAAGCCGTTTACTTTGTTGTTTGTGGATGGGAATCACGAGAACTACAATCGCCTGTACAGGGAATTCAAAGAGGTTGACTGGCACGGCGGGAAAGTTCATAAGATCCGTGAGAATGTGCTTCATCTAGAACGTGGATATGTTTTCGATATTGACGGCAAGAAGTTTTTCACTTTTGGCGGGGCGAGATCTCATGACATAAAGGACGGAATCCTTGATCCTGCGGACCCGGACTTTGAAAACAAATATTATCATTGGAACAAAGCGGGGTGCCAGTTCCGGGTAAAGGATATCTCTTGGTGGCCGGAGGAAATGCCTAATGAGGAAGAGTACGCCAGGGGGATAGAAAATCTAAAGAAAGTGAATTTCAATGTAGACTATGTGATAACCCATTGCGCCCCCAGCTCAGTTGTTAAAAGATTGTCAAGAGGATATGAGTCAGATGAGGAGACGAGTTACTTTGAGCGTCTTATTAGTGATTATAATCTGACTTTTACGAGATGGTATTTTGGGCATTATCATAACGACACTGTGCCATTACTTGGCAAGTTCTACGGTTTTTATCACAATATAGAAAGGATCGAATAAATGAGTTACGACATTAGTCTTGTAGATAAAGACACAAAAGAAACCCTATATCTGGATGAACCGCATGGCATTAAAGGCGGAACATATGCTCTCGGCGGCACCAGAGAGTGTTGGCTGAATATCACATACAATTATTCCGGGTATTTTAGTGAAGCTGCGGATGGTGATGAAAGATTCAGAGAACCCAATAGAGTTTATCATTACGCGGATGAAAGAGGAGATGTGGAAGACCCGACCCCAATATACGGAATCCGTGGTCTGTATGGAAAAACGGCAAGAGATTCTCTTCTTATGCTGTGTGATTTAAGAAAGAGAATTAAAGATAAATATTATGTAAATGGCAAGTGGAAGGATGGAGAAAGAACAAAGATTCATTACTTTGATTCTAAAGGGAATGAGATAGATGATATCTGGTACTGGTTGCATCTCCCAGTTGAAGAAAGAGTCAGGAAAGAAGAAAAATACACAGTAAGTGAAGGAGATACTGATAATTATTGGGAAGTTACAGCGGCAAATGCAATTAAATCCATTGATGGGTTAATTGAGTTGGCAATTCTGTGTCCAGATGGTGTTTGGGAGGGTGACTGATAATGGATACGTTATACATTGTAAAAGATGATGGGGAAACAGAGATGATTGGTGAAATCACAGAATGTGATATCAATTCAGACGAGATGAAAGAGCAAGGTTATCAATAGAAAGTTAGCCGGGGGAACGGTGAATGAGATACATTGATGAGTTTGAGTACATAGATAAGCTGACCAGCAATTTATAGGATTGCCCGACTCTTGATCATGCGATTCTTTTTGCCCAGGATATGCCCGAAGCCATTGTTAGATGTAGTAAGTGCCGATGGCGTGGAAGATCGGGGATGTGTAAAAACACTAAGATGGTAAAAGGCTTTTACCCACGGGATGACTGGTTCTGTGCGGATGGAGAGAGGAAACAGGAATGAGATTGATAGATGCGGACGCACTAGCTGAGAGGAAATACCCAACATTAACAGACGATGACCCGGCAAGGGCATATCAGGTCGGATGGAATGACGCAATGGACGAGGTCATGCAGTATGAACCGACCGTCAGCGGATGGATCCCAGTGAAGGAGAGGTTACCGGAGAATTCCCATAGAGTGATTGTGTGTCTCGAGCATGGAACGGTTTTTTCTGCAAGGTATCGCAAGTCAGACAACATTTGGGTGAATGGATTCTTCGATATGTCGCACAGTAAGGTTGTCGCCTGGATGCCGTTACCCGAAGCCTATAAGGAGGATGGCCATGACGAAGGCTAAAGCAATTGCACTGCTGAACGAGATGCACTCACATTGCATCTTGCGATCAGCAACAGATGCGTATGACGATGCTCTCCGTGACCAAAAGGGTGAAGCACTCATGATGGCAATCGAGGCACTCAGCAAGCCGACCGTCACCGAATGGATTCCAGTGGCGGAAAGGATTCCGGAGGAAAAAGACGCAGGAATCCTAAAGAAACTTGGGACGAGCAAACGGTCAGAATATGTTCTTGCCACAGTAGAAGTGAAAGGCGAAAGGATGACGGTAACTGTTTGTACATACGACGGGGAATGGGACTGGAAGATGAAGTATGCATTCCCAGATTACAAGATTATCGCATGGATGCCGTTTCCAAAGCCATACAGGGAAGAAAGGACAGAAGAATGAGCGATACAATCAGCAGACAGGCGGCGATTGATGGAAAAATATCAATACAACGTGCCAATGGAGTAGAGATATATTCCGATGACGTTGTGCCAGTTGAATATTTGAAAGCGTTGCCATCCGCACAGCCAGAACAGCAGTGGATTCCGTGCAGTGAGAGGTTGCCAGAGAATATAAGACCTGTGATTGTTACATGGAAGAATACTGACCCTGCATCTTATTATCAGTACATTGTCGGAAAACATTTTACTGGAACAGCATGCTACAAAAACGGCAAGTGGTATTGGTACTCAAGCACAACGGAAGATATGCTTGCAGAATATGGTCGGTATGATTCCGAAGAATTTGACGAAGCAATTGAGTGCATCGCATGGATTCCACTACCAGAACCGTATAAGGAGGAACAGGAATGAGTGGTGGAAGGCTGAATTATTTTTACAGCAGTCTTGAGGAGCATATTGGAGATTTCGGAGACAAGGAACTTGATGATCTTGTTAAAGACCTTGTAGAACTCTTCCATGATCGTGAATGGTATCTTTCGGGCGATACGGGCGTGGGATCATGGCGCGAGACAAGAGATAAGTTCAAGGCGAAATGGTTTACAGAACTTGGACGGAAAGACCGCATCGAAAAGTATCTTCGTCAGATGACTTCTGAGGTATTTGATTCGTTCGGCTTTGGTCATTACTGTCGAGACTGTGTGGAATGGACTCCGAAAGATAATAGCTTGTATTATGGCAAGTGCAATCTCAACAAAAACTGCCTTGTTCACAGGGGCGATTATTGCGATAAGTTTGAAGAGAGGAGGAAACAGGATGGATGATCTAATCAGCAGACAGACGGCGATTGATGAGATTAAAGAAATCTACGAATGGCATGACAACGTGACGAAAGAGCGGATTATTGAACACTTTAAGCAGTTGCCACCCGCACAGCCAGAAATCACACGGTGCAAAGATTGCGGACACTTTCACTACGATATGCCGTATGTAATACAAGGCGTTCCGTTCTCGGGCATGAGGTGTGCGACTTCTGGGGCAATGGATGCAAGACAAGCGAAAACGGATATTGCAGTTTTGCGGAAAGGCGGGAAGATGAGCGACCTGAATCATGATTTACACGCCAGAGCGGTCAATGCGTTGTCTGAAAACGAAGTGCGAAAGATGGAACACTGCGTAGGATTTGACCGGAAGAAAATCTATCATCGTGGCGGCACGGCGTATTACAAACCGTACCGAAACTATTACGATGCAGGCGGCACGG